CTACCGATGGTGGAGCTATTGATATAGATTGCAGTACGTCTAACTATCATGAAATTTTACTCAATGCTAATGCTTCATCTATAGTATTTACAAATGCAACTGCTGGACAAAGAATTGTAGTCAGAGTTAAACAGCACAGTAGTCATGTTGATTTGGACGCAACTAATGGCTGGAATAGTGTTACTGTTAATGGAAGTAGTGGAACACTACACTGGCCCGGAGGAACAGAACCAACGCTAACGGAAGCAAACAACGCAATAGACATGTTTGGTTTTATTTTTACAAACACTGTAACTACCGTACACGGATTCGTTTTAGGACAAGACATTAAGGCATAACAATGGCAACTGTAACAGTACGACCTCAAGCAAATGACGAAGATGGCTTTATCCGTGATGGTCAGGACGCCGGTTCAGGAATGGGAAATGAACAAACCATTACCACCAACGCCAGAATTAAGATGGGACACCATGGCGGAGTGTCTCTTGGTGATTCAGGTTATGATCCTGATACTTATTTTGGGTGGATACATCTTAAAGGTACTTCTGGTGGTGTTTCGGGTGGAACTGTCGGAATTACCCAAGGCTCTACCATTAACAGTGCCAAGCTTTATCTTTATTACCATGCGAGTAACATGGACCCCAATATGGAGATGACAGATCCCGGCGAAGGATTTACAGTTGCGGCAGAAGATACAGATAGCGGATCTAAACCTACTTCTTATGCACATGTGGCGGGATGGACACTCACAAGCGCTACTGTTGCAACTGGAAGCCTTGCTGACTACGACAGTGACGACATGGCAGAATATAATGAAGAGTTTTCTGCTGGATGGTATCCTTCATCGGGTCTTGAAATAAAAACAGTAATACAGGAATTGGTAAACAGAAGTGGTTGGAGTGCGCAGAATAATATAAATCTAAAATTAACCCCCGCCACAAAAGGGGATTATGAGTGGGATATAGAGTGGAAAGATTATGACAACCGGACTGGAAGTAACTACCATCCAAAATTAGTAATAGACTATACCGCTGCTGGTGCTGGTCCAACAGATAATCCAGCCGCTTTTTTATTGTTTGTTTAGAGGTAAGCCATGTTTGGTCTCCAACCCGTAAGCGCTGGTCCACTTTCGGCATCAGCAGCAAAGATTGTCCATACTGGATCTGCCACTATATCAGCAGTTGCTACGCAGTCTGTTGCCTTCACGGTTTTGGGTACAGCCTCTCTTGGTACAGGCTCACCGTTCTCTCTAGGATTTAATACAGGATTCCAGCAGGGTATTTCTGTCATTGGTCAAGGGACTATAATACAGGAATTTTTGGGTATTGTAACGGCTATTAGTGCCGATGGAATAGTGGAAAAACCGGGAATAACCAGTCTTGGCCCAACGTTCTCTATCACTCCAAAACCACAAATACAATTAAGCCCACCTACTTCCATACAAACTGTAGGAAGTTTAAGCGGAAATAGTGTATTATTATTAGGAGGGAGTACTAACTTATTACCCTTGGCGTCCATCCAAGCGGTATTAGTATCAAATCTGGATAATTTTGACGAAGTCGAATTTACCCTATATCTCGATAAATTAAGAGAGATTACGGGCTACATAGACAAAAGCCAAAGCCTTAACCTCTACATAGATAAGCAAAAAGCTATTGAACTGTATTTGGATAAGGTATTGTCGCACACTAAGTATATAGACAAACAAAGAAGTTTTGAATTGGTGAGAGAAAAATAATATGCCAGCTAACGAAATACATCAAAACGACATAGGTACTAAATTTGTGGTCACCATAAAAGACGGAAGCAGTGCCGTTGATGTTTCTGGAGCCACTACGAAACAGATCATTTTTAAAAAACCTTCTGGTACGACGCTGACAAAAGCGGCAGCATTTAACAGCGATGGGTCGGACGGCATAATTTACTATAGCGCTGCTTCTGAAGATTTAGACGAAACCGGAACATACAAAATACAGGGTAAGGTAGTAATTAGCGATGGAACTTTTTACACGGACATTCAATCATTTAAAGTGCATAGAAATTTATAGGAGTCCAATATGGCTTGGCAAAATGAAATGTCCATTATAGTTCGTCATTTAGTTAATGATTTGGACTCCAGCGATTATACTTTTACTCAAGATAGAATCGAAGAAACTATACTAGTAAGCGCTCAATTGCTACTACACGAAGTAGACTTTGAGAATACTTACACTGTAGATGTAGATGCTTCAAGCTTGAGTCCAGATCCGACAAGTTCTTCTGACAAAGATGATGCATTTATTTCTTTGTTATGTTTAAAATCAGCTTACATCCTCATAGGCAGCGAACTTAAAACACACGCTCTTAATGCTATTTCATTGAGAGACGGCCCATCAGCTTTAGATCTTAGGGGTATTGTTAGTGGATTAAAGATATTGTTAGATGACGTTACCAAGAGATACGAAGAAGCTAAGATGCAATACAAGGTGGGTGGAAGCGTAGCAGGACAAGCTATACTTGGACCGTACTCTCCGGGTGCAGACAGTATAGCTAGAACAAATTTATCTAGCAGGTCAGGATGGTTTGAATAATGGCAGAATATACACAAGCTAGCATAAAAACTAAAATAGACGCCGATTTAGCCGATAATGTCCAAGGCGGTATTACGGCTGAAACTTTGCGTACTTCACTGAAGAACGTAGTAGACTCTGTAATTCCAATTATGGCTAGCGGTGAAGATATCTACTTTATTAATGATTTAGATATCAGAGACAATTCTATTGTTAGTGCCAATCAGTCTCTCGGGTTGATTAATGGACAATGGAGCAATAAAAACGTTGCCTCTATTGAGTTTCGCAGTGGTAGTGATACCACCAATAGAGATGATGCTCACATTGTTTTCTACACATCTGCTTCTGGGGTAGCTTCAACCACTGGTGGTCCCGGCCCTAAAAAGAGAATGACTATTGGATCAAATGGGGTTGTGACTGTTTTTGGAAGTGGACAAACGGACCCAGCAATGTTTATCAGATCTATACACGGTTCTGGTCTTAATTTGCTACTTGACGATTCTCCGCAAAACGTTGCAGTTTTAAACGATACCAGTTTTAATCTAGGACATTGGGCTAGTGGTTCCTCCGTCTTTACAGAGAGATTTACAATCAATCCTCTAGGATATGTAGGTATTGGCGTCAAACCTCTACAACCTTTACATATTAGACATTCTGGTGAAGCAATACGTTTTGACTCTCAAGTAAATGCCAATAACACTGCCGATCTTTATCTCGGAAAATATAGAACAGCAACCACCGCTTATGCAGATAGTGATTTCTACATGGGGTTTGGGTTAGGTGTTAGTACATCTGCTAGTGGTGCTGGCTATTTCTTCATCGGTTCAGATTCAGATAGAGGTAAGTCTGTTGTTTCTACAGAAGCCTTATTTGTTTTAGACAGTGGCGGAAACGTTGCAATAGGAAACAACTACCCCAAAGAAAAACTTGAGATTGGAGATGGGCTGGGCAGAATAACTGCAAGCGGTGACGGTAATGCTGTTTCTATTGCTTCTAAAATGGGCGACTCCCATCTTTACTTGGGTTCTGGAAATGGCATATCCCACCTGTCTAATTATGGTCATATTAAATGGGAAGGTAACAAGCATAGACTTGTTATTGATACTAAAAGCGCACAAATCCCCAAAAGAGAACAGTTTGTAATTGATTCCACCAATGGAAATGTGGGCATTGGTAATTCTGGTATTAGTGTTGTCCACACTTGGAGACCTAATCATAACCTGCATGTTTCTGGAAGTGGAACGCCTACAACTCTAGCTGTAGAGAACGCCCTTAATACAAATACAGCAATACATATTGGTAAAGACACACATGGTAGCGGCATCTTAACATACTCAGGGACAGACGACGAAAAGGGCCACTGGGCAACTATAGGGTATAAATCTTCCAGTGAAGTTTTGAAAATTAATAATTCAGGCTCTTTTGTTCCTAGCCATCTGACTGTTAATAGGCTGGGACAAGTCGGTATTAATACGGATTCCCCATATAACAATACCAGCGTAGGTACAAATCATTTACATGTGTATGGAACCAACTCCGCTATGATTGTTGGAGACCCGTTTGGTGGAAGTAACTCAGCCTTGAGATTGCTTGGTTCCAGAAGTACTAATAACACGGCCTATGTTCAAACAGGAACAAGCGCTGCTGACACAGATGCTAAATTAAGAATTACCAGATTCGATACAGATGGAACTAACTTCCACAAGATGGAAGTGTATGCAGATTCATCTCAGTTCCATGGCTCAGGTGTATTCAATCAGGTTAGTCTCAATGGTAACTTGCTATTGAATGACAATTGGGTCAGTAATGATGGTGGCAATGAAGGTATAAGAGTTACCAATGCTGGTAAGGTTGGTATTAATGTGGCAGAGCCTACCTATGAACTCCAGCTTAGTAGCAACTCTGCTGGCAAGCCAATCAGTTCCGTTTGGTCTGTAGTTTCTGACCAGACAACAAAAAAGAACGTTCAAACTTTAACAGGAAGCTTGAGCAAGATTATGGAGTTGCGACCTGTCAGTTTTAATTTTACTGAAGAATATTGCGACTATTTTTGCGCTCATGACCATGAATCTCAATACAACTTTATAGCTCAGGAAGTTGAAGAGGTCTTCCCAGAAGCGGTTAAGCTAAACAATGTAACATTGACAAGCCATGCTACGGGGGAAACTAAGAATATACCGCTTAGATCTATTGATGCCCATATTATAAATATTCATATGGTCTCAGCATTGCAGGAACTTAAACAAGAACTGGAAGACGCTAAACAAAGAATTTCTGAACTTGAATCCTCATAAGGAGATAAAAAATGGCTAGTGACGTAACTGATCATGCAAAAACTAGTATTACCACCACTAGAAACTATACCGTAGTTGTGGGTGCGCCAAAAGGCTCCACCACAGATGCATACGGATCTAACTACACTATTAACTCAACAATAAACGACGCTGCAAATCTTGACACACTGTTTGACAAACTTGGCGATAGATTTGATGATCCTAGATACTACAATGGTGACAATAGCTAGAGGTAGCAATGGGTTTAAATATTCCAACCAGCGTATTTAATAAACTAAACGAGGCTATTCTACTTTTTAATAGAACTTGCACGCTCGTCTATCCCGAAAAAAAAGAACGGTGTATTAATTGTTTTACCAACACCATAGGGGGACGCTCCGTCAATTCTTATAGAAGTGGAGGACCGGTTTCTTTTAATAGGGGAAGCTTATGTCCTTTATGTGGGGGAGAGGGTTTTAAAAACGTAGAATTTACAAAAGATGTAGAACTAAGGGTTTATTATAACAGGAAGGAATTTATTGACGTTGGTGTTGAAGCTGATATACCCAGCAATGTTATTCAAACTGTTGGGTTAATGTCAGACTATGCCGACATAATGAAAGCCAAGGAATTGTTAGTTTCCGTAGGGTCGCAAAATCAAGGGAGATATAAAAGGATTAGTGAGCCTTACCCACAAGGCTTTAAACAGAATCCTACACAGTACGTTGTTATTTTTTGGGAAAGAGTTTAATGGCTAAAAATAATCTATGGCTTAAGATAACAACCCCGGAACATCGAATTGAAAAGATGATTATTGAACAGTTGGCGCAAAGACTTAGGTCATCAATAAATAAAGTGGCTCAAGTTGGACCAAGCCAGTTAAGGCCGATAGTTGAAAATGCTATTTTAGGCTGCCCGGAAATGCAGTCTCTGGCAGGAGGTAAACTGGCCGGTCAGTTAGGATTATACCCTAGTCAACAAAGCAGTGCGCCTCTACAAATAGCTGCTGCTGTAAGTGATAATGTTGAATTACAACCAACGGCTATTAGAACCGCAGGTGGAAAATTAAGTGGAGGTTTACTGCTACAAATACAGCCAACAGATTTTAAAGATGTTTTAGGTATACCAGACTCAAAAGTAAGATACAAGGGGGGAACAAGAGACCAGACACGAATTATAGAGTGGTTGGACTGGCTTCTACTAAGAGGGGATAAGATAATTGTAAGTAAATACCATGTAGTGTATGACGGCAGAGGTAGGAGTGGGATAGCATCAATGAAAAAAGGGGGGATGTTTAGAATAGACCCCGCTTTTTCTGGAACAACAGAAGATAATTTTATATCAAGAGCATTGGCAGGGCCGGAAGCAAGAAGCATGATACTAGTAGCAATAAACAGGGTTTGGCAAACATTCTGGAGTTCACTGTAGGTTAAAAAATGGCTAACGAACACTTAAAACTCAATAAAGTCAATAATATAGGCGATAGCACGCTTACGTCTATGCTTAGTGATAATATTATTGAATTTTTCAATTGGACACTAATGGACAATGGTGGATTTTTTAACATTAATATTCCTACATCTGGACACTACGGCGGAGACAAACATAAATTAAGGCTAGTAAATGATCCGAGATATGACTCTGGTCAAGTCTGGGAGGGGTTCAGGTCTAACTGGGTTTGGGAAAGTGGTCTTTCATGTGACACACAACCTTTGGTGACACAAAAGTGGCAAAGCCCCGGTGTTTCCGGCGTTTTTGTTAACGGAGGGTTTTACCCTTCTGGTCATAGCACTTACGGACACCATATAGATTATCCTCGTGGTAGAGTTATTTTTGACAGTGCTATAAGTACAAGCTCTGCTGTGACAGCAGAATTTAGCTATAAGTGGGTAAATGTAGTTCCTGCGGACGAGAGATTTTTTAGAGAAATTCAATATAGATCTCAGAGAGCCGATGGCGACTTTAATTACACAGCTTCTGGGGACTACTCTCAGTTGGCTGAAAATAGATTGCAACTACCTGTATTAGCTGTAGAAACAACTACTAGACGTACACTTAAACCCTATGCGTTGGGGTCTAAGACACATTTTGTTAATTCAGACGTTGTTTTTCATGTATTAGCAGAAGATGATTATACAAGAGACAAATTAATGGATATAGTTTCTTTTCAAGATGAGAAAACTATATACATGTTTGATAGCGATAGAATAGGAAGAAAGAACGCTTTCCCCTTAGATTATAGGGGTTCCGTGAAGCCAAGTGGTCTCAGATATCCAGATTTGGTAAAGCCTAGTGGACACGAAACAGGATCAATAGAGAAGAAAGGCTACAGATGGAGTGTAGCGGACGGAAAGATGACATTTACAAATGCCAGAATACAGGAGGGTAGCGCGATAAGCCCTAATTTATACCATGGTGTGGTTAGGCTAAACGCGGAGGTAATTACGTAAAAAAACTATACAGTTTGGTGTATAATACAATGGTAAAACAATTTAACCCGTTTTAGGAGAGAAAATAATGGCAGCTAAAAGAGTATATTGGGCTATTGAAGCCCTAGCCGTCAGTTCCGGCGCAGCAGACGGCGCGCCAAAAGGTGGTGGCGCACTAGCAGCGGCAGACTTTGTCTCTGGCGTACAAAGTGTAGGTATTACCACTACGTTTAATCTAGAGCAAGTTTTCCAATTAGGTCAGCTTTCTTTGTATCAAGACGTAGAAGAAGTACCTGATGTTGAAGTCACAGTAGAAAGAGTTATGGATGGTCAAGCCCTTCTCTATACAAGAGCTATGGGTGGTACTGGAACTATTTCCGCACTTCAAAACAATAGAGCAGATGTTTACTTTTCTGTCTACAGTGATGATAAAGATCGCGCTGGAGATGGCAACCCTGATACTACAGTTTTCTGTTCTGGCATGTATGTATCTTCAGCTTCGTTTACTTTCCCAACGGATGGTAACCTGACTGAATCTATTACTATGGTAGGAAACCATGCTGAATGGGGAACGGCTAGCGGCAACTCTTCTGGCGCTCCAGATTCTGACATGAGTGGTTCTGTTAAGCGTAGACAAGATGTTACTAACATGTCTACTATTATCAGTAATCTTGCTAGTGATATTGGTTCTACTGCTAAAGTCACCAACATGACTGTTAGTGTTGACTTTGGTCGTGAACAGATCAATATTCTTGGTCAGAAACTTCCTTACCATAGATATGTTACTTATCCTGTTGAAGTTACTTGTGAAATTGAAACGCTTGCGATTGGCGGGGCTAACGTAAGCGCTTATCCAGAACAGGATAATGTGGGGGCAAGGACTATTAGCATTGCTGCTGGTGGTCATACGATTAACCTTGGAGCCGCTAATAAACTTCAAACGGTAACGTGGGGAGGTGGCTCGACCGGTGGTGAAAATGCCACAATTTCATATTCATATCGTAACTTTAACGATTTGACTGTGAGCTAGAATTTTTAGCAATGTGGGTTGGGGGGGATACTCCCCCCAGCCCATTTTGTCAGTACGAAATAGTGCTGCGATAGCCAAAGCTGGGGATAGTAATTGGCAAGTAGACGTACTGACATTTTTAGGAAAAGGAGTGCATTATGGCTATTTCAAATTTCCCGTTGGTAGAGTTCTATGGAATTTTATGAGCGGGAATTTTTAATATCTAGGATTGCTTGTGGGTATCATCTGATAAAAATTGATGATGATTTAACAATCAAGATTCATCCTCCTACAGTAGATCAGAATTATAGAGCGAACTTAATTTTTAAGAGTGCTTATGATGAAGCTCTAATAGGTGGAATAATGTGTCCTATTGAATCGGCAGAAATGCTAGAACAACAAGACATATGGGATGAAGTCAAAAAAAAAGAGCTTAAAGATTTAGATAAAGAAGTTGACGATTTAAAAGTCCAAATTTATCAAGAATACTTTAGAACCTCTGGAAAAACAGTTACTAGAATCATACTAAGAGAAAAAGAAAAACAAAGACAAAAACTTATAGAACAAAAACATTCATATGATTTTGCTAATGCTGCCGGTATTGCAACATTTGCTAGATGGAATTGGTTGATAGAAAACACCACAACGTTTGAAGATAACACACCATACGATTGGAAAAAGGCGTCAGTACAAGAAGTTTTAATGGCTTTTAGAAAAAGTCAATGTCTTGATGAGGAAGTTCTTAGAGAGCTTGCAAGGACAGAACCTTGGAAAAGTATCTGGGCTGCAAGCAAACATGAAGGGAAACTTTTTGGGGTAAAACCAACAGAATTGACCGCAGAACAAAAAGGTTTGATGGCATGGTCAACACTTTACGATTCAGTTAGCGAATCTGGCGAGGCTCCACCAGACAAGGTTGTTGAAGATAACGATGCGTTGGATGGCTGGATGATAGTTCAAAGTAGAAAGAGAAAACAAAGCAGGGAAAAGAAATTGACCGAAGAACTTTTGGGCAAACACCCGGACGCTAAAGACATTTTTATAAAAACAGAAACTCCAGAAGAGGCTGAAAGAGTAGTTTCTCTAAACGATTTGGACGCCAAACGAATACGACGAAGAAGAACTGATAAATTAAAACAAGAAGGGACCGTCTCTTATCACAAATTTGCGGATGTTCAGCGAGACTTACAAGACGAGATTGCTGCTGCCGGAGATTAGAAAGGAAAGAAAATGGGAGAATATGATGATTTGATTAGAGAATCAAACAAATTTAAAAACGACAGGGATGAAAGATATAAAAGTGTGTCAAAAGATAGACTGCTAAAAATATCTCAGAAAAAAATACAGACTACAATGATTGGAGCTTTAAGTTCTGTTGAAAAGCATTTCGGCTTCTTGTGGGGGTATCAGCAAGAAGGTGATTTAACGGCAGAACAGCAGCACATGAAAGACTTATTTGAAGAAGTTAGGGCAGAAATATTGGACAGAGGAAATAATCAGATGAGAAATTTAGAGGCTGAAATGGCCCATTATGATGTTAACTGGTTAAGATATCATATGGCTATACCTTTTAAGCCTCAGAGTACTAAACAAGGAGAAGGAGAAGAAGACAATGGCTAAATCCCCAGATAGAACAAAGATAGAATCTACAGATGCAGAAGGTAATAAAAAAACCGTCTACATTAAAACACCAGACTCGGCCATCAATAAGCAGGCACAGTTGGTTTACAACAGGGCTTTTAGAGATGCGCTTCAATCAGGAGCAATTTTAAGGCAAAAATTAGACGACATCTTAAGAGAGCAGGATGTTTGGAATGACGAAAAGCAAGCTCAATATGATGAGATTGTCGATAGGCTAAACGAAAATGAAAAGGCGTTGAATACTGGTGGTATAAAACTATCAGAAGCTGCTGACTTAGCAAAACAAATGCGCCAAAAAAGATTAGAATTTCGTGAGTTGGTTGCAGAGAGAACTGTAATGGATGCTAACACGGCAGAAGGACAGGCTGATAACGCAAGGTTTAATTCTTTGGTTCAGTCTTGTTTGGTTGATGATACTGGCAAGAAAATTTATTCATCGCTCGAAGATTATGAAAACAGTGATCCTCATCCTTATGCTATAGAGGCTGCTAGATTGCTAGCGGAAAGTCTGTATGGACTGGATAAGGACTATGATAAAACGTTGCCTGAAAATGAATTTTTGTCGCAATACAAATTTGTTAATGAGGATTTGGAATACATTGATTCTCAAGGAAGACTCATAGACGAAGAAGGAAGATACGTTAATAAAGATGGTCGATATGTTGATTACGAAGAAGACGGGACTACATTTTACGTAGATATTGACGGAAATCGCGTAGACGCAGATGGTAAGCCCAAAGTTGATTTTGAACCATTTTTAGACGACGACGGAAAACCCGTTCCGGTTCCTGAAGAAGCAGAAGCAGAAGCAGAAGCAGAAGCAGAAACGGAAGAAGAAGCTAAAAAGCCAGCTACTAAAAGCTCCACGGCAAAAAAACCGGGGAGACCTAAAAAGCAGACGGTAGATAAAACCGAATAGTATACACATTGGAAAGTAGGCGTGTCGATTTGCTAACTGCGATATCGGTACGCCTATTTTTATGAAAGGTTAATTATGGCAGCCCCTTTTGTTCTCACAGCACAAATACAATTGCGCCCACCCAACGTTAGGCCGGTTGTACGCCAGATGCAAAGACAGTTGCAAGGTGTTAATGCTAATGTAAAAGTTAACATCCCAAAGACCGCTACTACTCAAGCGAACAAATTAAACAAGAACCTTCAAAATATTGGTAGAAGTGCTGCTGGTGCTGGAAAATCAACCAGAAGCTTTGGAATGGCTTTGCGTCAGACTTTAGGGTATCTGATGCGATACGACATGGCTCGTATGATTATTAATGCTGTTACACAAAGTATTCGAGAAGGCGCAAGGGCTGCTGTAGAATTTGAAAGGGAAATGGTTAAGGTTTCTCAGGTTACTGGGAAGTCTTTAAGAAGTTTGCAGGATATGCAAAAACAAATAACCCAGCTTTCTACAGGTTTGGGTGTGTCTTCTTCTGCCTTAGTAAAAACTGCAAAAACCCTAGCTCAAACTGGTATGGTAGCCGCAGATGTTAGGGTATCTCTTGAGGCTTTAGCCAAAACGACCCTTGCGCCAACTTTTGATGATATTAAGAACACTACAGAAACTGCTATTGCCGCTCTTAGACAATTTGGCTTGGAGGCAAAACAGCTAGAGACTGAACTGAGTAGAATTAATGCTTTAGCCGCAAACTTCGCCGTTGAAGCTTCTGATATTGGTGTTGCTATTAGACGTGCTGGTGGTGCGTTTAAAGCTGCCGGTGGTAATTTACAAGAGTTAAATGCTCTTTTTACTGCCGTGCGTTCTACAACCCGTGAAACAGCAGAAACCATCGCTACCGGTTTTAGAACTATCTTTACCAGAATGCAACGTCCTAAAACAATACAGTTCTTAAAACAGCTTGGTATTGAATTACAAGATATGGAGGGGCATTTTGTTGGCCCGTATGAAGCTGTTCGTAGACTAAACATTGCTCTTGCTAGTTTAGACCCTAGAGATGTTCGTTATTCTCAAATAATCGAACAGCTTGGTGGTTTTAGACAAGTCTCAAAGGTGATTCCATTAATTCAACAGTTTGGTGAAGCTCAAAAAGCCTTGGCTGTTTCACAAGCGGGTGGCAACACTTTATCGAAGGATGCAGCCACGGCGCAGAAGGCATTAGCTGTGCAATTGGAAAAAGTCAGGGAAGAATTTAAGGCTCTTTTCCGTGAGTTAATGGCAAGCAAGGGTTTTCAGACAATGATCAAGATGGCTCTTGATCTTGCTAGAGCAATTATAAAAATAACCGACGCTATAGCTCCCTTGCTTCCTATGCTGGGTATGTTAGCAATTGGTAAAGGCGTGGGCATGCTTGGAAAGGGTATGTTTAGGGGGAGGGCTTCTGGTGGCAGGATACACGCTTTTTCTGGGGGTGGTTTAGTTCCGGGTACAGGAAACAAAGATACTGTTCCTGCCATGCTAGCACCCGGAGAATTTGTAATTAAAAAATCGTCTGTTAAATCTCTGGGCGTTGGTACTCTAGCACGGGTAAATCGGTACGCTGGTGGCGGTCAAGTAGCAAGAAACCAAAGGGATGTAGGAATGCTTGTCAGAAGAGATTCCGATAAAGATCCAACAGATTTTGAAAATGCGCAAGTTAGCATCAAAAAGGTTACCCAAAAAGGTGAAGTGGGAACGCTGGCTAAGTTAGACCCCACGATAATGTTTAAGCAACCGGTAGATGTATCTACATTTACATCATCAGAAAAGTTTAAAAAGATAGCTGAAGAACCAATTAACAAAGCCGTTAGGAAAGCTGCTGGTGATTTATCAAGATCTTCGACAAAGATATCAGGAAAGAAAGTTACAGGAGATAAAGTTGAAAAACGATTTACTCAAGGGGTAGGGGTATTATTTGAAAACTATGTTACCGCATTATCTGGCCTAGATAAACCCGGAAATAAAGACTTTGATTTGATCGGCAAACAGAAGAATATAGGCCGCTACGCAAAAGAGCAAATCAAACAGAATACAGATTTAAAACTCACATCCAACAATACTGCGGCTACAGATGTGGTTAAAAAGGCGGTTAATCACGGCTTATTTAACACCCTAATTAAAGCAAGGGTTAAACAAGAACAGCAAAAGCAAAAAAGAGCGACAGGGGGGAGTATTACTGGTTCTGGAACTGATACAGTGCCAGCGCTACTAACTCCGGGTGAGTTTGTAATCAATAGAAGTTCCGCTTCGCGCATTGGTTACGGTAATTTAAATAGGATGAATACGTTTGGCAAATTTGCTGCTGGTGGTAAAGTACCTTCTTCTGGTAAGAAGCGTTTTGGGCTTGGCCCTCCGGGGAAGACGCCCAAGGCACCCACCGCACCTACCGACAGCGGTGGGGGTGAAGGCAAAGGCATGATGGCAATGATGGCCTTAATGATGGTTGTCCCAATGCTGACTGATTCGCTTAAGGACGCAGAAGGCAACGCTACCAAGGCGTCAGACTCGATGGAGAGCCTCACGAAAATACTGATGATCGGCGGTATGGCGCACATGTTGTTTGGTGAATCTTTAACCAAACTTGCTTTGAAAATGGTTGCTACACCAATTGGTACGGCCATGGGAGCTTTGGCTATTGGTGCCGCCGCCGCTGCTGTAGCGATTAATGTATGGGCAAGTGCAGTTAAGAAAGAACAAGAAAGGATACAGAAAAAGAATTTAGGCAAACTACAATCTACGGGTGGATTTCAGGACGAAGGTCAGGTAATGGCCGCTAGGCAAACACATCTAAATGCCGCAATAAAAAAGGAAGCGGCGGCTAGAGCGAAGAGTACAGCAACGTACGTGGCGATTGGTGCTGGTCTTGTTGCGGTAGGTGCTGGTATTGCCGCTTTTGTTACAGCGGGAGCCACCGCTCCAGTAGCAGCCGCCGCATTTGCGACGGCTGCTAAGGCCGCCGGAGTAGCCGGGGTAGCTTACCTCGCTGCGGGCGCTGCTGCCACTGTTGCTGCTGGCACTATAGCATATATGTCTGCGACAGCAGAGTCGGTTCGAGAAGAGATGGTCGAGTTTGAATCAGCACTGGCGAAAATGAAACTAGGGGCTTCACTAGGTAGGTTTATGAAGTCTCTTGAATTAGTCACTAAGGGACAGGCTTCACCCGCATCTCAAGCTGCTGTTATTAGCGAGGGTATGGCGGGCTTGCAAAGTGCTTGGGCGAGAGTTGCAAATACAGACGACATCGAAGATCTTCAGGGGAACATTCAAAAAGTAATTCCCGGTATGGTGGATTATCTTGGAAAGCTTGAAAAAACAACTTCAAGCTTTGCCGAACTTCAAGCAATTGTTGGTAAAGATACATTAAATCAGTTTGCAAGAATGAGCGGTTTTAATTTAGCGGAATTAGAAGAGCGAATTAATGCCAATGTTGTAATAAGAAAAAAAGCGATTGCGGCTCAAAAAGAACAATTGGCTGTCATGAGATTGCAAACTGTGCGAATGCGTCAAGCGAATCAAGCAATAGCAGCATTTGGTGCGTTAGAAAAACATCTTAAAACTTGGGATCATTCATTAAGCGCTATTCAGTCGTCTATTAATAATACTTTTGGCGCAGCAGAAATGGGTTCAATAGCAGAGCATTTCAAAAATCTTTCACAAGCAATAGACCCCGCTGTTCTTTCCGACAAAATAGACGCTGTTGCTACTATTTTTGGCACACACGGTACAAGTCTTGGGCAAGAGCTAAAAGAAATGTCATCTATTCAAGGAGTATTGCCCGGAATTTTATTGGAAGCAAGTAATGAAATAGGGGTCGGAGGCAAGAGAGCTTCAGACATTATTGTTGATAAACTCACAGCTTCTGGCATAGCAATTAGTGATGCCACTAAGCGTCAAATTGCAGCAAGAGTTGGCGCTCTAGCCGATACCGGAGAGGGAGGCGAAGGTAAATTTGCAGCAAAGATTAGAACAGATATTGATGGTGTAATTAAAAACCTAATGAAAGGGATGCTTGGAACCGAAAAGGTTTTCCAAGAAGCTGCTAAATTTATAGATGATGCCAACAAAAGAATGGCAAAAGCTTTTGATATGAGAACTAAGCTTGAAATGAAAATAGTTCAGGCACAATCTAACATATTATCTCAATCGTTTGAAAACCAAAAAGCTTTAGCTACTGCTAGGGGTAAAGAAGTGCCGGGAGGAATGGAGGCAGCAGCTTTCCGTGGACAACAAGAGCAGATCTTAGCAGGTACTCGTGTTGCTGGCCCTGATGTCGGTTTGGTAGCAGCAGAATTTGATATTCTCAAAGAGAAGATAGCGGCTAGTAATGCAGCATTAGCAGAGTTTGGACTGCAACCCGGAATGGGGGGCAATTTAATTGATTCTCAAAGAGCAATGCTAGATGAAAATCAAAAACTTAAAGAGCAGTTTGCTAAAACAAAACAGGTTCTAGAGAATTACGGTAACATACAAAAGAGGGTTGGAGATCTACAGAAAAAAATAGCAGAGGAAGCAGCTAAACGACAAACAATGCTCAATGCTATGAGTGATTTTGCCTTTGCTAATGACAAAGGTAGACAAAGTATCATGGATAATTTTTCAGCCACTGTCCACGCTGTTAATAATGGGTTAGGCTCAATTCCAGACGCCATGAGACCGGCTGTTATGGGGGTTCTTGACCAGTTTTCTAACATACCAATGTTTGCTGGTAAAACCGGTAAGGAAATGAAGACAGATTTGACCATCAAGGAAATGGAAAGATTATTTGGCCCACTACCTGCTGACATTAAGAAACAAATGTTAGAAGCCACTGGTCCAGAAGAGGCCATGATAAAAGAGATGAGGCAGATTCAAAAGGATGGGCAAACTGCACAAATGGCTATGCTTGATGGTATGAAAAGCGACAGAGAGAGATTGACTGATAAAATTGCCGAATTGCATAAACAGTTGATAGACGGACTAAGCGCCATCTTCTTAAGGCAAGAAGAAAAGGAATTAAACCAGCAATTAAAAGAAGCTCAGACACAAACGAATTTGCAACAAAAAAGCCTTAAGGTCTTTAATGATTTGCAAGCTATGGGACTACCCGTAAAAGACGACGATATGCTAAATGCCATGCGAAATAACATGGAAGCTATCAAGGGTATGAAAGCCGCTCAAGACAGAATGGCCCAGCTTAGAAAAGCGCAGGGCGCAGTAGGGTTTGTGACAGGCTTCCAAGGGTTTGGCGAAGACGATGATCCGGGTGTCGCGCAACAAAAAATGGTAGATAATATTGAAAATCTGGCAAAAATCCAAGAGAAATTGATACCATTCATTGGTGCGGATATGGCCGCAGAAGTTGCCAGAAACTTACAAAACACACTAACACAAATTCAAATGAAGGAGGAAAGAGGTGAAATAACAACGGCAGAGATGAATCAACAAATGCAAGACGCTATGAAGACCAGTCTTAGCGCTTCTATAGTTGAACAACAAGGAATCATTTCTTCGGGTAAAGAGCTACTGCACCAATTGGGATTAAGTGATTTTTCTGCTGTATTAATTAGTAATGTTGACCAGATAAGCGCAAAGTTTGCTGAACTACCCCCCGGCTCTACGTTCACTGACTTTTCTCAAGGGCTGATTGAAACAACTAACACTATTCAAAATATTAATCAGAAATTGGCAGCTAACCAAGCCAGCCAAAATGTTACTCAAGCTCCTCCTTTGGCTGCAAGTAGTCCCGGTGCGGTTAGATCGGCTAGAGGGTTTGCCGCTGGTGGATTTGCGCCCAAAGGAACAGATACGGTTCCAGCCATGTTGACACCCGGAGAATTTGTTGTCAATAGAAATGCCGCTGCTAACAACATGGGTATCTTGAAATCTATTAATAGTGGCAATGCGCAATACTTTGCGGCTGGTGGTCCAGTTATGGCTCACGGTGTTTTTGGGGGTATCCCCGGAGCGCAGGCGGGTGGAGATGTTTCAATGGCTGACGTTATGGATGCCAGTTCTAAAATACCACCTGTCATACTGCAAATGATTCAAGACGGTTTGAACGTACATAGAGGCTTTCAAATGTCTAAGCTGAAGTACGCCAAAAATTTGGGTGGTATGTTTGCGGGTGGATATCCCTCAAGTTGGCCTGCAACGGTAGGTGGTTCTGGCAAATTGATGACATATGCAATCAAAAACGGTCGAATAGAGGACAGAACACCAAGTCGTCAAGCGGCTGCAAACTTTAGAGGATTACATTTTGGCATGGCGGCTAATCCAAACGACTATAGTACAGCGTCGGGTATAGGAACAGGGGGTAGTGGTGATGTTAAAGGGATTCTACCTCAAATATGGGGTGGTTATAGACATTTTTATTCCGCAGATCTTAAAAACGACACTCAAGATGCTATTTGGTGGAAAAAATATGACTTTACAGCATTGAGAAACGATCCTAATGATTTAATGGATTATATCAATAACTACGGTGGCGCGGCCCATGATGGTTGGAAAGACTGGATAGATGTAGTTGCGAGCGACGATCTTAAACCTCAGTTAAAAGGTCTTGGTGGACCAAGAGGAACATTGGATAAAGTTGTTACTACGATGATAGCTGGAAAAGCTAGGTGGCCAAGGGCGGGTGGCGAACAGACTCGCGGTCTTCCCGTTTATGTAGTAACACCCGAAGATATAGGAGACTGGTATAAAAAAACAGGCTACCACGTCCTATTCGGTAAAGGCATGAACTGGTTTTCGCAGGTTGAGACGCCCGGAATTCCACATGCTATGTCTACATGGGATAAAGCCACCGCAGATGAGATTGGTTTTGGTGCGTGGGCTGAAGCTTATAAGAATATGATCAGAATGATTGCCGCCCAATACCCCGTCTTTCTTTCTGAAAAGTTGAGAACTTTACAGGGGGTAGGAAAAGATGGAATCTTAAGCCAGTTTTATCGAGGCAATAAAAGCTTTGGTGACATTAAATCCGACTTGCAATCAATGTCCTTTGGCAGTTGGCAAAGCTTTCAAAAACCATTCATTGATCAAGCTGCTACTGCTGCGATTCAGGCACAGGTAGAGACTATGCAGAAAACGGTCGCGGCGGGGTCTGGATTGGATGCGGCAATAATGAATCCGATCTTTGCTGGTTTAACCGCTGGTGACTGGAAGGCTAAAGGAAGCCCACTGGGTGATTGGCCAATTGAAATGGGGGCTGGAAATAAATTTGAAACCGACATAAATGCAATTAAAACTGCTTATGTTACTGAAGCTGGTGATGTTCAAAACGCATGGCGAAAAATAATGGGGGGTAATGTAGCAGAAGGATTTGACGATCTGTTTAGCGCTTTAGGTATGGAGAACTCCGTAGGCAACGAATTGAGAGATGAACAAAGACAGGCTCAAGCGGATGAAGTAGCGAAAGAGAAAGCAGAAAAAGCCGCCGCCGTAAAAGCTCACGATGTAGAAAAACAAAGATTAGGCGGAGCAGTAAAATTGTGGAAGTGGAGAGACGTTGTTGACAGGCTTGGGTCTGCTAGAGAATGGATGACAGGTGGAGGAACAGGACTTCGATTCAAACGAAAGACTCCAAACTATGCAAAATCCGCAGGAAATATGTTTCATAGAATAGATCCAACTGGTGAAAATGCAAAAGTGTTATTCCCATGGTTGATGCAGTTTATGCAAGACCTTTATGTATTTAGGCAAGGTAATGCTATAGCGGAGGCTGGCGGCATGGGGGGCTTCAAGTGGAATTATCAAGCACTTCAAGCCGCAGCCTTTAAAAATAACCCAGACACCGGAAAAAGAGAAGTCGTGGGAGGGAAATTACAAACAGCCGTAGGCGTGGGGGCTGCTAGAAGATTGGTGGATCTTAATTTTGCTAGTGGACGAACATGGTGGAAGACAATAGAAACTTATGCAAATAAGGAGGTAAAAGATTGGTATCCAAGTGCAAAATTAGATGAAGATCAAAAAATGGTGATGGATATGTATTTTGGAGATCTGTGGAAAAATAATGCAGCAATGATAAAGGATCAATCGAAAGCAACAGTAGAACAGTTGCTGGCAGAGGGCAAAACTATTAAAGCAACCAACAAGGCGTCAGGTGGCCTTATAGGATATTCTGGTGGGGGTGGAGTTTCGGTATTTACTCCTCACGGAACAGATACAGTTCCAGCAATGTTAACTCCGGGTGAATACGTAGTAAGTAAGTCTGCTGTAGATGCGGTGGGTATTGGATATTTAAACGCTATTAACAACAGCAAATCGTCAGGAGGCAAAGCTTCAGGAACTCAATACCTTCACCGAGGAGGACATGTCCAAGAAGCTTCCTCCATGGATAATGGCATGATGGGTCAACAAATTCACGACAGATTTGCTAAATCTATATCAAGATTTAGCAGACAAGTTGAAAAATTATCCAAAGCTCTACAGGGCGGGTTTGAATTTAAACACAGTGGAAATATCACTATTACTGTTAGGTTGGATGAAACCGCTTCAATCTTCGAGGCTGCACAAGGTAGTTTTGAAGCCATTGCTGGTCAGAAAGTTGCTCAAGGAATTAATGACACGCTTAAACAACATTTCCCAGACTTACCAAGAGCGGGTTCGGAACTCTTTAACGTTTAAAGGAAAACGTGAATGGCTACTAGCAATGGAAACATAGGATTAAATATAACTGGTGCCGCCAGCTATGTTACTAATAAAACCCTATTACCTAGCGGTGACAATAGAGAGTTTGGGTACTGGCGTGGAAGCTATAACAAAACAAGCACAAACAGATTTAACAAGCTGTACATGGCTCTTGAAGGAACAGGGCTTTATTCTGGAGCGCCAAGGGTTGTAGCCGTAAAAGCTACCGAAGAAGCCGCTGGAATTGACTGTACAGAAGGTGTTACCGACGCAGGTCTTGGTTCAACGGGGTGTGTTTGGGTATGGTACGACGATGATCCCGAAGAAGATCCCGGTTGGTCACTATATGATGATTCGGAATGTATAAGCGGCTGTGGATGTACAGGACAAGAGCCAACTTACGAAGGTTCGTCGATGGATGTTGACAGTACCGCCTGTGTTAACATAGGAAGCGTTGCTGCCGACACACCAGATCAAGCCGGTGATGGTTTTGCCGTATGGCAAAGAGCCGGAACACTTAAAGGTCAAATCGGTAAAGAAGCCATACAAGAAAGGTCTTTATTCTTAGCAGAAAGATCCAATGTTAACTTGGGAAGCGGAGTGACCCTTTCAGCAACAAAAGGGTTTACTATCTATTCAAAAATACTTCCCAGTGGTGACATCAGTGATACTGTTATCTTAGCCCAACATAGAGAAAACCCCGCACAGTTTGTTCTAGGATGTGACTTTGATGGTAAATATTACATAAGATCTGATGGAAGCGTTTCTGGTAAGAACGCCGCCTACTACGCTAAGTCAGAAAGAAGTTATCAGGAATATAGATATCCTGCTCATGTGGTAGGAGTTTATGCTTCTGGAGATAAGACACTTAAAATTTATGTTAATGGAAAGGAAGAAGGAAGGTCTGGCGCATTTTCCAGAGATATTACCGGAGGTGACAATTCTAACATCGTTCTTGGTAAAAGAGGTTTCGCTATATCCGAACGTGGTTTTACTGGATGGGTTGACGAAGCGGGTATTAGCTCAGAAAGCTTTTCACCAGAAGATGTTAAAAAGTTTTACGATCATACTTTTAACATTACAAGTATATTGGAAACTACTTCTCCACCTACCGGAGCAGCATTAGATGCTAGATATTTTAGTAGCGCATTTGATGCAAAAGATAAAGACTATATCCAATTTATAGTTGAGTCTGGAAATTCTGAAAGTGTGCTAGGGGGAGCCTTTGATAGGAATCTGTGGGGGCAAGCAGGGTATGCTGTGTCTTCGGTGCTTGATGTTAGGTTACAAGAGACACCCCCAAGATTCCATCAACTCAAAGGTGTTAGCGTAGATGTCTGGGTAGAAAATAGTACTAACCATCCTAGTGGTGCTAAACTATCAGCAGCCATCAAGCATAAAAGCAGGGGGTTACCAGCAGCCGATAATAAGGATCTAAACTGGTCTGCTTCAGGAATTATGATTCCTTCCGGCTCTAAGAGGCTTATTACGTTTACTAGCCCTCTAGAAAAATCCGATTCATTCTTCCCCGGCGGTCAAGGTTCCGCAAAGAGTGCTTTCCAAGATCACGAATTAAAATTCACTGTTTACTACCCTTCTTATGACCACCCTTATGATGCCGAATTTAAGGTGTATTCGACCAAGGTTAGGTTCGACAGCTTTGAACAAGTGGGAAAGATAAACACATATGATGGCGAACTTCTAGACGGACAAAGGGTTAATCCTTCGTATAAAGATAGAAGTCCCGCACTTTTTACGAAGGGCGGATTTTTTACAAGAGCTAGTGGAACAGCAAACCTGTTCGTTAATGCCGCCACCGCTGCTCAAAGTTTGGACTTATTCCTAGATGCTCATATACCTCTACTGAGAGTTTCTGGGTCTATGATGAACAGCCCCGGAGCAATAGGAACTGTTGTTAGAAATTCTAGCATGAATTTAAATTTGCTAGGCGCTCTTGAACGAAGTGACATGAATCTGTATACGGCAGGTCTTGTCTATAATGCAACCAACGAGATGAAATTGGAAACTAAGGGTGGAATAGGATCATATCCATTTTCATCTAAAACAATGCCTCTGTTCTTAAAACCAGAAGCAGCCAGTGGAATATACACAGCTAGTATGAACTTGGCATTTCCTAATGTTTCCCCAGCCAAGTTTAATATTAGCTTTCCACAGTTTATTGAAGGTAAGAAGCCATTTGCTACTATGCCTTTGAGTGTAAAAGTTACGGAAACAGGAGTAAACACTACACCACTATATGCATTAGGACCAACAGCATACAAGTCTAGTGGAACAATGAACTTGATAATGAAACCTTTAGACCCTCAGTTTATTGTAAGAGGTTCAACGTTTAAAGGTTTACCAAATGTATTAACAAATAATAGCATGGATTTTGTCACTAAAGGGTATCATAACCCCAGCGGTTCTCTTCCATTAATAATGGCAGGAGCAAAAGTTGTTACTAGTGGAGAAACAACCATGTTTGTCCGAGGCTATTCTACAGATTAGGGTAAAAAAATGCCAGTTTCATATCATGCAAATTCACCAGACCAACAGTGTTATTTAACACCGGCTCCTTTTGTAAACATAGACAAGAATTTTGACAAGGCGGGTAATGGTGAAATATTAGGTGTTAGGTATACAATAACTTTAAATGGTACGTTGGTTGCTGATAGAGGTTCTCCGTCTACTCATGAGGATGCAACAAACGGCTTTTTAACTACAGATGGTGAGATGATCATAGATGATCATGTTCACGCTAACGGTTACACCGACATCATGAAAAAAATGCAGTTACTAAGGAATCTGTTTAGTAAAATAAATGAAGGTGGAAAATTAGAGATCCAAGCCCCGAAACCTGCTGGTGGAGGAGAATTATATACATGTTTTCCTAGAATAGAATCTGTAAGCTTTCCAGAACATGCTCCCGGTAATCCGTTTATACAGCCTTATACTATCGTTTTAGAAGCTGACAAAATTACTGGAACTAATCCAGACAATGATGATTTCGCAAGCGATAGGCTTTACGATGCCAACCTTATTAGTGCGGCTAGTGAAACTTGGGATATAACAGAAGCTTCTGAGATAGTTATTGGCAGAGAAGAAAAAGAAGAGGACCAATTAGCTCAAATAAAAGAAACAGCTAAAACCTTTACGGTTACGCACACCCTTTCTGCTACTGGAAAACGAATGTTTAACGAAGAGTCGGGTGGAGCGGATGGGCTTGATAACACTGACCGAACTGATAGGGGTACAAAATTTTGGAACAAGCTTAAAGAGACTGGAACGGCAACGCCAACGGGTGAAGCGTGGTATCAAGCTAGAGAGTTTGTAAGAAAACAACTTAAGCCGGGATTTAATGCTGGCTTAGGTGAAGATGGCGCTAGAGACGGGGTGAAAAATAATACAGACGATAGGGATAAGTATGGCATTAATATGCCAAAGAAGTTTACATGGAATGAAGAGGCAGAAATATATTACTCGGCTTTTGATTATGTAAAAACTGAGAATGTTGACGAGTTAGCTGGTACATTTTCTGTAACTGAAACTTGGGTGCTGGCTCCAAGCAATACAACCGCTACTGAAACAAGCGAGATTAGTATACAGGAAAACACAGAAGGTAGTAAGACTATTGCAATTAATGGCAATATACAAGGCTTTGGCGTTGAAGTTAAGGATACAGACACTTCGGATAAAGGGGCTGTAACAACCTACAAGGAAGGCTACGCCACAAAGTACACAAACGCCCTCGCTAAATTCGCACAGATTGAGCCTAACTTATATATACTAGCTAGACAATTTTTAGCAAAAAACAACATGGATGGGTTTACCGTAAAACCAGTGCCTACCCAGAAGAGTCATGGGCATAATCCTGTAGTTGGAACTATTAATTACAATTATTCTTATGAGGTTGTTCCTTCTGACTCAGATGATTGTATACCATTGGCGATAACTGACAGCCTTAGCATAAATGACACCTATCCGGGTCATACCTTTGCTCAACAAGTCGTTATAGGAAGAAAGCTGGGTCCAGTATTGCAGGATATTGGAACTCAGACTGTGTGGAAGAGAACTGTATCTTTGGGTTGTACTGTTGATACTACAAGCCCAAATCTTTGTATAAACTCTAGCAAGCAAAGAACGACACATAGAACTGAGGAAGATTGCACAGAGGATGGAAACACATGGGTTGACAATCCGAATCACCCTGATAATTGTTCGAGTCAAATTGGTATAAAACCAAGTATGAATAAAAAGGTTATTGTGGAGGGTGCAAAAAGTCAAAGAAAAGGTATACGAGAGTTAATAGACTCACTTAAACCTGACGTTGGGGTAACAGCAATTTACTATGACCCCCCTCAAGAAACTTGGAATCCTAAAACGGGAGCTTGGACTTATAATATAACATGGACTTATGAATTAGAAAATAGTTACCTGTGCAATGAAGATGTTGACGGTATAGTTCCGGGTGAAGGAACAGATGAGACACAAAAGGGTGACAGAGAATATCCGGGTACAGCTTCTTAGGAATAAAAAATGCCAATTAATTCATCAACTGATAGCGAATATATTTTTCAGCAAACATTTATGGGCGCTTCCATAACTAGCTTTAATGCTAGTATGGGTTTTAATAGTAATTCTAACAGCATAAATATTAACCTAGTTGAAGACAATAAAAACAAAAGAGAACCTAACGCTGTAGATGAAGGATATCATATATGGGACAAGAAAAAGGGTTTTCCTGAAGGCGCGGCTAAAAATTATAAGGCTGCGGGTGATGTTTTCTATGCGCCGACCGTTGGGTCTCCCGCTTATTTTGAATACTACAAATCTACGATTAGAAGCTGTGGAGCTTGCGGCACAACAAGAGAGGGAAGAGATGAGGAAGGTGATAGGATACAAATATTTACAGAAGAGAGTCCTAGAGTAAATAAAGATCAAGAATCTTGCGAAGCTGCCGGTAAAGTTTGGAAAAAGCCCGCCGTTGTTGACAAAAGAAAAGCTGCTAAAAAGGGTGATCTTTCCAAGGTGTATGAATTTAATGGTATAGTAAAAAATTATAAAAGAGGCACAAGCAGTCGTGGAGTTACATATACGGTAACCCTAGAAGATCCTAGATTTATGCTTGAGGGTACTCAGGTTGTTTTAGGGGGGCATTCAGACCCTATAGCAACAGCAGACGCTTCTTACAATATAATTAGAAAGTTTAGAAACGGTAAGTATAGCAACAGAAGATATTATAAATTTGGAGCAATAGGCTATTATAACATACTAAATCCGTTTGGGTATTATGAGTATTTTCAGTATGGCTCTGCCGACGTAAGCGCTAATGGTATGCCGTGGGTAAAAGTGTTAGACGCTCTAGCTACCATACTTAAAGGTAGGTATGACATTTGGGAGGATGAGGATGGTGAGGTATACAATTTAGAAAGATTTGGCGGACCTCTGTACTATGTCCAAGACCTCCGTAAAGAACAGGAGATGAAAGCCTCTGAACCGGTAAATGTACATAGATATCAGGTAGATTTGAGAGACATGTACCTCCTGCATAAAGATAAGGGTGGTCCTCTAGGGGATGATATTAGGATAAACGGCGAAAGCATGTCCCTTCTTTCCCTCCTTCAAAAAATATGCGAAATTGCTGGTGCAGACTTTTTTGTTGAATTGGTTACGAAGAAAGACAATGGAAAAACACCAATAGCAGAAAAGAAGCAACATGAACAATCAGATTACGCTGGTGTTATTAAAGTAACACCAATCTTAAGAAATGCACCTATAGTTCCGGGTCTCATACAAAAAGAAATAGATACCGCCACCGAACAAAGCCAATTAACAGAACAAGAAGATTCTGATTGCACTAAAGGAGAAGCCAAACATAGATGGGCTAAACGTATTGTTTCTCATAATATTGGTTATGAATTTAAAGATCCTGTATCTGGAATTGTTTTAACAGGCGCTCAAAGAACAAGAGTGGTTGGGGTTACTGCCATGGGTTGGTTTCCTGATATTAATGTTCAAGGAGAAGAGGGCGGGGGAATGATTCGCAAGAGATTTGCTGTGGGTAGTGACAAGCTAAGAGAGTTCATGCCATCTATAGAGCAGGATGGTGTAGCCTTTTGTAATCCGGGTTGGTTACACCCAAAAGGTTTTCCAGATAATACCAGAGGAATAAGTGTAGATCCAGCTAATCCGATTACTAAAGCGATGTGGAATGTTAAGAATCCCTTGAGTCCGGTATCTAATGATGACTTCGTTTCTTGGGGTCATGATAAAACTCCATTCATGGAGGCTAAACTTCATAAGTTGGCAGATGCTGTTGGAACCCCACCTGAATTCCAATTAGCTGGAATAAAAGCGGGCGATGGATTAATTGATTTGTACCCATGTTGGGGATTCCTGAGAGGCAGCGATCAGTTTAAAGGGGTATTTACTGCTTCTTCCTATCTTGCACCAAAAGCAAAAGGTGTTCCCATTAAAGGTAGGTTTGGGAATGATAATGCTTACAGAGACTTTGATACACTTAGAGGTATCTTTAGCATATTTGAATATTATGACTATGACTATAAAACCAAAAGCTTAGAGAAACCGGGGCCGTGTTTTTTCACACCATATTCAAACCAGTGTCCAGCGTATCCTGAGCCAAAAGGTGGCATACAAGCGCCAGCATGTTATGAAAATGACGGAGCAAATGCCAAAGAAAAAGAAGTAAAAGACGACAAGGGCGTTGTCCAAAAGGGTAAAAAATATAATAACAAAGAAGATTGTGAAAAGAATGATGGTTTTTGGTATAGCAGAGGCGGAGACTTTGTTACTTATAGATATAAACTTACAAGCAAAACTTTTGATACTAGACAACGAATACGAGTAAAAGATACTGAAACCGGTGGGACAAAATTAGTAGATAATCCTAACTATGGAAATTTGGCATCCTTTACGTTTGCTCAACCTGCAACAGCAGATATTCCAGTTGATTTAAGCAATCTTATTGGAGGTATTAGTTACACTGGCGGCCCTGTTACTAAATATGGTGATTTTTCTCATTACTATTATGCTACGGTTACTGAACTAAGAGCGGCTTTGTCCGGTTTTCAGTCTTGGAGTGAATACACCCAAATTTTTGCGCCTTGGCTTCATTGTACTCTTGGACTACCGACATGTCCCATGGCAACAGGAAAACAAGCAAATATGGCCGGTGGACAAAAAGAAGCGCCGTTTATAGTGGTAAAAGACGCGGATGGTAACGAGAAGAAAGTACCTAAGTGGAAGGGGGCTGGGCCATTTGTATACCCTGTTGTTCATGCGTTTAATAGATGGCTTGGTATAGTTCCTCCTCTTAGTGGCGACGAAGACCATGATGGACGAGTAGATAATTACACTTTGGAATCTATGAAAGAGGTTCCCGGCGCTCAAGAAAATTCTAGCAAACTTCTTGAAGCTGTTTTTGACCGAATACAACAAACGGCTAGCCATTACGGAAAATCTTATTTAATGGCACTTCCGTTTACACCTCCAGAGTCAGATGAGCATATAAGACAAATATCAGAAGTTGCTTTTGAGTATGAGCAGAGGTGGGATATATCTAGTGAGGGCTGGGTGGATATAGACACGCAAACAAAAGAATTTGGAAAAAGGTATCCTCACAATATTAATTTCTACAGTAGTGAGGGTAATTTAGAACCTTTTGTTGTATTCCCTCAATACCGTCAACAAACCATAAGCAAAAGGCAAGCACCAATTGATCCGGGTAGTCAAGATCCGAAAAGTGTTCATTATACTTTTATAGAAGACTCTTTGGGGGGAGGTTCTCAAGGTAAGATTTTCAAGAAAACCAATGTAGACCAAACAACATATTGGCTATGGAGTACCTCAACATACGATATACAAACTGGCAAGGCTAAAGAAGGAACCATTAAGCCTTACGCTTTAATAAAACAAAGCGAACGCGCTTCCTTGAGACATGATGACATGACATCGGTTAGCCCAAACTCTAGCACAAGAAGGCGTCAAGATAAGACTTGGGCGATAAAGCCGTTTGGTGTTCCTTTGGGGAAAATAAATGGTAGGTATTTATTTAATGCTAACTTTATCTATGGATTTAAGACAGGTCTTTACCACCAAGGTAGTACGCATGCTGGCGCTTGGCAAGACTCTGGAAAATTTACCCTAGCACCAGCAGCTTATGCTCCTTGGACAGCGGCTGTTCCACAGAAAAGTAATAGATACAGATGGGGACCATGGGCTTTAGGAACTGGTTTTGGTAAAGCTAAATACGAAGTTGATACTAATTTTCACCCAGCAGCCTTTGGTGGTTTTGATAACATGGAAATTGCCGGGATAGAAAAATGTAAAGCGGCAGTAGAGCCAGACCAAGTAACATCTGGATGGGCAAAAGAGAGCGGTTCAATTACTTTGGCTGGTTTGCCTTCGGCAGATGATGGTGATGGTCGATCAATTATGGGTCGCCAGTTGATGGGTCAAGGACCATATATAACTGATGTATCCTTAGATATTGGGTCTGGTGGCGTAACAACGACTTATAATATGCAAACACAACGAAAGTTTGGAAAACTACAAGAAATTTATGAGAACAGAATGAGACAACAAGCTTCAGACATTATAAAAACAGCAAAAGAACTGAATGACTTGAGAGGATAAAACATGGCTATTGAATTCCCACAAGATAAATTACCTGAAATTCCTTTAGATGCAATTAAAAAATTGGATCAAATGGACGATCCGCAAGAAGCGGCGGGTGAAGATACATCTACACCTCAGACTAAAAATGTATCTAGTGGTTTATTTGCTGGAAGCATGAATATTGATGTTCACAGTAAGGTGTTTACTCAAAGCACAAACGAAGAAGGCAAAACCTCATTTACATTAGCAACAGATGACGATTGGCCGGATGGATATTTTATAGATATAAGAACAGGTAAATCTGTTTCTCAACCAGCAACAGCCTTAAAGTCCCATTTGGAAACTGACGGAGCGTGGAAAGCACAAGCCGGAATGAGTACGGAAGGTTTACTGCTTCCGTGCGCCGTTGAATTTGTTGAACGTAGCCCAAAAGGGGTAAGCGACGAATATTATAATGCCGGAGGAAAAAGGCCGGATATAGATGGAGGTGCCTTGTCTCCTTTTGAACAACCAAATACTAAGTTGATGGATTGGCAAACTCCACCAACAGGTCAAGAAGGAAATATATGGGGTCTACAAAATATAACATCTGTTACTTTGAACCCCTTTGTTTACGCGCATCATATAGGAACGATGCTTAGAGGTTCTACTAAACAAACCCTTCAGATAAACAAAGACGGCTCTGATTATGTTGCCCCCATGCTTGGTGACGTTAATGAGACCGCTGGAGAAAATCAAAGACCATTAGGCTTAAGAGGGCCAATGATAGTAACGGGCTGGGGCTATGATACCGAAGACTTTCCCGTTCCTAACGCTAAAATGGAAGCCAAATATAAAGACTCCAACCCAAAGTCAGAAAACTTCGGCATGCCAACCTTAGAACTTGACGCCATCAAAGAGAGAAACCCTAAGCTATCTTTTTTAAATCACCATTTACAAAGAATAGACCAGTGGAAGAGCGGTCCTGTAGATTTAAGGTGGGATAGAGAAAGAAAAGTCTGGGTTAGCCCCGGAGCTAACAGGGTTTACTTATGCAAAGCTGCTAAATGTATATTACCCACAGCCGGTCCCGATGGAAAAAACTCTTGGAATTGGGGCGTTGCCGGAACTACATCTTCTCCGGGTAGGCAGTACAAAAATCCATGCCCAGATACTAGTTGTGGGTTTAGTACATACTTTCCCACAAGTCCATATTTTCCCGATATAGAAATATATGATCCCGAAGACAAAGAGTGGTGCGGTAAGTGTAGTGTAAGGCTTGTTGGTAAACACAAAACGCCTATGGTTAATTGCGAAGAGTTTAATGATGCCTGTGTTCCTTTTTATGATGCTATAGTTGTTAAATCTATGGGGCATATAACATCTGGAAAGGTTAAATCAGATTGTGGAGATAAATATCAGCGTACTGGTGCTGGGCCTTCAGATAGAAGAGTAGGTAACCCATGTCATGGCTGGGGCGTGCAATATATGCAAAAAGAAGAGTATCTTGGCGATATTATGGATGGTGGAACTAAAGCTACTAAATATTCAGATGTTGCCGCATCTGTTTTACACAGAAAAATATTCATAGAAAACCCATTAAGTCAAGGGTTAATGCTAGGAGATGCATTTCTTAGTTATGATACAGGAAGAAGGTTATCTTATACATATGAAAGAAGAAAAGACAAAGGGGCTTGTGGCGTTGCTGGTGAAAAAATAACAGTTACCGAAACTATACCAGTACATGTTATTCTGCAAGCTGAATTTTTTGGCGTAGAATTAGTACAGTCAGTAGCATGTCAGCAAGGAGAATTAGGTTCTTGCACTAGAAAGATATTTGCTCAAGGTATGGCCACCCCAATAGACTGTGGTCCAGACGACGACTATCCAAGCACAGCAATATACTAACGGACGGAAACAGGAATGACAGTTGGAGACAACTTTGATACATCTTCTCTTGGAACGAGAAACAGGAGAACTAAGCGCTATGCTGGTAGCTTAGAAACTGCTGGTCTTTATGGCCAATGGTATCAAGAAAATAATTTCGGCCACCCTTGTAATATAGGTTGTGGCTGCAAAAAGGTCTGTGACGGACTGTTAGGACCATGTCTATTGCCACCCGAATTGCAGGTAACTCTTGTAAAATCTTCCAGTGGTAGAGTTAGCGCAAGAATTCAAACTGACACAAAAGGTTCTCAAGGTAGTGGAAACGCTGAAACGTTTCATCTTATATACCAAAACGGCGCATGGAGAGGAAGAAAGTGCTGTACAGATTCTGACTCTAGGATATTAATAGACGAAAGCGAAGGCGAAACGGTCAGTTATTATCCTACGCAAGATTCTGGTGATAAGTCTAGATCTGGAGAGTATCTATACTTTGTTAAAGATGAAGATTTTGATGATGGCGAGGGAAATAGCGCCTTTAAGTTTGCTGGACAAACAGGTGTGCTTGTAGACAAGAAGGGTAGACCTGTCCATTTTAATAGCAATAGGACTGCAACTTCTTCCGCTATTGATCTCGACGAATCTATGGGTGCGGAGGAGGATTGTGGGGGTCGAAAATGTGCAAAGGTGGGCGCTTTTAAACACTCAGAGTGGATGGGTTGTGACCCTTGTAGTGTAACCACAATTGATGCTTCTTATCAGCTTTACAAACAGGATGTAGACGAAGAAGGTAATAAAATATCTGTTCCAGATGGATATAAAGTTACGGCTATTAATGCTGAAAAAGTTTGCTCTTACTATGGAAAAGAAGGTGTTCATAGACCTTGGAAGGGGAAAACAACCCGTCCTCACGATTTGAAATTTGAAGACATTAATCAAGAAACTGCGGGAATACCAGTTTTTCCGGGCGTTCAATCTGGGTGTTTACCTGATGGAGAAAAGGCTAGATTATCAAACGATTATTGCTGGGATGTAGTTAATAATAAGATTGCCGAAAAAAATATTGTTCAATGTTTTGATGGCGGCACTGAGATTCGTGCCGATTTGGACTATCCCAACAAAGCACAAGACTGTATAGACGCTGGTTATAAGGCTGTTAATGCAACCCGCACGCTAACAGAAAAAGAGTGTTTAGAGCAAGCAAAGTGTGTCACGGGTGAAGACAACACAATCGTTTCAAAGTGGAACTGTTTATCTCGCTTTGACCCTAAATCTACATACAATACAACAGGCGAAGAAGCTTCTATAAAAAGAACTTGGACATTAGAGTGGAAAAGTGGAACAGAAGTAGTATTTGATGCCAACAAAAAAATTATTGCCGGAGGTTACGACAGAACTTCTTGCTGTGGTGGTCACGTTATTGATCAGTGGCATACCCCACATACCCCTAATCTAAGATCTGGGTCTCAGGGAGTAAAGCACGGTTGGCAAGGAACCTGTGTTACCCCCTACAAAGAACTGGTATTAACCCCCGGCGTGCCTGATAACATGACCCCCGGCATGACAGCGCTTACCTGTGGTACTGGGACAGCAAATAGTCATGAAAGATTTGAAATGCATGACGATTTGGTTGAGTCTGGTTTTACCCTAGTTTATAGAGATTGTGATTTCTATAACGATTACAATCCTGATGATGACCCTTACAATAATCCTGATAGCACAGACGCTGATGTTCCTTCTGGAGGAAAAGAAACGGTTCTAATTATCCCTATGGATCAGGTAATGAACTGTTCTGACTTTACTTTAACAGAACTAGACGGCAATCATAATTCTAGCAGGGATGGTTGGCAGGTTGAATATGGTGATTTAGCTGGAAATGCTGCTGGAGGTGATTACCCCGGCGATCCACATTCTACCGATGGCAATGATCCGGCTATAAATTATTGCATACGAGACAGTGAAGGTCCGTGGCATGATAGCACAAAAGATGAATGGGCGCATGGTGGTGGTTTCAAAGGTGCCGGTGCAGATGGATCTAAGTCGTGGAAACGAACCAATGTTCCTAAAGGTTTTGGGGCTACGGGTAAAGGGGAATACGTTGACACCAACCATGGAAGTTGTTCGGTAGCTTATTACTGGGAAAATAGCTTAGGTTTAGACCCTCATAACGCAAGGTCTTATCATAACCCCGGAGATTGGGCTTTAAGAAAATTAAACCTTCAACCGCAACCATTCAAAGCTACAGAGTGGAGGCAAAACAAAAAGAAGACTCTCAAACAAGCTGAAGCAGATAGAGCAGCATTTGAGCAATGCATATCTGTAAGATGGCCAACTTGGTGTCAAAAGACCGGCCTACCATTCTGGTTTGAAAATGATTTTCTGTGGGACAAATTCACATACAAATACGGTCGTTACGGAAGTAAAACGGCTATTAGTGATCAAGCATGCGCCCCAATAAGCCAGTCTATATATGATATTTTGCAAGTTTCATATGACGACAAGAATTATGGCACCGAAGATAACCCTGAATATAAAGGGAAGTGTGTTTATTCTTTTGAAAATGTACAAAAAAGGGTGATAACTTTAGACTCATTTTCTGTGTATGAAATTTTTGACGACAAAGGGGGTTTAGCTTCACAAGGAGCCAAATTTGAATCGGATGGTAGCGGTGGAGTGAAGGATCACGGGCATAGTGGAAAAGAGGCCACCGGTCGTATAATAGACGGTTCAAAAGTGGGTTTTCAGGAATGCATGGTTGATGAGTACGAATATTGTACAGACGATAATTATATAAGTTTTGAAGGCTGCATGAATGGTGGTGGATACTGGCAATCAACAATGGGAACATGGGAATACCCAGAGTTAGAAGGGCCGGGAGATTCTGGGCATACACAATGCGGCGGTTGCGGTTCTGGGCCAAGAATTGCTTTTTTTGTTGATGATCCACCTGCGGGATTAAGCGCACAAGAAAAATTAGACTGGGAAAGAAAATATAGAGACGGGCAAAACATGAAACAGCCCGGAACAAATCCAGATGACTACTACTTTATTAACCTACCATCGCAAATTACTAGCAAGATGGCTGAGTTATATACAGACAGAAAAGATATAGATGGATATGATAAAGATGAAACTGATAGCTTAGACTATTGGGGAAAAACAGGTTTATGGCCAGATCACGCTACGGCTAGTTATGTTGCCCATACAATGCTTGGTCTTAATACTACTAGAAAAATTGAGTATGCTAGTAATACAACCCCTATTGTTGTAAAAAGTATTAACCATGGCTTAAAGCTTGGTGACCATGTGGGAATTGATGGAATTCTTGGTAATTTCAGAGCAAACACATGGACTCTTGGCCAATGGATGGAACAAGCTTGGCACAATAAAAGATCAAGTCCATGTGGAGGAGAGACTGATTGTGACGCACCTATTTGGCCAGATGCCGTATGTCCGTGTAATGATGGAAGTTGTAGCCACCCAAAAGGGGCTGATAGTAAAGAGGCATGTGAAAGCATACGAAATACGTGGGATGATTTTTGTAAACTTGACGGGGTCGATATATCGGGCAGCGCTTTTGGTGATCTAGTAGAGAGCAACGACTGGTCTGAAGAAGACGCAAAAGAATATTGCTATTCATCTGGTAAATGTTATAAGACACATCCAGACGGTACAAGAATAGAGGAAATTTCAGGTGCCGTCGTAGAAAGCGAAGGTTATTTAAGTCAGCATACGTGCTTTGCTTATGGAAACAGGCAAGGGGGAGATGGTTTTAAATATGAATTTGATCACCATAATAAATTATGCCTTGTGGAAGGTGAGTTAAAATATGCTGAAGACAAGAACTATTGCGAGAACGCCTACGACCACAGTTTGGGCGGGGTTTGGCAAGGCAGCACTGATAAGTATCCCCCGGAGGCTAAGGCTAAATCGTCATCCGAATGTAGTGATACAAACCATAAGAATAAAGATGACTGCCTTAAAGCAAGACCTAAATGGACACAAGGAAAAAGTTTTGGAAAAGATAATGAGCATTGCTCTGGCGTAACAATAAAAGGTAAAGCTCCACCTCCAGCAGATTTCTTTGTCGTAAAGCCAGTTGATGATGACCACTTCCAACTTTGGAATTGTGCTGGCGAACCAATAGAGGGAACCATAGATGAAGGGGTTGTTTGTGAGGGTGATGAGGCTTTAGATGTTACAGAAAAAGCCTGTGGTAATACCATAGCTCCATGGAATCAGGGTGTGATTGGCCAAACCGGGGGTCAAGAAATTGAAATGGTTAAGCAAACCATATGGGGAATAGAAAAAGAATGGCCGATGTTGAAACTAAGTAACAGCATCCCCCTTAACGAAGACAATTGTACCGAATATGGATATTGTTGGATTGTTGGTATAGGGTATGAGGCTGAGTCAATAATGACTCAAACTGACTGTTTCAATCTTGCTCGGGTCTATGAAAAGATAGAAATGACCGAAGCCTCAAAGAAGGCTGGAAAATTCCAACACACTCTATTATTAGCCCCGCTAGACAAAAATCCTGACAATGTAAATCCTTGTGTCAATGGCACCGATCCATCAGAGTGTTGGCAACCTTTGGAGTGGACAAGAAAAAAATCAATAGAAGAAGCTGCTGGTGAAAGAACAAGCGCAGCCATTACCAACTGGCAAGTTTGTCCACATACGGGTGTTTGGACCATATGGGATATGAATACAACAAACCCCTTGGTTAGCGATCCCGCAGACCCCAGCATAAGTTGGAGACCTTTCTGGACAGAGTCTGCCTACAAATCAGAAAAGGGCGCAGAAGACAATTACGTATATATACACCAAGAAGAAGTTTGCCCAGTATGCTGTGATCACTTTATGCCAGAAAAATTACTGGCTACTGTTGATGGTCTTGCCGTAACCGGAAGTACTGGATTGGTAGAGGGAACAGATCACTTCAACTACATGACATCGGGTACTCATAATGTAAAGGTTCCAGACACAGATAATGACTATTGTGCTGAAATAAAAGACGGGAAAAGAACCAAAACCGACAAAGAATATGTTGATTGTAAAGTCGATGAAAACACACCAGAAGGTGTTACTTATGAATGGATTGTCCCCCTTAAAGCCACAACAGTAAATTGTGGGATTAATGCCTGCACAGGTAAGTTCTATGATTTTGTTGAAACTCAAACTATAGACTTAAGAACAAATGCTAAGGGTAGAGTAGGTGGAAAGTATTGCTGTGATTGTGGTGGATATTATGAAAATGGTGTTTGGTATACTACAGAATGTGTAAAATGTTCTGACGCTCTTAGATTTGATGATCCGGTTGTAGATCATGAATTTGGAGATTCCCAATTAGGTATTGCTCCAGACCCCTGCTGTAGTTGTGAGTGTAATCCCGGCGAAGGAAATACACATAAAACTTCTTTAATGGATTATAAATATCCTACGTACAAACAAGTTTGTGATTCACCATTGATGCCACAAGAAGCCGGAAAAACTCTTACTGTCGGGGAGCTTACTTGTAAAACAGTTACGGTAGAAGAAGAATGCGTAGCAACTGTTGCCTCTTGTTTAGATCTAGACAGCGAAGAAAAGTGTAACGCTGCTGACGTTGGGGATGGTGGTTGTTATTGGGCTAGCGATACAACACCGTCAGGAGATGAGTTCTTTTACTGTAAAGATCGTGCAGACAGCGTACCGTTTAGTTCAGATTCAGTTTGTGCAGAAAGATATGAAGAAAAAGACGCATGTAATGCCAGCCCCGTATGCGTTTGGCAGGATGAAAAAACAGCTTGTAGCTGTGGAACAGACGGTACTGGTAGAAAGGGTTGTACGGGTTTTCCAAATAATAGACCACTTACATGCGAACCTTCTCAATTGGGTACTAATAGAGGCGCTTGTGAATATGATTTCAACGGTGCAAAAATCATTGCCGGAGGAAGCACCGTTGATAAAGATGGCTATTATGTTAATGACGAAGCTAACAGTGCGGAGGGTTGTGGTGAACCTAATGTATATGCAATGCCAACAGCAGAATGTTGGTCATACAAATATAAAACGGGAGACGGATGTCGTGGTCTGGGAACCAAAACGGTAGAAATGGAATACAACGGTTCTCATTGGACAACGCCTTGGTTCCCAATGATGGCCGACACTCCAAAAACCAGAACGCTTAATGATGGACAATCATACCCAGAATTTGTAGGCGGTATGTCTTGTCAGAATTTTGCCATTCATGCAAATTGTGAAGCGGGATACGGCGGTAGAAACGCTGACAAGACCTACAAACAAATTTTGGTTAGTTCTATGGGAGATTCTCAAGCTGACATGAATTGCGGGGGATGTTCAACGCACGAATGGAACGGCGTAGGAACACCACCAATACCAAGCCCAAAGATGGACGCCTACTTAATGCGTGTTCGTATGGGTTGTGGTGGAGCGTATCAACAGTATCACGGAATGGATACATTGAAGAGTGGAGATTATTATCAAAATAATCAATTGAGTCTTTGGTCTGAAATCACTAAATGTACCTATCACATGTGTAATAAATTCAATGTGATGGATTCATATAGACCACCATGTCCGGGGCAAGGAGATGGGTGTGTTAATACAAGCAATTGGGCAGAACAGGGTTGGTGTAAATTTGGAGATACCGATGGATTTTGTGATTGTCCTGTATTAGATGCGACAGGCTTGGCACCAGACTTTAAAGCTGTAAAGACCATTACCGACGACAAAGTATGTCTTTCTAGCTATCATCCAGATTTGGAAGATACGACAGACTGTGGCGGTCTTGAAGACTGTCATTGCGTTTGGGCGCACCCCGACTCAAAGTTCGGGTGTGAAAAAGAGGGGGGCGAATGGATTCGATCAGAAGAACCCATTCCTTATTATGACGATTGCGTTAACTGGAACGGATGGGTTGCTGTTCCGGGCGTAGATTGTGACTCTCAGTTACCATGTACCGAATGTTGTTCATTCTACCCGCCAACTCCGCAAATGGTGTTCAATACAACTAAACCATATGATGAACATGGAGCGCCCAAGCAGTATATTAGTTGCGCCAGTGCTAGTATGATTAGTTCCTTGGAAGCCACTCCGTATGGAATTGAGGGGATGCCATTTCCCAGATGGAAACATCACAAACATGCAGACAGAGTAACAAAAATGGAAACCACAGGATGGAATCCTAAAACTCCAGAAAACTTTACTGTATACTTTGTAGAAGATTATGCTAGTGATTATGTTGCAAACGCAGGTCATTCATTAGTTGTTAACAAAGGTAGTCGTGAGGCTTGTAATTGGCATGCTGGAGATCCTGTTAGCATAGGAATGGCTGATAGGGTTGAGGCAGAAACCGGACAGGGTTTCGGATTTACTAGAGATAGATTAAGCGCACAACCAGATTGGCCAAATCATACCACCGAACTTGCTAGTGATATAGCAGATGGTAAAGCGCGGTGGGAAAATAGCATGTTCAGGGATTCCGCAGAAGAAGCATACATGGAAATTCATGTAAAAAATGCGGGAGCATTAATAAGCAGGGCGAGCATAGAGCAATCGCGTTACTGGAGAGCGCAAGAAAGATACCTCGCCTCTGAACCTTGGCCGTATGGTGACAGAATCTGGCCGGTTGGACATCAAAATAATAGCAAGTCTCCTTCTGCAACGGTAAATGTGGGAGAACTTGAATCTGTAGGTGGAAACGCTTTATCGGCAGCAAATGCGGCAAGAAATGGAAGAATAGGTCATTTACCCACACTTGATAATATTACCGATCCTAAAAAAGCGGTATTTATTGGTGAATGGCCAAAACATGAAGTTGAGTACAAAGGAAACGACGAGGGAGAAGACGATACAACAAATCCAATTCCTGTTAATAATAATGATTTTAATAACTCTATTGCTATAGCAGAAGTAGAGAATGTATACGATTGGGATACAGCCTATTGTACAAATCCTGTTGCTAAAAATAAAGACGATTGTGAGGCGTTAGGCAAGTGTCTAGGCGTAGCAGACGAAGAAACAGGTATAAGACCTGTTATAGAAGATATTACCAATGAGATAGTTTGTAATGCAGAAAAAGACGTTGACTCAGAAGGAAAACTTGTAGATGCTGGATATAAATGGAAAAAGACAGGTTGGTGGATGCCTACCTTTAAATATACGTTGTTTACTATGGGTGCAAGACACACCGATGGTCACATAGTAAAAAGTGAACACGATCTTAGAGCCGGAGAAAAGATTATCATAAATGGGTCTGAGTGTCACAAATCCTACTGTGCTGCACACCCACAAGCAAACGAAAAATGGGAATTGCCAGATCATATATCTGGCGGAGATAGTGAAATGATCGAGGGGATGGAGGATGAGCAAGTTAAACATCATCCAACATTAGACAAAACACTTTGTGAAAAAGTATATGGAGGTGTTTGGACTAGCCCCAAAAGCAGTGAGAGCGTACAACAAGGATGCTCTCCCTTATGTAGACTAGACTTATGGTGGGATAAAAATGCTTGTGGTGACAACTGCATGGATTCTATAGTTACTGAGCCATATTGTAGTTGGAAAGAAAACGGTGACAAAGCACGACTAAAAGTTAAAAACAATACTAGCTACTGTATGCTGTTAGGCAAGAGGGTAGATTTAAATGAGGCTGATTGTAAGGCTGTAAAAGCTTATGAATGTAAGGTTACTTCTGGCCCCAACGCGGGAAAATATTTAGATACTGGTAATTGTGAAGAGCCTTTAGGTACGAATAACGAGAATACAACAGACGATCAATGTCCGTGTTGTCCAGACCCCACACAGACGCTAGCTGGGGATATGAAGGCATATCCAGAATGTAAAGAAAAATGGACTATAAGCACAGGCGAGTGGGTAACCTCACATAGTTATGATCCTGACTTTTCATCGGAAACAGACTGCAAAGACAAAAATAAGTGTGCTTGTATTTATACTGGAGCGTCTGGACGAGCAGGTGAAGAGTTTGGTGTGGCAGTAGACGGCGTAACAACAAAGGATGCCTGCGAAGCGTTACGACCTAACACTAAATGGGTGTGCGGAGGGACAGATACCAAATGGAATCCCGCAACACAAATATTACCAGAGTGTGTCATAGACGGTTCTCATGTGGTAGGATTAATTGATGAAGATGGAAACGTGATTAGAGACCCTCACAAATTAGGGGGCTTTGGAAATACTCAGATCCGCAAAGACGTATTTACCATCCTTAATGAGAATCCTGTAGTTCCACACTCACTTCGTCCAGAAAGTCCTAACAATTACAATGATATAATTAATAAAAACGTAGTGACTTCCTTGGGTCATGAAATAATGGGGGGCGCTCCGAAGAACTTATACAAAGGTAGTACGTACGTAGCCGGAGAGGTAAATGATGAAGGAGAAACAGGACCATATGCTGGTGGTTCATGGAGTCGTCACGGAGGGTCGTTTAACATTAGGGTAGGATCAAAACCACAGCTAGATGACTGCGCTCAAGGCAATTCAAACACACCAGTCCACTTAACTTACTTTTTAAACATGTCAAATTCAATGTGTAATCACTACTTGCCACCAATTGATGACAAATGTAACGAACAATGTTGGCGAGGATATGGACCATATACAGAGCCTAATATGACTTTTGAAGAAAGAGGAAGAGCTTTAATTAGGGTGGATATAACAGAAAAAGGATCTTACTAGGAGACAACATGGGTTGTGGAAAATGCGGCGAAAGTAGATATTATAACTATCGCCCCAAAAAGAAGAGAAAAACCAAGGGGTTTTTTAGCGAAACAGGAACTATCGAAAAGAAGGAAAATAAAGGTCCACCCACTACACCCTGTGAATGTAAATTTCAGGAGGGTCAAGAGTTATACTGCGATAGACATAAGTGTGTAAAAACAAAACAATTACATGAATTATGTCAGTATTCTCAGGGATACTTTGATCTATGGGAGCAAGGAGAAGGCCCGTTGCAAGCTGTATTTCACAAAGAAGAAGAAAAACCAGCAGAAGAAGAGGTTTCTTTAAGCGACTTTTTTATGGGAGACTTAGATATACCAGCTAAGTCAAGAGGTTTAGGTGATACGGTTGCAAAAATAACAAAAATAACTGGTATAAAAAAACTAGTGTATATAATCAACGATATGTTGGGAAGAGAATGCGCATGCACTGAAAGGCAGAGTTTTCTCAACAGATTGTTTCCATACGAAAAGCCCAAGAAAACTAAAGGGTTTTTTTGATAATGGTGTATAATAATGTAGGTTAACCCGCAAGGAGATAGCAATATGGCTTCTATAAGTTTCTACGCTGGAAATACCGTCGTAAACCATCTATCTGGTTCAGGTCTTGGTTTTTTTGGCGGTTCATTTGGCCAGTCGGTGGAATTAAATCAATGGCAAAGTACCACTTATATTACTGACGGCAATGGAACCGTACAGGGTGGTGCAGCTAATAATGTAAAATATTCTACTGATAGTTTGGCATTTGCAGATGGTATTGTGCCAGCCACCGGCTTAAAATTCATACCAAACTCTAAAGCTACCTGTAATGTTCGTTTTACCAACAGCACCGCAGTAAAAACACAAAATGTCAAATTGAGAATTTTTGACAGAACAAATAAAGATCACCCAGCCAGTGGTGTTGTCACGAGAGTAACAGAGCTTCTTCACCCATCCTCTTCGTACAGCGTAGAAGGATCTGGAGACTCGTTATGGTGGGGTAGTTCAACACATACTGGAACTGACGCTCAAGGCACTCTACAGGGATCTCCTAATCCAAGTAGCAGATTACCTGCTGGTACTAATACGGTTGGCGGTAGTGGTATTTATGTACCTCTCGCTAAATCTCCCGGCCCTAGTGGTATCTTTGCAGGAAACGGCGCTAACAATACAGGTCAATATACGCAGCATGACTGGTATTTGGGAATTAGCGCTTCTCCAGATAGCGTAGGAAGCAAAACCCTGTACGGTTTATATGTAGAACTAGAATATCTATAATCATTACCTTGTTGGTTCTACAAAAAAACCCCCGGCCATCCTTGGTCGGGGGTTCTTTTTTGGTAGCAGGCAAGCATGCACGCCTCCGCTTGCTACCGTATAGGGTTTTACCGTGGAAAGCTTAACCCTATTTGATTGACTACTCCTCCTGCTTCGTTTCAGGATTCCACTTAACCCATCCTCGGTTTGGCAGCCAACCGCCTTCCTTGTCTTTTCGTTTTGGAAACAATCTTCCGCCCTGTTTGGTTTTACCAAAGGACAAACGAGACCCACAATCTTTACATCTGATTTCGTAATAAAGGTTGTCGTCTACATTTCTAGAAACAAATCGCAGGTCTTCGCTTTCGCATTTTCCGCAACAGGTTTCATCAAAGATTTCTTGAAAGGAAGAGATCTGCTCAAAAAGGTCAATTTGAGTTTCACCTTCCATTTCAGCAGTAATCTTTGAATTGCTATTTGTATAAGTAATTTTCACTGTTTACCTCCAGTCTGTTTTGTAGCCTTTTATATTTTCTGATATTTCAACATTGCCGTTCTGATAACTATTTAACATTGTTATCATCTTTTTGGCACAATCTTTATCTATGTCATTAATGCTGCTATAAGTATGCTGACCCATATTTATAAACCCAACAACATCAATGTCTAACTGATTACATTTGTTGTCAATAAACTGTACTTGTTGAGGGCTTATTCTTTGGTCGGCAGTACCAGCAGAAGCAGCAGAAACAGACTGTTGTACTATCTCTACGATATTTTTCTTGGCCAGTTCTTCAGCAGCCAAAACCCGCAATTTCAGTGCTTTTCTTAACGCTCTACCTTCCGCTCTCGTGGACGCTGTGGCCACAGGATGGGCGCAGAATAAATCGTCTGTATTACCATGCCATACATCAGCCACTTCTGAGAAGGTTTTATATATTCCACTGTTAAACCAGTTAAATACAACCCTATAAACAACTGTTGCACGACCCGGACCATCATTATCTGTAGCAGCAAAAACCTTAGATGGGCCTGTTTCTAAAATCTCTCCCAATAAAAGTTCTGCAACTCGTCTTAGGCCAGCACATATAGGATTACCATCTATTAACTCATTGTCATAAAAATGAGACATAGCATATTCATGCCATTCGGGAGAAGTAATAGATGGTGCATCAAGAACTTCTTCTGTTTGTATTTCAGAAGACTGTTGTACTTCATTCATATCAAAAAGTTCTTCATATTCAGCAGGCTTTTCCAATGTTTCTTCTGTCATCATAATATCTTCCGCTAAGGCTATCAAATCTTTTTTCTTTGCTCCGGTTGGAACTGCGCAATTATATTCTTTTAGTAGTTCCTTAATCTCTTTAACGCTAAGGTCTTTTACTATCATGTTTCAATCTCGATTAGTCTTTTAGATTTTGGTGGAAACTTCTGTTCGATTTTATCAACGGTTTCCAAAACTTTTTCAAGGGTGTCTCGCATGTTTTTAGCGGAAACGTTCTTGATAAGATTCTTCACCCTTACTACAACATATCCAGCACTGATAAGCATACCGGCTTTCTGAGCGTCTGCTCGAATATGTTTCTGAAGGCTCTCTTCCCCCCAGATCGGCAAAAAGTGAGCCGGTCCATCAATCTCGATAGCCACTTTAAGGGCTGGGAGGAAAAGATCAATTTCCATGTTTTGGTTGGAAATCAATCCCTTCTTATGAAAGATAGCTTCATATCCGGCTTCTGTCAAGCCTTTAAAGATAAATTTTTCGATTTTAGAGCCTTCTTTACTGGCTTTTCGGACGGCTTCTGCTGCCAATTTCCTCAAATTCGACTTGTCTTCTTCGGACATTTCTTCCCATTGTTTTTTAGAAAGCAAGGATCGTCTTTCCCTTTCTTCCTCTTCCATGTTGCCCCAGTAAGACGACATGCCATTGCTGATGGCGATTTTTTCAGAGTCTGTCCTCCTCTTGCCACGGGTTGGATGCTCATGTCGCCCTTGCTTAATCGCAACGGTTTGGGCGGAACTTCGATCACGCAAAGGCACGCCTAGCGTATTTAAAGTTCGTCTGATTTTGTTTGGGTATGTACCAATCTCCTGAGCTATTTCATACGTACTCTTTTCTTGATTAACATACCTGTCGATAATTGTCTCTTTGTATTTTTGAATAAATTGGCTACTCATTTGTTAATAACACCTATTAATTGATCTATATTAAAGTTTTCTACTACTCCACATACCTCTCTGTTGCAATAATTTTTAATGGCTTTGGCGTGGCTATCGCTACGCGCTATCAATTTTATGCTTGGGTCTTTGTAAGCTTGTACAGTATATTCATATTCTATTCCTCCTTGTCTACTCCATTCTAAATCCCATACATAAAAATACTTTTTGATGGGAAGGCATGTTTTTTGTAAGGATAAAGCCGTGGTTACAGAAGTGGCTATAGCAACACCGCCAAATCCCCAAATTTCGCTAACACTCATTGTGGAAAATTTTGGTGGTATCATGCTTGGTGTAGAGTTTTCAAAAAAACCTACAAAGTCAAAATCTGAATTATCTAAGTGGTTGTTCATGTTTTTTATTGCGTAGAAGGTAAGCTGGCTAGCGCTAAAATCTTCTAGCAAAACACCAATTTGTTTATTTTTTTGCATTGGCCTCTTCTCTGTTATTTATGTACCACTGAACAGTTTTTTCTATACCCTCTTTAACTGAAATCGGATCAATGGTAATATAATCTTTCATTCTTTTTGTATCTAACAACTTCTTTAGTTGTCCATCGGGTTTATCCGTATTCCAGAGTACCCCGCCTGTATATTTTACAGAACCTACTATATATTCTACCAGTTCTTTAATGCTAATGTCACTACCGGTTCCTATATTTAGTGGTGTAGTATTGTCCTCATATTTTTCTAAAGCCTGAACAATAGCTTCTGCTGCATCGTATACATACATAAACTCTCTTTTGGGACTTCCAGTTCCCCAGCATTCGACCTCGTCTTCTTCGTCGATTTTTGCCTCAACAAATTTTCTTATTAAAGCTCCTACGACTTTTGTTCTAACTAAATCGAATGTGTCATTAGGCCCATAAAGATTTGTTACACAAACCGTACAGGCGTTCATGTCGTATTGATCATTGTAAGCCTCGGCTGCTGCTTGCAATATTCTTTTTGCAATCCCGTGACCTCTAATTGTTTTGTTTGGAAGACCATTCCAAAAAGTCTCTTCGCTGAGAACTTCCATTCCGGTATCAGGGTATGCACAAGATGTCATAATGGAAACAGTCTTTTTTACATTTGCATATTCGCACGCATGGTAAAGATTCAGCCCCATAACTGTATTGGCGTACAAAATATCAGCCGGATACATTCTGTTGAATTCTATGCCACCATTGTATCCAGCACAGTGTATGCAGTAATCGGGTTTTTCAGTTTGCATCCAGCCAATAAGGTGGTAAAGATTCAAAAGATCCATTTCAGAATGTTTAAGAATCAAAGGTTCCGCACCTCTATCCTTTAGAACCTTACATACTGCGGTGCCAAGAAAACCTTCACCGCCAGTGACTAATACTTTAGAATTCTTTAATTTTATCATGCGTATTGGTGCCTTATTTGTAATATCGGTGCTACCTTAATTAGTTCTTGTATGCCGGTTTTCATATCTACATCGCATACAAACCCTTCGTTTTCTAGTTTATCATAACTAACTTCATAATCCCTTTGGTCTGCGTCCGAACCTATTTCCTCATAATGAACAAAACATCCTGTTTCTTTTTTAACATATTCTGCAAGTTCTCTTTTAGTCCAGTTAAGATGGTTGGCCCCACAGTTATAGACTTTGTGCTTCCAATATCCCATGTGTTCAAAACCGGCAGTAAAAGCTTTTGCCATGTCTCTAACATGTATAAAAGTGCGTCTAAAGTCAGCTTGGAAAATAGTAAGTATTCCATTTGTAATAGCTTGGTAAACAAAATCGTTTACGAGCAAGTTCACCCGCATGCATGGGCTAACACCAAATCCTGTAGCAAACCTAAATGAGACCGTATTGTCTTGTGCGGCTACCATTTCCTCTGCAACACGCTTATTTACGCCGTAGAGCGACACAGCGTTTAGTGGAGACTCTTCCGTGCAAATACCCTCTACCTTGCCGTAGACGCTGCCCGTAGAGGCGTAAACGAACGGCATTTTGGGATTGTAGGATTTGCGTGCTTCCAGCATGTTTTTTGTGCCGTCTATGTTTACCGCCGTGGCAAGAGAGGGTTGGGATTTGCAAGCCGGAAAGCCAACAATAGCAGCAAGGTGAATAACAGCGTCACACCCAAGGATAGCCTCCTTCATTTGTTCTAGTCTTGTAACATCTCCATACTCAAACTCAAAATTGGGGTTTGTAGCTAGGGGTATAATAGCATCGCATTGACCCTTATGAAAATTGTCAACGCATTTGACTCTGTAGCCTTGATCTAATAGGTGTCGGCATAACACGTTTCCTACGTATCCGCCACCTCCTGTAACTAATATTTTGGCCATTATTATAGATGCTCCATAGATGTGATGCTGGGGGTTTGTGTTAAAACATAGTTGTAGCTAGCGTATGGGTTGCAACCAAGGTGGCATAAAAACTCACCCATATCTTTTAGCTCAACAAGCTGGCAATGTTTTCTCATTATCTCTTTTGATTTTTTACAGTCTATTTTTACTTTTTTGTGTTTTAGGAACGACAAGAATAGCAAAGTTTCTGGGGATATCCTATCGTTGTTTAGGTTTCCATTTTTGTAATCTTTTATCCCAAGCTCATGTCCCATTAGCGGGTCTTGTCTGCCCACATATTGCTTACAGATGCTTAAGGTTTCCTCAAACATTCCTTTTATGTTCTCTGTCAGCCCTCCCATTACATGGTCTGACGGATGAAGCTGTTGCCATTTGTCTGCAACAAACAGAAAATTACTGGTGGTGAGGCTATCTGGAGAGGATTTCATGACATCAATAAATTTTGACATGTCTGTATAATACTCATCACACCTCACCTTGATTGTGTATTTGGTTTCTGATAAAGAAACGCCATTTAGAGAACTTACTGTTTGATATGCTATATGCGCGTCGTTATATAGATTTTCATATTTGGCAATGTCGTCTTCTGTGTATTTTACATTGAGGCGATTAAGCATTCTTTTTGATGGTTTAATTTCATGGTAATCCCAAGTTGATATAATTACCTGTGAAACAAACTTTTGATAGTCTTCTATATGCCTAAGACCTGCGGCCACTCTCTTTGCAATATTTTTGAGCGGCCCTTGCATCACTATAGTTACATCATCGTGTATCATTAAAGTCTTTTCCTCGACTGTTGTTCTCGCTACGCTTTCCTTGTTTTATATTGATTACCTCTCGAAACAAACCAACATAATCAGAACAAATAGCATAAGATTCTGCAACCGTATCTATTGAAGATAATTCTGGTTTCATGCAAATCACATTACTACCGGTTGCGTAGCCCGGATATCCAACTATCAAACCTCTGCTAGTCAAAGCATAATGGTCTTCTTGATGCCAAAAGCAATGCAGTTCTAAGTCTAGCATTGTTTTGAAAGCTTCTAGGTTTTTGGCGTGCAGGAGTAAACGAGGATGTTTGATAAAATTTTCACTTGTTTCGTTTTCGGGGGCGTCATGACCAAGCCACCAACTGTCTTTTATTTTCCAAACGTCAATCTCAACAAAGTAATTTTCACTCAAGGCTTCTTCTATGAGTCTCTCGGTGTTTTCTAATTTGGGATTGGGTCCGTAAACATTCCCTCTGTGAGAGATAAATATCATGGTACTTCTCCGTTAAAGTCCTCTAACATATAAAAAGTTATTCCATAGAAGTCCAACAACTGCCTTGTATAACCCCAGCTACTATGGGTTCTGGTTATACCAAGCATGTGAATTTCTCTAACATTCTTTAGCCATAAAAAGTTAATAAGGAAGTGCAGACTGCTGCAACAATTACGAAGTGTTCCGTCCTTTCTTAGGAAGTTGTCTACTGCTGAATAAACTAGGTCTACATCTTCTCTGTAGAATTTAACCACCCCTTCGTATTGAGATAAGTCCATAACGTTGTCTACAGCATCATAGGAGATGGATGGGTGTAAAATACTTCTTCCTTCGTACTTCCCCGGAGCAAGTAGGTAGTCATTAAAATCAACGGCATGAAAGAGCATCTTTGCATGTTTTGGGCTTCTGGGGTATCTATAAACAATGCTATCAAAATCTTTTACCGTTGTGGGTTCTTTTGCTCCGGTGTTGACGGTGTATCTTGGGGCTTTTCCAGAAAATGGGGACGTGTTAGATACTTCAAATATTCCAGAGTGCTTTCCGTCCCAATAGCGTTTTGTTAATTGGTGAGGAACTAAGAAATAATCCCACCTACCATTAAAGTTGGATAAGTTATGAACCAGTCTTATAAGGTCCAGACAGGTAACCACATCGACATGTTCTAAGGCATAAAGAGCTTTGCCAGTACAAATCGTAAAGTATTTATCTAAATGCAAATACTCTAGTTTCTCTGGAGTTAGGTACTCATCAATATATGGCGCAGAACCGATCAGTAAGACCGGCTTGTCGATTGACAGCTTGTTAAATTTTTTATTCTCGCTTAAGACCGCCACTATCTTTTCTCACTATATCGGTCGGGTCTAAGCCGTCCGTCCAATAAATTTCCAAAGCCTTGGTGTCTTCCATGCACTCAAATCTATGGTCTATCATTGGCGGAACGTCGGAGAACATACCTGCTGTTAATATTGTCTCATCCTGACTATCCTGCTTATATATAATAACCTTTAGAGTGCCTTCTAGCACAATAAATCTATTCCACTTTTTTTCATGGTGGTGTCGGGAACAGTAACCCCCTTTTACCGCCTCTATATAGTGAACCTCACTAGACTCATTCTCAAAAAAACAACGTGTTGTTCCCCAGAATTTACCTTGAGTCGCTCCAGTTAATGTTTTATGGCCCATTTGCTAACTCCTCCTCGAATATATCTTTTAAGTGTGTCCACATATGCCCGTCCTTTATTTCTTCTATTTTCCACTGAAAATACGATAAAGACCTCCCAAGAGAGTGTTTTTCTTCAATAGTGGGTCTGTATAAGTTATTTATATCTTCAATCTTTGTGCTAGATATCGGTCTAGCTATTCCCTCTCCAAGAACTATCGTAGGTATCCCATAAAGATTTGCTTCTAAGGCTGCGTTGCTACTATGGGTTACTAAAGCGTAAACGTCCTTTTTTAGAAGGGTGTGAAATTTAGTTTTTCTACCGCCCATGTATATTGTCTGCGGGATTGGTTTTCTGTCATCCCAGCTTGGTTTTGGCCTGTAAATTACTGGGCGGTCAGTATATTTTCTTAGCTCTTGAACTATATTCTCTGCGTAAGTGCTAGGCTCGTCTAAATCCATAAAGGTGTGATACTTATTGGAGCTACCAGCATATAGTATATAGCACCCTTCGTCCTCTCTTTTTGTTCGCTTGGGTTCTAAGGTTTCTCTGTGTTTTACTTTTCCGTTTTTATCCAATATCTTTCTTACGGGAATTTTCATAACCTTTTTCCATCGGTTATTTATATTGGCAAATTTATCCAAGTGCTTTAGAGGCTGCCAAGCGTTTGGGCTAATTCTAATGAAAGCATCTGGCTCTCGCAATCGTCTGTTCCTACAATATCCCTTATCCATGTATATATAACTTCCACCCGCCTCAATAACCATATCCCTTAACCAATGAGTAGTGATAGTAAATAAAAATGTAAAATCATATTTACTAATCATCTCTTTATCAACGGTGTCTCTACCTACTATGTCTACGGTATGTCCGAACATTTCTAGTCCGGTTTTTATCGCGTCACATAGATGCATTGAATATTCACGTTGTTTGGTTGGGAATAAAAATTTCATATGATTTTTTCGGTACGTTTTATATTCACTATTCGGGATAGGAAATAAAAATTTCATTAACTAGCCAGCCATTTGGGGTTGTCTATTGTCCACTGTACGGTTTTCTCAAGAGATTTTTCAAAGGGGACGGGATATTCGTATCCCATTTTACATAGCTTTGTATCTTTCAAAGCATACCTTAAGTCATGTCCCGGCCTTGAGGAGTGAAAGTCTACAAGCTCATAATCGAGTTCTTTTCCTAAAATATCAGCCACCATTTGCGCAAGCTCTAGGTTTGATATTTCTTTCTGTCCCACAAGGTTGTACTTATCCCCATCTGTTGCTTCTTGGGTTAAGAATAAAGAAACGTCAGCAACATTCCTTGCGTGTACATAGAATCTGGTTCCCGGCTTTTTATTGGGATCTGAGTGGATGCTTATTTTCTCTCCGGCCAATATCTTCTTTATACATAAGGGTAGATATTTTTCGGGATGTTGCCTTTCTCCTATTACATTCATACAATTGGTAGTAATAATAGGAAGTCCGTAGGTGTTGTGAAAGGCTATTCCTAATTGCTCTGCTCCAGATTTAGTAGCAGAGTAAGGGTTCTTTGCCATATGACGATCCCACTCTTCGTAAGCGGTTCCAACGGGGGCATCACCAAAAACCTCGTCGGTACTAAAGTTTTGTATATAATCTATAGTGTCACAGTGTCTAGCAAAGTTTAAAAGGTTGCAAGTGCCTACAACATTGTCATAAACAAAGCTAAGAGGATCTTCAATACTTCTATCAACATGAGAGGATGCAGCTAAATGATAAACCACACTCACATTGCCAATCTGCCTTGCCAACTGAGAGTTGATTTCAGCTTTCAGATCGTGGTATAAAAACTTAAACCTCTTATTCCAGCTAGGATTTGCGTCCAAAAACTCGGATATCCTATTTAGATTTCCAGACGTATCTAACCTGTCTAAACAAACTATAAACCAATCAGTATTTTTTAGGAGGTGTTCTATTATGTGGTGGCCAATGAATCCCGCACCACCTGTAATTAAGACTTTTTGCATTTTATAAACTCCTTAAACTCGTCGTTAAGCTCAAAATCACCCCTGTTATACATTCTTGGTGGGTATTTATAGCAATGTTCAACTTGACTATCTTTTAAGTGTGACAGTAGCTTTAAACAGTTCTCCACGAAGAGTGGCGCTACTTTAAGCATTCGCTTATACAAATCAAAAGAGGTGTCAGTTTCAAAGACGGGGTAGGTAGTTTTAGATATGATGGGTCCATAATCTACCTCGTTTGTCATCTTGTGAAACGTAAGACCCTGCTCTGTGTCTCCATTTTTGACGGTATGATCTAGTATGTCTCTACCACCGTATTCAGGCAAAAGACCCGTATGTACATTGTAAGCGTTACTTGTATCCTCTACATATTGATCGTACTGTAACGATAGTTTTATATCACACTCAGTATTTATATCAACTTCTGGCAATCGTATCTTACCAAAGACTGGAGTATTCTTACATGGAACATATCCAATTAAATTATAATTATGCGAAAGGTGATTTACGCAAAGCTCTGTCAAGTAAGAGGAGCCTAAAATAAGTATCCTAGTATAATATCCTCTATATTTCGTCATAATATTTTCCTAACTCAAAAGGAACACCTTGTGTAATGCTCTTTTTGCCAGACGCTTTATATTTTGATTTTGGAAGAACCCTAAAATCAAAACTGACCCTAGTTCTTCCAGTACTGTTTTTTTTATTGCCGTGCGTAAGATTGGCACCATTCCACATATAATATTCACCATAGGAAGCCTCCATCGGAGCAAAGTCTCCTTTATCTTCCTCGCTTTCAACCCAAACAGTGTTAGATTCAAAAGCCTCGGTTAGGGGAACAAAAAAGTTTATTTCATGTTCAGAATGGTTGTAATCCCTATCTTTATGGTATCCACCGACCGCAAGATTCCCTTTCATGTGAATCCTAAAGGTGGGCTTTTTTTGAAAAAGTATATCTTCATCGAAAAGCGGATAAACTTCATTTTCAACGAACCTTCTAAACATCACAAAAAAGCTGTGATCGTCTCGTAGTTTGTAAAAAACTCTATGATATTTAGAAGACTGGTCTGTATCCACATTAAAGGTTTTTAGGTTTTCGTGCAGGGTGGACAGATCTTTTGTGAGAAAGACCTTCTCCAAGGTCTCCGCAAACCTATAAGAGTTTGTATCATACGTTAACTTATTCACCGTAAAATCCCCTTATTGTTTTCGCTATGTCTCGTATTTGATGTATGCTCAACCACCACCCCACCGGTATACAAAGCATTTTCTCTGTAACTTCATCCATTACTGGAAGATTCTGCTTGTCGTATTTTACTAATGCGGCATGCTTGTCATTTCTGGCGTGAACAGGACTTGATTCAATATGATCCTCTTTCAAAAACTCTATTAGCTCGTTTCTTCTGTTTGCCAATATTGTAAAAAGCCAGTAGCTTGATTTATTTCGCGGATCATTTTCTAGCAAGCGAACATTCTTCATGCCTGATAGTTCTTGGTAATATACAGCAGCGTTTTGTCTTTGTGCTTCTATATTCTCTTCAATATAAGGATAATTGCATAGCCCAATTGCTGACGCTATATCATTCATATGAAATTTATAGCCAGCATCTTTTATGGGAAGACCGCTTCTGAAAGTTACATTATTATCTCTATCTAAACCGAACCATCTTTTTCTTCTGGCTTTTGCGGTAAATTCTGGCGGTGTTATCAAAAGCCCACCATCACCGGTAGTTAAAGACTTGATCGCTTGAAAACTAAAGCAAGAAAAATCAATAATGTTGCCTCCGACCAAATTTCCATGCCAAGTGGAACCCCAAGCATGAGCGCAATCCTCTATAACATATAAATTCTTATTATATTTCCCTGCGTATCTTCTTTTTATGGAATTTAGTTTCTTATAATCTATTGGATACCCACCCCAGTGAACAAAGCTAACAATCCTTGTTTTTTCTGTAAGCATCCCTTCTAGTTTATCTAGGTCGATATTCAATGTGTCTTTAGATATATCGCACCATTTAATTGATATGTCATTATGGACAAACGGAAAGATGCCCGCCGCGCAGGTCAAAGGACTGCAAATAGCTATGTCCTTCTTTGTTAATTTTTCTTTTTGCTTAACAAGGTCTATAGCCAAATGAATAGCAGATGTACATGAATTAACCGTCACTATATTTTTGCTGCTAAAGTGCGATGAAAGAGTTTTTTCAAACACTTTATTCTCTGGCCCTTGGGCTAGCTGTCCAGACCACAAAACTTCACTAACTTTTCTTGGGGCTTCGTCAGACATAAAAACCTTGAAGAGCTTTCTGTCTGGGCTTGGAAGATGAGATCTTCCTATACTTATGAGGTTTTGTATCTCCTTTAGCTTTTCCTTTTCGTGTCGCTGTTGAATCCCTTTAGGAGAATACCCATCCTCTCCTCTGGATTTTATTTTCATCCTTACATGTATGCCAAAAAGACAATCTTTCCAAAAGTAGATGTTCTTTGCTTGTGATGGAGGCTCTAACTGATATGTATTCTGCATTGTTGATTCTGTGAAGTTATATTCTCTTTCGGGGTGTTCTTTGAGAATCCTTCTTACATTTTTATCTGCAACACTTTGGCTAACCGATTCGTATGGAAAATCAAGGTGGTCTAAATAAACCTTTGTTCCTGTGTCTCCTTTGTAGAGATCTGTTGGTTGTGGAGTAAAATCAAACTTCGACATGTCCACCATCTTCGTATCCACAAACAAACAATAAACACAAGGAAATGTACTAGAAGGTCTAGTACTTCCGTCTATTGCGTATGGTGTACCAAAGAAAGCAAGACCATTATCGTTCATGTGATTGATTATGGTCTCTAAAGGTGGGGAGATATAAAAATCAGGATCTAAGAAGAGAGCATATCTTGTGTTAATGTGTTCGAGCGATTTGTTTAAGCCCGCAGCATGGTGCCAACTTCCAACGTGAATAGCACGGTTCTTCTTCGGAACTTTTACATATTTTTGCGATATGCCATTTATAATGGTGAAATTTTCTATACCCTCAAGCTCTTCAAGCTTTTTTGCTGGGGTGTTGTTCACAATAAGCCATTTGAGGTCTTTTGTGTTGTAGTGTGACATTGATTTCCAGTTTGATTTTATAAACTGAGTACAATTCCAAGCCGCACTAACTATCGTTATGTCTTTATTTGTTAGTCTCATCTTCTTGTAACCTTTGCTAACCTCAGATGTATGTCATTCTTTTCAACAATCTCAAGAGGGTCAAGCCTTTCGACATTGTATCCATCGTCTTTTTCCAAGCTGTCAATCAAATTCTTGCATCCAAAATCATCTCTGTTTTCGTAGTAATCGTCAAATATAACAACCGTTTCTCTGTCCATTAGATGTTTGACATACCCCCAGTCGCTAGCGATTGTTTCTACTGAATGTCCCCCGTCAATGAATACAAAATCTATGAATCTATCTGGCGAAAACTTTTTTAGCGTGTTTTTTGTGTTACCGACATGGAGCTTATTGTTTATACCCGCTTTGTCTAGTCTCAGTTTTGTCTTTCCGAGTTTGGCTGATCTTTTTCCGTTAAATTCTGACTCCATAAATTCCTTGTCGCCCCAATCAAAAATATCAAAGCCGTAATAAAAAACATCATCGTTTCGTCCGACGTGTTTTTTTGCTTCATTTACCATGTGAATCGCACTGTTTCCACAATGTGTCCCAATTTCCAATATGGTTTTGGGCTTTCTTTTGGCCACTTCTTCAATTAGCGTTACATATCGCCCACGTAGTGCCATGCTTCACCTGACCTTATTTCTTCTAGAGTCCATTGTTGATAAGCTAAGTTTTTAAAAAATCTTCTATCCATAGGTGGATTTTCTATATCCTCAATTTTACCTAAAGTTCTAGCGGGATTTGTGAATATCACTGGAACCCCTTTAACTAAAGCGTCAATTCCTGCGTTGGAATGGTCTGTGACCAAGGCCCAAGCGTTTTTTATTGCGCTTTCTATAGGATTGTCGTATTTGCTAGATACCACAATTTTCCTATCGGTATGTTTTTTTAGTTCTGATATTGTTGACCTGAGCCACCCCTCTAACCCCAAGAATTCCTCCATGTATTCTGAAGGTGGAACAACTACAATATGATCTCCGTTTTTTCTCCAATCCTTTAAGCTTATATTGAAGCTTTTAAATCTATCCTCTGGGTAATTTCCTTTTCCGTTATGCCATAAGCTATTATGGGTTATCCTGTAATAGCCATCATACATTTCTGGTAAGGTAGATCGCAAAAAGTACCCATGATCTATATGCCAATAATCCCTAGCCCTGTTTATACCTTCTCCTGCACCACGAAGTATTCCGTAGCTGGCAACACGAGGAATGATAGCGCCAATGGTTGCCATCATTTGCAATTTGCTAATATGTATAATCTCGCCTCCACACCCATCAGAAAACGCTTTTCCTACAACCTTGCTTCTTTCGTGGGTTGTAATGATTGTTTTCGGTGGAGACACCTTCATTCTACTCAGGATTAATCGACCCTTTCATGCTGGGAAGGCCGTGTTTTTTCCAATGTATGCCTTTGTTGTGGAATATATAATCGGCAAATGGTCCATACTCAACCACGTTGCTTTCGTGACAGTTGGCAACATCTCTGGTCGGGATTTGGGGGTTTTCTTCCACAACTTTTCTAAATACGTACCCATCGTCCCATCGTAAATATTCTCTAAACTCACCGCTTCTAAACTTATTGATCACTAAACCCAGAATAACGGCTCCCATTTCTTTTAGATTAAATCCGATTATGCCAGATTCTATACCGGTGTTGGATTCCCTTCTGTAGCTTCCCAGATGATAAAACATGGAAGCACCGTCAAAAATCTTATCTATGTTTTCTGCTGGTAGTTTTTTAGTGAAGATTGTGTCCGAGTCTATAAAGATGATGGCGTCATACTCGTGTTTATAATCAAGAGCCTTATTCAGGGCTACTATTTTTCTAAACCACTGAGAAGCTCTATTGTTAAACTTTTGAGCTTTACCATATTCTCCCTCAAATTTTCCACCAAGAAAGGTAGGTATAATATCTTCGTTTTCTTTGAGCCATTGAGCTAACCACTCGTCTTGCTCTAAATTATAGAAGATAAACTTTCTATGCTTCGGTATTTCCTCGTCAATACCATCTTCGTATGTAATCAAAAGATCTCCTTCTGTTTTGTTAAAAACAAAGGACTCTATCATTTTCTTACCAGTAGCTTCGTAAAGCTTTTTGTTAAACGATGTTACATATAATGTTTTCATTTTGTCCTCAAAAAGAGTAGAGCATAAGGCATTTGTTTTTTAGGATTATGCGACTAGCTCCGAGAGCTTCCATAAGGTCACAGCATCGGTCTTTGTCTTCGTTAATTTCAAATACCACTACGGGCTTATTTTTCTTCAGGGTTTCTATAGCCCCTTTGAGAACCCTTAGTTCGTGACCTTGGGTGTCAATTTTAATTAGTCCAACATTATCAAAATCGTGAGAGTCCAACGTTCTTACAGCTACCACATCATCCGGGCCAAACACTCGATTCTTTAGTCTGGCATTGTAGGTTATCATGCAGTCTCCACAATTTTTTACGCTTTCAACCATATATCCAGTTGAATTTCTATCTGATAGCCCGTGCGTAAAAATATCTACATTGTTTATCGTTTCAAGATTTTTATTTAGGCACTCTAGGTTTTTTTGAACAGGTTCAAAGGCATGAACTTTTTTAAATAACTGAGAGAGAGGTCTGCTCCATATACCTACGTTCGCTCCGACATCAACAAAAGCCCCAAAGTTGGTGACATGGCCCATTGCAGCTTCCCTAACTTTTCTTTCGTAGTATAGGTCTGTATGCATTGGGTTGGAATTTGGCTTCTTGTGTTCTAGTATCTTTTTTGTGATGAGTTCATCACCGTCAGGAACTGACCATACTTCATTTAGTGCTTGCATTAATTTGTTTCCTTAATCTTTGCCAAGGTAACCCTTCTTTCATTTCCGCAAGGGACCATTCGGCATATGATATATCATATAACCATTGTTTTCTATTTGGCTTGCCTATTTTCTCTATCTTTTTAATACTGTGTTCAGCAACATCGTAAGCCAAGCAAATAGGGTCTTCAGTTATTACTGGAATACCATTAAATACAGCGTCAACCGCTCCATTTGACGTTCTTGTTATGGCGCACCAAGCATTTTTTAAGTCCTCTTTAATCGGAACTTTTGTGGCGTCGGTGATTGTTATATCACTTACGTCTTCGGGTGGTCTGATCCTATTTCTTATTTCCTTGTCGCCTATAGGGTGTGTTCTAAAAACAATCGGCCTGTCTGTATATTCTCTAACCCTTTTAACTAGGTTGTGGTAGTAATCCGTTGGGTCTGTCCAGAGATTAGACATTGGGTCGCTTTCAGTACCTACATGAGACAGGCCAGCACCATAATGTGTTTGACCGATAATCAGAATGTGGTCTCCCGAAGTTCGCCACTCCTTGATTCTAATTTTTCTTTTTTGAAACCTGTCACTGGGGCTATTTTCGTTGTAGAAATTTGCTCCGCGTTTGATTCCATCAACACCAATAGCAAAATACCTTTGATGTGTATCTTTTTTGCGATTGTCTTCTAAAATTCCACAATCTAATATTATCCTTTGCTTATTCATTTCTATCTGTTTGTTTTTTATAACAACTCTTAGATAGCCTTCTTCAGCCATTCCAGCCGGATCGGAATGAAAACAAAGAGATTCGTATCTAGTAACTTCAGCTACTTGAAAAGATGTGTCACAATGTTCTAATTTGTGAATGTCGTCTTTACATTTTATATGCTCTACTTCGTCTCCAGAACTAACCACACCTTCAGTGAAGGAATTCATTATGTCTTCCAATCCCCTTTTTGTGTGACATATAGCAACTTTCATGCAATCGCTTCCTTCTCTTTAATTTCTTTGAGGGCTTCTAGCCACTCTTCTGCATAATCGCAGTCTTGGTAATTTTCAAACCACGGACCACCATTTGTGTAATGAACAACGGCTGGGATTGTTTCTGGTTTGTCATACTCCCCTTCAAGCCAATTCCACTCTAGGGGCAGACTGCCTATTTCTTCGTCCTCTAGCCATGAAAATCTGTGCAAAAAAGCTCCTGTCGCATTGCTGGCCTGATATGGTCCGATAATTTTATTCTTTGGGTGTCCACAATTCCACAAAACGCAACTCGACCAGTTTTTCCTTGGGTACGCAACCTGTTTTTGTCCATCCATTTTTACCATTGTTCTTGGGACATAATCGTGCTGAACACACATGACGGCGTACTTATCATCAGCCATAGCAAACAGTTCTGAAATATCTTTCGAGAACATAAAATCACAGTCTACAAATAAAGCCCATCCTTCATAGTTGCAAAGATATGGAACAAGGAATCTTGTGTAGGTAAATTCTACAGAAGCCCCTTCTCCCGGTTTATCATCCGTTCGACTGTAAAGCCCCGCTTTTCTTACATCTTCTTGCTTGATTGGGTAGACTTCCAAATTTTCCGAAGAACAGTGTTTGGCAAGCGTGTGCTGGGCTACTTTGTAGGCATCTACCTCTCTGGAATCCCATCCTATAAAAACCTTCATTCCCATCGTCTCCTATCAAGAAAAAGCTGTAAATCTTCTGGAGTACCCAAACCCCACATTTTTTCTATGTCGAATGTTTTTATCTTTTTTCCGTCTTCAATTGCTTCATTGAAAACTGGACATACATAAAATTCATTATTGACCCGTTTATTCTTTTGTATCATCTGTTCAGCATATTTTACATAATCACTACCTTTAGACCAATAATAAATGCCAACAGTTGCCTTGTTACTAATTGGCTTTTTCTCAGCCACCTCGGTAACAAAACCATCTTTATCTAACTTAGCAAAGCTCCATTTTGGGTGTACCGATTCAAATGTTAATATGCCGCCATCAACACCATCGGCTTGCATTGAGTAGAGAAACTCCCCGCTTACCCATTCAACAAATTGGTCTGAATTTGCCGTTAGTAAAGGTTGGTCGTTATCTATAAACTCTTTTGCTAGCAATGTTGTACATGCAGCACCCTCTGTCAATCCGTCAACCTGAACTATTTTGCAGTTTGGCGTGATTAGATTAAGAAGGTACTGTAGATTATATTTGTCGTAGTGGTCTTTTTGCACTATGTAAATATATTCTGCCTCTATGCCAAGATTTTCAACAACCGTTTGAATCATTGGCTTTCCATTTACCTCGATCAAAGGTTTTGGAAATGTATATCCAGCTTGCTCAAATCTAGATCCAGCCCCAGCCATGGGTATTAATACTTTCATGTTTCCACCTTGCCATTTGCGTTTTGTGATTACGCCCTCTGCTTCATCTATAGCCCTGTTTATGTTTTCGAGGTTTACATCTTTTAATCCTTGAACCCCTAAAAGATGCCCGCCAGACTCACGCGCGGCTTCCCTGCCTATCTTGGAGTCTTCGATAATAAGGGTTTCTTTTGGTTTAACCCTCGCCTCAACCATGCACCTTAGATAGATTTCAGGATGTGGTTTTGGATGTCCCACGTCTTGGTTAGAAAAATACTCATCAATATGATCTAAATAACCCGCCCTCAGTAACATTAATTGCATGCTAGAGCGTATGGAGTTAGACGCACAGTAAACTTTATAACCCCTACTCTTTAGTCCACGCAAAACGGAAACGATTCTTTTGTGGTCATGTGAATTAACTCGCTCTTTGATAATGTCGTGTGTGTATTCTTGCTTTTTGTTGTAAATCTCAGTAAAAAACTCCTGCGGCAGACCTTTCTCGTCTTTGAGAATAAGCATTTTCTTTCCGGTGGAAAGACCATCATACTTAGCTAAATGCTCTTCTCTTGAGATTACGTACTTTTCATCTATAGACGCCAACGCCCTATTAAAGGCGTCGTAATGAAAATCACGAGCCTCTACTAAAACTCCATCTAAATCAAAAACTATCAGCTTAATCATGAATAACGTTTGCCTCTTAACTTCATCGGAAAATCTATTCTTTTTACTGGTATATTTTCTTTAGTTAAATGATACTTTAACAAGTGTTCTGGATGCACCATTTGGCCGAAGTGTGCGTTTGCATATACAGGAACATAGTGATACAAAGACATATAAGTGGTCATTAATTCTTTAGACCCAAAAGCAAAAGAATCCTGATAACCATCTCTTCCGTCTGTCCCATAAGGTATTACTAAATTTTCGCTGTTTAAATCTTCGTCGGTAATTTTTCTGTCATAAGTAATTTCTGTTCTACACCTAAAAACAACATCGTATTCATCTACTGAATTCTTCGGCAATAAGCCAAGGCATTTTGAGTTTGTGTAAAGCATGCACATCATGCGCTCCACGCTAGTTTCGGGAGCTTTGTTCTCTCTGAGGTAACTTCTTTTAGCCAGAAGATCTCGAACAACCTCCAAGTACTTGTCACAAGATGTAAAATGATAACCTGCCGGTTTGTATAAATCTAGAAATTCTTCTTCTGTTCCATTTTCAGAAAATCTCTGGGTTACGTTGTCCTTTTGAAAGTTGCTGGGTGAGAATTTCCACGCATAAACATATACGTCTGCATTTGTAGGACGAATGATATTCTCAAACAGGGACTCGTAGCAATCTTTAAAGTTTCTAAGCTGTCCCGATAAACAAACTGCTGCTCTCATAGCTTCTTTCTTGGTGTAATACCTTGTTCACAATTGCTAAAGATACCTTTGTCGTGAATGATTTTAGGTATCACATAAAAGGAATTGATTTCATGGTGCATGCCGTTTAATTGTGAATCAATTGGATTGATAGGATCTAGTTCTAGAATTTTGTTGAACATGCCTCTTCTAATAATCACCCCGTGTAGGCCACCGCATGTAAAGTGAGCTTCCGAAACTTTGCCAACAGAAATGCTTCCGTGTTCGTTGTATAATCTTTCCGCAGTTAGATTCCACTCGTCATCAGCCTCTCCTATCCACCAGCCGAGAAATAAAATGTCGTATGGCAAGGAATCAATATTTGTTTGTTTATCAAGTTTTTCCAGTACGTCGTCAAATCTTTCTGTAAAATAAGCGTCATCCTCTAGTAAAAGAATACTATTAAGCCCGTCTTCTTTGGCTTTTTGGATTATGGCTTGATGGGACATAAAGGCGTTGTAGTGGTTAATCTTTGTAACTTCGTTTCCGTAGCTCCAATTTTCCACTGGAGGGTTTGGGTCGTCTACCCTATCGTATTCTGATGCGTCTAGCGTTTTGCCATCTCCAACCACAAACCTTTCAAACTCAAGACCTTTAGCGAGACATTGCTTTTCTAAGTCGAGCCACTCTTCTTTTCTTTTGTCTAAACATAAACAAACAGCTTTATCTATTCCGAGCATTTTTTCATTTCACTTAAAAAATATTTGGCCATAGCTTCTGTAGTCAGATGCTTTTCTGTATACTCTCTAAATCTTTTTAAGAGAGAGGTGTATTCATAGAAGTCAAAGTTCTTTCTGTCTATATAGCCCCTATCCTCTCCCGGCAGTATCTGCTTAGACGTTCCTATAAAGGTATCTTTTTGAGGGTTATAAGGTCTAATTGTACCGGGGTGTAAACCACTGAGCTTTTTCGCTTCAACACACAGGTCTTTTGGAAAGTTAAAAAGTGTGTTTGTGGGGCATTTTTCTATGTCTGTAAAATATGGTATAGAACCGCAAGCAAGTATCTCATAGTGCCTCATACAGTCCCAACCGGCCTGCATGTCATCTTCTCTGGCTTTTTTGCAGGTATAGGCAAAGTAGCTTTGCGAATACATGTCATAATATGAATCTTCGGTGTCATATATATAGGTTTTTTGATGGGGGTCATCAAAGTGCATGTAGGCAGGAACTAGAGGAGCAAAATCAAACTGTCTTGTAAATGCCTCTTCCTCTCTTATTTTTTCTTTAGGTAGAGAAAAGGAAATAGGTTTAGCTATTGAAGAGTATTGCTCCGCAAGTTCTCTTTTAAAGTAAACGCCGAGAGAAGCAAGTTTCGCATTAATCGGTTGTCTATCCCAACCATCTACGATGGCGACTTGTTTTTTGTCGTAATAGCTCAGTATTGATAGAATTGTTGCTGTAGTGCTATTAGGATTATTTATCTCCGTATGATGTATTGGGCATACGATCATATCATAATACTTGTTTCTTATCTTGCCCCCTATATCATCTCTATCCACTTCGAGATCCGGCAATAGGCCATAAGTAGTAAAACCCTTGCCCCATAGATCCTTTAATTTATTATCGTCAGCATCGTCGTAAAGATGCCACAGTTTGGCACAATCTACTACATCTTCCCCAAGAAGAGACCTAAGACCATGAAACAACGTATCTGACTGATAGTCTCCAACATTTTTTGAGTTTAAATTACACTCATATATGATTGGGCAATATAGAATTTTCATTTTTCTTTACTTACTATGTCGGTTATAACGTCTTTAGAGTTAGGAAACTTTGGCTTCCAGCCTATAGATTTTAGCTTGGAATTATCAACCTTGATGATTTTATTATCACCCTTCCAAGTTGATTCTTCCCCAAGCCATTTTAGAGGTTTTTGTATCTGTAATCCATCCATAACAGCTTCGGCCACCTGTTCTATATTTATGGAATCATCAGGTACAACATTGTATTCTTCATATTGTTCCAAATCAGATCCCGCCAGTAAAACTAAAGCTTCTAGTAAATCCTCTATGTGGCAAAAGGGTTTATTTGAACCGGGGTAGCTTCCCAAAACTTCTAGATATGGATTTTCACTACGTAGCTTTCTAATAAAGTCTTTAACTACGCCGTGAGTTAACCCACCACCAACCGTGGCACAAAGTCTGGCAGAAGCCGCCTTAATTCTTCCCATGTTGGCATATGTTTCCAAGATGCTCTCAGAAGCCCTTTTTGTCATCCCGTAAACAGAAGTCGGACGAGTGTTATGCTTTTCTTTGTAGATGAGATTATCTGGAGAACGATCAGAATTAAATAACCAGTCGCCGTAAACAATTACGGAAGAGGCCAGTACGACCTTACAGCCTTCAGGAGCGTAATGAGCCACTTTTTGGGTGCTAACCATATTATCTAATATGATTTGATGTGGATTTTCCTCGTCTATTTTTACTAAAGGGTTGCTAGCTAAATGAAATATTACTTCTGGCTTATGTTCTTTACACAGATTTTCAAAGTTAAAGTATGTGTACCTAGATTGATCCGTTTCTCCCAAGTCTATGGCGTAATGTCTTTGTTCTACCCTTCTGTCCCTTTTGTTAACTAGTATTGGTCTGCGGGATAGGGTTATGACATCGTGGCCAAGTAGTCTTAGTTTGACAACTAAATGACTACCTATAAAACCTGTTGCACCTGTAACGAGTATTTTCATTATTCTCTTATCATGCTATTAAGAAAGTTTATACATTTTTCTGCTTCTTGTGGCATTTCTAGTTCTTCAAAAATTTTGGCAACCCTGTGAAAGTATGTGTGGTTGTTCAAAACACAATCATGGCCACGTTGTATGTAGGGAATTCTCTCTTCGGGGTTATTTATGTAATATTCGATTAGTTTCTCAAATTCTTCCGGCGTTTTTGCAAACACCATTTCGTCATTAGTAAACACATCATTCGCCATAGATTCTACATAGTCTGACACACAGAAACCACCGCTCATTAGTATCTTAAATGGTCTTTCGATGATGTCGTATCCAAAGTCTTGAGAGTGAGGCTCACTAACATTAGGACAAACAGTAGCCGATCTAAAAACGTGCTTGACATTTTCGTTCTGAATACGACCCATATATTGAATAACAGGCCAGTTGGAGCCGCCAAATATTTTGACATTAAACTTCCCTACCGGATGACAAAGCCTAAGCAAGTACTTATCCAAACACCGCGCTTTATACGGCCAATAGCCACCAACAAAAGCAACATCAGACTTTAAAAAATCAACCTCTCCGGCTTCGGCATAATCAAACACGTCCGCCCCGTGAATGAGAGAGACGGGTTTAATTCCAACCGTTTTCCATCGGTTGTGTGTTTCTTTTAGCCAGTTGTCGTGATAATGGTTGTGAACAAAGTTTGGCTTATCGTGTTCACGCTTGAGTCTTTCTATCCATACAATTTCTGCTTTATTTGCTGTTAATATTGGATATTTTTCACTGTCTATGTGATTTTGCATATCGCCCCAGTCAGAAGCTCTCATAACAACTTTTAGATGAGGTCTTTCGGCTATGCAGTTAAATACAGCCCTGTCTACGTTATATGTTTGACCCATAAAGATATCAGGTTCAAACTCGTCAAAAGCGTCATAGGCAGATTTGCTTTGAATATCCCATATAGCAACTTCATGCCCAATGGCTTGAAAAACTTTAGCCCACCCAAGTCTAATATAGTAATGGGCGTGAGGACCGTCGTTGCTGATCATTATTTTCATTGTTCTAAATCTCTAAGAGAGTTTATTTCTCGTATGCTCATACCTTCTGGTTCAAGAGCTTTGATTTTCGCACCTCTGTTTAGCATTGTGTTAAATAGCTCAAAGGGATACATCTTGTTTCGTTTTCTGTCCAAACATAAACTTTTAAACGTTTCTAATTCTTTTCCTTCTAGGTAAATTATCTGCGCCCATTTTGTCTCTAACCCATAAGAAAAGTTAGTTACTACGCCGTCTATTACAGTTACGCCCACGCTTTCTTCTTTAAATCTACCTTGGGAGTCAACTAGAATACAAGACCCATCCTTTGTGATGTCTTTTATTGACTTGGGGTTGAAAATTAAGTCTCCGTATATAATTAAAATTCGATCATGTATAGAATTATTAATCGCCAGTCTAAGGCTCTCTACTATGTTGGTTTGATCGTAAAGTTGATTTTCTATAACCCTAGCTTGCTTTGGTAAAACTTTAATTATTTTATCAGCCTCAAACCCAACGACTGTAATTATTTCAGAAAAGGGAAAAAGGTTTTTTGTATCGTTAATAATTTTTGTAATTATAACATCTTCATGATTAAGGGGCAGCAAGCATTTAGGGCCATAGGATTTCATTCTATGGCCCATTCCTGCTGCTGGTATAATTACGGTCAATTCTTTATCTCTTACCGTTCCAGCACCAGATTTTTTAGCTGACGTTATAAATCTGTTTTTAGACATTTGCCCTGCTGTGAAGTTTGTCTCTGACTCTAGCCCAGTTTTGTTCCCATACCGACTTGTTAACGACGAAACTGGAATTGTCTCCGGTTATTCTTACCTTCGTAAGAGACTCTGGGACGTGAGCGATGACGTATTTTTCGCTAATTCTCATCCATAAGTCATAGTCTTCGCAAGTTCTCATGTTTATGTCATAGAATCCGGTGTCCTCTTGTGTGTCAGACAACGCCTGTTTGCTTATTAAAGAACCACTATGAATTATACATTCTTCCAGAAGTCTTCTTCTGCTATACGGCTCTTTAAATTCTCTTATTGTCTTTTTTGTTTCAGTGTGGTATGTGTCATAGTCTGCATACACCACGCCAATGATTGACATGTCTTGTGACATAACATTAACACAAGCGGAAATTTTGTTCTCGTACATTTCATCGTCGGCATCAAGTATCGCATATACCTCTGCGTGAGGCCATGTATATCCTATGCCCCAGTTTCTAGCATCGCTGGGTCCGCCGTTTGGTTTTTGTATTACAACATATTTAATATTGCCGTTTTCACCCATGTTTTCTTGAAAAAACACGCGCTGGTCTTTATAAGTGTCGGAAAGTTCTTTGGTAAAGAAGGTTCTTGCTGTATCCAAAGACTTATCGGTTGATCCATCGTCGATCACACATATTGTCAATGGGCCTATATAATCTTGCTTAAAAGCACTCTCTATAGACTTGCTTATATACTCTTCGTCGTTATAACAGGCTATAAGTACAACGACTGTTGGACTACTCATTTTCCATTTGTTCCCATGTACGAACTACGTCCATTCCAGAATCTCCAAAGTCAGAGTCCTTTTGGATGGCTTCTATCTTAGATAACAGGGGGTTTGTCTGATTTCCGTTCAAGAACTTATGCATAACGCACTGAACTGTAGTTCCATTAATTCCGTCATCGCCTTTAATGTATCCTACAGAATCTAACTCATAGTTAACTTTATGGTTAATCAATGTGATAATATCTTTTCTGGGCGTCTTGCCAGCCTTTAGCACAGAATAGTAGCCATTTTTGAAGTTAGAAAAAACCAAGTCTATGCACTCAAGTTCTGTAAGATCATCATCAAGAATGTTAGACACCTTGAAATCTACATCAAAATCTTCCAAGCTGTCTTGGGCTTTTTGGATAACGTCGAAGTGAGGTATGGAGGAGTTGTTTGCGATTAATATATGGCTTGGCTCACCATCTATTTCTTTAATCCCATCAAAGGTTGATTCCAAGTCAGCCAAGGCGGTTTCTTTGTCAAGATCTTTATTTGCACCGTCGCCTAGAATTACAACAAACCCAAGAGGCGTTACCAACTCGTTATTAACCTGTTCTATGGGGTTTTCGTATTCGCTAGCCCAATCGCTTTCTCTATAGGCGTTACACCAAGCTTCAAGAACATAGAATTCATTTTCTTCCAAATCTTCGGCTTCGATAATATCAACGCCTTTTGATCTGAACTTTTCTATTCTTCCCAGTTTGCAATCAGTTTGGGTTTTTCCTATATAATTAGCAAAGACACAATCCTTGCAAGCTGTAGTTAGGTCGTTCACGGCCTTTCTCCTTCCACTATCATTTTGAAGCCTTTGATTCTTTGCTTGGTAACTCTGATGCCTTGAGATTCTAGAAAGGTTTTTAAGTCTTCCATCGTTGAATGACCCATTTTGACATCCCAAGCTTGACTAAACTCTCCGTGTATTAAAGAGTTAAGTGTTTTTAGATCTATTGCTTGTTTATAAAAAAGACGACACACTTCAAGTATGTCGGTTCCACCAACAGTAATTTTTCCACCATGACGTAGTTTTGATATCCAATGAGCCAAAACATGTCTAGACTCTGACCACTCTAAAAAATCTAAAACATCTATTGCCACCAATTCTTTACACTCGGAATTAGAGACAATATCGTCAATATTTCTTATATCGCACTTAACAATGTTTGTTTGTTCTTGATTTGCATTCTCTAGAGAAACAGTTTCGCTTTTTCTCTGCAACGTAGGATCTATATTTACATATCCGCTTTTGTAGTTTTCGCTACCTATTGCTATATTTACTTTCATCTTAACCCCTAAAACACATTTTTGCCGCCCTTTGGAACAATGAGTCCCAGTTGCCAACAAAATTTTCTTGAGAAAAATTGTCCACTATGGTCTTCCTTGCCGCTTCACCCATCTTCTTTGCTAGATCTTCGTCATTTAACAAATCAACGAGATATTGCTTTAATTCGGCCTCATCGTTGCTGATAAAACCGTTTACTCCATTTTCTACAATTTCTGGTATCATGCACGTAGATGTAGTAACAACGGCGCATCCACACGACATGGCTTCCAGCAGCGCTGTAGGTACAGGCGATATAGTAGAAGTGTTTAGGAATATCCTACTGGACTGATATTCTTTTACCAAATCTTCTGTGCTTTTTGCTGCTTCTGATAACCCCGGAGTATCGCCAACAACATGAATTGGTAGACCCGAAGAGACCCTTTGCCATATACCAAACCCACAACACCAGTCACGATTAATCCAATCATTCACAACAGAAAGAATTCTATTTTCTTTTTGTATAGAATTATCTGCATAAAATAGGTTGCTATCTACGCCATGGGTAATTACTATAGTATCATTTCTTGACTCCCATTGCCAGTCGTTAATGCTATAGTTTGAAATAAACACATTTACGTCGCCTCTCATGTGTCTTGTTTGAAACTTTACATCTTCGCTCCAATAAGGAACTGGCAGAGTATGTTCTAGGCTGACCAAAGGAAGTTGCAGGCTTCTTGATATTGGGTGAGCAACTTGAAACTGGCCAAATTTATTTTGGGAAAGCACCAAATCAAAGTCTACGTCTAGCGGAAGTTGACCTTCACCTAGCTCTTTGTTTAGAAGATGGTAATTGTCTGGAAGAGGAGCGTGCGTAGTATTCCAGTCTTTTATGCCTTCTGCTCTGTATGCATAAAAATTGTGTCCTGTTTTAGCTAACGAAGTTTCATACCTCTCATGTGTAGGAAAGGTAAGTATGTTTAATGGCTCGTTAAACTTTCTAGTGGCCGCTCTGGTTATAGATGCTACTGGATTAGTCATTTAATAGCTCTTTGATTCTATTTCCTATGTTTTCGTGAGAATACTCGAAGGCTCTCAGCAACCCTTGCTGTCTCATCTTTGAATATTTGGGATCGCTGTCATTGTGCATATCGTACACTCTTCTCATGGCTTGTCGCAGTTCGTTAATATCAATCGAACACCAATTTTCTTCTGAGGTAAACAAATCTGCAAATGTCTCTGTCATTCCGAATACTGGCTCTTGTCTCCCAGACACCAAGACACCAGCATCTCCAACAAAATCAGCCATTCCTCCCACATTTGTACAAATCGGAGTATTTCCAAAGCCCATCGCGTCAAATGCTGGTATACACCAAGCTTCTCCGTAGCTGGGCATGACAAAACAATTACAGCTTTTATGTAGTCGCAACATGTCATTTTCAGACAAAAAGTCCGAGATGATTAAATCCTCTTTATAATCGTCAATAGAGGGATACTTTTTAAGACCTTCTTTAATGGAATTGCATAAGTGTTGAATTTCAAGGGCGCATTGTTCCCCGTCTAATCCCGGCTTAGTGGATTTAATCAGAATAGACACGGGTTCGTGCGAATCAAACTCTAAATGAAAAGCCTTTACAAAAGCTTCAAGATTTTTTCTTTTATTTAACTCACCTATAAAATAGAATACAAAATTATTCTCTATGTTTGGTATACCTAGTTTTTTATATCCAGACTCAAACTTTGAGAAGTTTGTTGCATGGGGTACAACATTTATTGGTATTGTTACCCCGCTGTCTTTAGAAGCTTGAACCATTTGATTATTTATAACCCAAGCTTCATCCATGCAGTTGATTTTTCTGTGCCAATTAGAATTGGTAAAGTTGCTTGTTTCTGTTGCATATAAAGCTATGTTTTTATCAAACCTACCGTTGTAATCCATCATATGAGGAAGGACGTGCTGTATGCATATATCACTCCCTAAGCTATCTTTGCTTTCTAGTTCTAATATTCTTTGGGGAAGATCGGGTTGGTTGTTATTAAGCTTGATAGCTCTAGGAACAACATCAATTCCAGCGGCATCCATTGACAGAATGTAATCAACGGCTGCCTGTCCCCATCCAGTACCTTCTCTGTAACAACCTATGTATAAGACTTTCATTTAATTAATTCTTTTCTTTTCATTTCCCATGTGTTTCTTCTTTGGCAAAGGTCGGCCATCATTTGATAGGCAATTTCAATATCAAAAGGTTTAAACTCTGGTCTTACAAATTTATAAGAATCTTCATTTAAGTACATCTCGCCAGCGCCCTCGATATACATACCATACTGCAAGTCTCTTACCATGCGAGCGTGCATGTAGGTGTTCAACCGCTCTGGTTCTCCAAGAACATTTACAATTAACCACTCCACATATTCTTTTGGGGGTAAATGACCCGGAACATCTGTAGGCGGATGGTGTATTCTTGGGGGAGATTTCCAAGTCTGTTCTTCTGGTAGAACTTCTACGCTGTCAAAATATTCTTGCCATTTTTGTGCGGTTTGATCGTAGGAATAGTGTTTCTTAAAGTTGTTGTATACTTTTTCTCCAAACTTTTGTCTTTCTGCTTCAGGAAGTTCAAAGAATTCTTTTATTGCATTGGCTGTATAGTCATTGTCTGGAATAGCTCTGTTACAGCCTGTCTCCAATTCGTTGTATAGAGCTTTAACTTTTAGGGGTATCCCCCCAAGTTTTCTGACTACGCTGCTCATAGCAGAATAGTCCACACTCATTACGGGTACGGCACACGCGGCAGCTTCCACTTGTGGTAAACCAAAGCCTTCACTGTTGGCGTATTGTATGTAAAGATCAAAGGTGTTCATTATGCTAGAAAGAAATTCGTAGCTAACGCCATTCTTGACGCTGGCTAGACCTGCTGAATTACCACCGCATCTTGAACATTTTGTACGAGCGTCGGCAAAGAAGGACGGAAAGGCATGACCACAATCAGCACATACGTATGTAAAAATAACCTTGCTTGATAGTCCGTATTGATTAATAAGTTTGGGGATGTCCCAACCCAAGTCTGGATAACTAGTGTGGCAATACAGGTAAACGTCTTGTCTACCACTTTGATCTATAAACTTTCTAAAAGAGTCGAATAGATCTGGAAACAGTTTGCGCCTTTGGTTACGCATGACCGTTCCAACTATACTTATGTCCGAATCAAGACCCAAGCTTTCTTTGTGAGCCTTTTTATCTTCTACGGGTTGATAGGCAGCATCTGCTGATGGTGGAGCAGATCCCAAGCAATTAATCTTTCCGTTGGATTCTTTTTTGAGAATTTCGTATCCCCAGTCAGAATAATTAAAAACACCATTAGCATTAGAATAAGTGGCTACCCATTGTTCGTTTTGAGGGGCGGCATCAACTGTAGGCATAATAGCCCAGTTAAAAAACTGCCTGAAAGGAGATCTTTCTTGATATTCAAGCATCCAGAAATCTCGAATGTCAAAAACAATGTCTGGCCTAAATTCCAGCAAGGCTTCCTCAAATCGCCACTCGCCAAACTGGTTAGTCAGCTTTGAGTTGTACTCATCGACCTCCTGTTTATTTGTAGTGTCTGGCATGTTAGAATAAAAAGTCCAAGGAGCATTATTTTCGTGATGTTCGCCATAACTAGCAAACTCAGCTAATTCATATTTGCCGGATTCATAAAGTCTTTTCATTACCTCTCTACCATAAGTGGCATAACCGGTGTTTAGGTAAGTTGCTTCGCCGCAAAATAGTATTCGTTTTTTTCTCATTAGATATTAGCGTCTCTTAAAATTTCAATAATATCTCGTATTTTACTAGTTAGTTCTGCTTTGGTGCATGACAGGTATTCACAAATTTCTGCATTTGTAAAATTAGATAGTTTCAGCTTCAGTATAAATTTCTGTTCGCTTGTTAGGTAGTCGGGTTCAATCTCAAAAAACGACCGCTTGTCTATAAAGTGCTTGCTAGCAGACTTCATAAGCTCGTTGTTGTAGAACAGCCTTAGTTTTTTACTGCTCTTCTCTTTTCTTTTTAAAGAAAGTATCTCATTTCTTATACAAACAGATGCGAACGTTGAAAACTTCGCTTTGCTTTCGTCATGATTGCGTACAGCTTTTAGCAACCCTATCAATCCCACCTGCACGTAGTCTTCTATAACGCTATTGTCATCTAAAAAAGAAAGAGCTTGAGAAACAACTAATCCATAATGTTCACGAACCAGTCGATCCTCAAGCTCTTCTTTTTGTTTGCTTGAATCTATCTCATTTTTCATTTAGGACTGCTTGTTGTTTCTCTTCAACTTTATAACCCGTAGGCTCATTGTTGAAGAGTTTGAATTCTTTGACACGAAAACGGGTCTGAAGTCTTTTCTTTCCGTCTTTGTCTGTCCAAGATTTATTCTTAGCGGAGGTTACAACATCCACGATGTCCCCCTTCTTACAATGGTTTCCCAATGTAACAGCGCCAGAATCCCAAGCCTCAAAATCGAAATAGTTTACCGTCTTCTTTTTGTCTCCACCCTTTTCTTTGCGGTATTCATTAATGGCCAGCGTAAATGTAACAAGCTGTGTGTTATCCAGATTGACCAATTTAGGGTCCGCAGTTAAACGGCCAATAAAGCGACAGTAATTTGAAATTGAATTCATAGCTCCCTCGTCATTCAAGTGTTGGTAAAACAAATCCCTTTCATCCTTAATATACCGATCTTAGAAGAATTTTACAACAACTAAAGTTCTAATATTTGATCGACTATTACTCCGTCACGTTCTCCCTGTACAGATTTTCCAATAATAAGAACATTGTTTCCTGTATATAATAAATTTTTGTAGTTTTCCCAAGGTTCATTAAATACGGTAATGTTTTCAAGAACTCCTGTTCCATCTTCTACTGCAAGAAAGCCCATCTCTTTACCCTTTTGCTTTCCTTTTTTAGTTATATACTTTCTTATATCTGTTAAGGTAACAGCCAATTTAACTGGCCCCTCTTTGCCTTGAACAACCTCCTTGCAGGTTGTGTCAGACCTACTTGTGTCGCAAGAATCAACTTTAGAATAAGTAAGGGTTACTCCAAAGTAGTTCTCTTCTGTACGGGTTATCCATTCTGGATCATCATCCAATGACGAATATGGTTTTTTAAGATGCTCTACAAGATCGCTTACTATTTCGGTGCGATTCTTGTTTGCCACACCGCCACCTTCTTTCTTTGGTTTGGAAAGTGCTGTTAGTAGCTCTTGCAAGCTGTCCCAGTTTTTATAATTTTCCAAAGCCCAGTCAGTCTCTTTGCTGGTTATTTTTTGCCAAGTGTCAAACTCGTCCAGCATTAATTGTCGAGACATTCTTGTATGCGAGAGCATGCCAGTAGAAATTAAAGCCTTGACTGCTGTGCTTGTTACGTTCTTAGAAAAGCAAACCAAAAATTCATACCATGTCCAGTCGCATATTTTTTTACCGATAAATTCTTCAGCTTTTTTAACTTCTGAACTAAGCTCTACGATTTTATTCTTACCAAGAGATTTGACATTACTTAACCCAAAGTGAATCTTGCCGTCAATTATCTCAGTATCCGCATTCATATGAGATATGGATGGCGGGTGTATAAAAACATTGTGTATTTTAGCGTCGGATACTAGCTCTCTGACTTCTCTATGTGGGTCTTGTTTTCCGCCGGAGTATCTAAGGTAGTTACAATAAAACTCTAGGGGAAAATGTGTTTTTGCGTATGCTGACCAGTATCCACATATGGCATATGAAACCGCATGCGATTTATTAAAAGCGTACCTGCTTGATTTTTCAATCCAAGAAAATATTTCCTCTGCGGACTCTTTTGAAACAACCTTTTGTTTAGAAGCACCTTCTATAAAGGACTTTTTTATCTTTGCCATCAGGTCTGCTTTTTTCTTTCCGATAGCTTTGCGAAGATCGTCAGCTTCTTGTAGATTGAATCCAGCAATAGCCTGAGCTATTTTCATAGACTGCTCTTGGTAGACCAGAACGCCCTGCGTATTCTTAAGAATAGGCTCTAGTGACAAATCAATGTAAGTTACACTGTCTTTGCCATTTTTTCTATCTACATAGTGTTGCGTTAGGGATTTTTCATCCACAAAGGCTTTTAGGCATCCCGGTCGAATAATTGAAACAAGAGCGGCAAGCTCTTCAATATTTCTTGGCTTGGCTCGCTTTGCCCAAGACTTGCCGAGACTGCTCTCTAGTTGAAAAACACCCTTCGTTCTTCCAGAGCAGATTAAGTCCCAAGTCGCTTTGTCGTTGTAATTAATCTCTTTTACATTAAAGGTGGATGTTTCCATCTGCAAAAGCCTTTTCAAATTTAACCGTAGGAGCAAATTTTCTATACAACTTCATAAACCCTATGAGTAGGTTTGCTGTATCTTTCACATCTTGCAGGGCGTCATGGGCGTTTTCTTTGTCCATGCCAAGCAAGTCTCTCATAGAGTCCATGCTAAGAGACTTAACATCTGGATTATTTTCAAACCACATCCATACAGTTTCCAGCAAATCAATCCTGTGAATTCTGTTGAAGATGGTCTGCCGACCCTGCTTGTCAGTAGGGCCGTATGCCTCGCACATTCTCTGCACAATAGGCATATCAAAACCGTTGATATTGTAGCCCGCAGCTATCGGGGCAAAATAAGGGGTTTTCTTCCAGTTATACTTGTTAACAAAGTTGTTAAACTTGCCCCACACAGTTTTTGGAAGAGGGGCTTTTGCAAGCTTCTTCCTATCTTTTCTTGTAATGGCCAAAGCCTCATCTTCAACTGGATCAAATCCAGCAGCAACGGCCTTCTCATCGTCCAGTATTGGGCGTATTTCACTATTAAAATACCCTCCCGGTTGCACTGTTAGCTTCCTTCCATGAATAGCAACAGCGGCTATTTGCGTGGGTTGCGTTTTGAGAGGATCTCTAGAACCCGTTTCAAAGTCAAAAACAATAATATCTCTATAGTTCATCTAATTTTCCTTTTTAGATCAAAGAATTTATCTATAGCTTCGTCAACGTCTTCATACAGCACGCTAAATGAATATTTATGAGATTCATTATGAACCTGATATTTTATTACATTGTCACGCATTCGATAGTAGTCATTAATTCTACAAATAGACAGAGATTTATATTGTTCATATCTTCCGTTATTAATTTTGTCTTTAATTCTTTGTCTATGCGTGGACACTATTATCTCCCTCTAATTGGTCCCTAATTCCCATAACTTTGTCTAGTAAAGATATACCAAGTATATCAAACTTTACATGACCCATTGATTCAAGATCTCCCATTTCCATACCGGCTATTTTTTCTGTTCCTCTCTTGTCTCTAACCATTGGACAGACAGTGTTCAAATTATGTGACGAAATAACAACTCCAGCAGCATGCTTACCCTGAGACTTAAACGTACCCTCAAGTCTCATTGCTTGCTCGAACATTTTCGAGTATTCACCCTCTAGAGATCCGTCATCATTTAGTCGGCAGTAATCTCTTAATATTTCTGGTTGATTTATTAAAGTCCACTGAATAACTGAGGGGTTATCCATGTCTGCAAGCTGGTCAGAAATTTCATGCTCATACGGAAGGCTTTTTGTGATCATGTTCATCTCTTCGTATCCACAAGCCTCATTCATTCGCAAGACTTCTTTTATGGCACTTCTACCTTGCAAGCGACCAAAAGTTACCATTTGGCTTACTTTTTCATTTCCATACTTCTGTCTAATGTAATTTATTACATCGTCTCGTTTAGAAGCCGGAACATCAATGTCTATATCAGGCAAAGATACATGATCTTTAGTGTTTCTTCCGGCGTTGTAAAATCTTTCAAAGATAAGACCATGCTCAATGGGATCAACCTGAGTAACGCCAATTAACCATGATATTAAACAGCCAGCAGCAGAACCTCTTCCCGGCCCCGGTATCCAACCATTATCTTTGACTTGGTTTACAATGTCTCTAACTATTAAGAAATAGCCCGACAGATTGGCTTCCTCTATGACCTTTAGTTCGTTTTTTACACGCTCTCCATACAAGCTCTTTTTGTCGGGAGAATCTATCTTGCTGGTGTTTTGTAATTTTGACATCCAGCCTTCTCTGCATAGAGATTTAAGATATTCCTCCTCCGAACCGTGTTTCTCTGGATATTCAAACTCTGGAAGCATAGGGCTTCCTAGAATATCATAATGCTCACACATGTCAGCTATGTTGGCAGCATTTTCTATTTCGCTTGGTGTGTTGACTCTTTGTATTTCTTCTAAAGAAGGTATGTGAAAATTGTGAGATCTCATAAAACCGCTAAAGCCGACATCTTCATTATTTGCGATTTTCGATTTAATTTTCCTGAGCGTGGTCTTCATGGCTGAACACAGAAGTAACAGATGATCTCCAGCATCATTTTTTCTTGGGTAATGAGAGTCAGCAGTTGCCACTGTTGCTATCTTTAGTTTTTTCGCTATATACCTCAAACCTTGAGCTACTAATTTTGCGGCAGGAGAATTTTCTTCGTCGATAGCTTGTATTTCAATAAGAAAATTGTCTTTTCCAAAAGCATCTAAATATATGTAAACCATCTGCGTTACATTCTCTACCCAGTTTGGGTCGATAAATTTCTTAACGCCAACCTCTGTGTCTTGGTTGTATGCCTGTTTATAATCTGTAAAGATGGCATTTGCTAAGTCGCTACCAAGATGCCCACTAAACGCAATCAGATTTCCGTTGGCATATTCAGAAAGTCTATTTAGATCAATGCGTGGTTTATAATAGTACAAGTCTTCATCGTTACTTCTAGAAACAGCCTCGATTAGACTGTGCCATCCCTTTGCATTTTTTGACAGAACAACCAAATGGCTCAATGATCGGTTCTCTGGACTTTGTATAGTGGCGTCCTGTTCGGTAAGATAAAATTCACACCCTAATATTGGCTTGATATTTTTATTCTTACAGGCTTGAGTAAAAGCTACAGCACCAGCCACAGTTCCATGATCTGTAAGGGCGCAAGATTCATAACCAAGTTCTGAACAACGTTCAGCTATTTGTGAAGGCTTGCTGAGTCCATCGAGAAGAGAGTAGTGCGAGTGTAGGTGTAGAGGAGTCCAATTCATTTCTTTTTCTCTGCTAAACGGCCACCGCCGTCGCCATAGTTAGAGATATTATCAACATTGCCATATTCAGCAACAACTTTATTTATGCCCTTGCGCCTTATCTCATCTCTCATATGTTGACAAACGCTTTTCTTGGAACCCTCTTTATAGGGTTCGCTAAACAGACATAACTTTCTACATTTCCAATGTGAGTTTTCATTGGATAGCAATCTGGGGTGTTCTTTATTTTTAATATACTGAAACTTCTTCTTCAGTATTTGCTCTGCCTTTTTGTAATCATCTTCATCAAATACGAGAGAAAAGACTCCACCGTCGTTGATATAAAATATGCTTACATAGAATTCTGCTTCTGGGTACATATTTTTTAGCGCGTAGTAGTAAAGCAAGAGTTGCGTGTCTTTTTGCAACGCTTCTGGAGTCTTTTCTTCGCCTGTTGCCCAGTTAATTCTCTTTCCGGTTTTATAATCAAGTATCTCGTAGTAATTTTCGTCATGCTTGATTATTAGGTCAACAGTACCTTTAATAGAAAGGTTCCCTGTTATTCTTTCTTTACCAATTCTGTAATCGTATTTTGCCCAAGGTTTATCAATTTCTATGTCGAAAAACTGTTCTGTAGAAAAGACGTTTTGATTTCTTGGATCAAACGATCCGTCACTATATGCTACGGCTTTTTCTGTCCACTTTATACAAGTTTTTAACTCCGCTTTTCCTAAAACAACATCTGGAAAATTTTCAGTATAAAAGTTAAACGCCCTCTCTGTTAGCTTTGGAAGATCATCACATTGTTTTAATGTGAATTTGCCAAGCTCATCATCAGTAAAGCTTTTGTTGCCACGCTGCATGCACAGATTCTTGTCCCCCAATATCTGAAGGGCTTTGTGTACAATCGTACCCATCAAGGCTTTTTTATTTGTTCTATCCTTGAGAGACAAATTGTATTGCAGAAAATATTTCTGTTCGCAGAATTCTAGAGTGCCTAGACTACTGCTTCTGTGGTAACAAACTATCATCTATAGGGTCCAAATCTTTAACTTGTAAATTATACATGTCCTGATGCGTTACGAAATTATTGCTTTTGTCAACATCACCCTTTTTCCAAAGAGTGGCTTCTTTAAAATATTCATCCCTGCTTTTCTGTCCTAGCACCCAAATTGCTCTAGGGGTTGCACCTTGAAATTGTATGCTTGTAAAGATATACAGGTCTGGTTGTTGGTGTGCGCTGGTTTTTGCCACAGAAACATCATAGTAGTCACGAGGAGCGACCGTGCGGCGTTTAGTTTTAACCTCTATACGTTTGCCATTCTTGAAGAGATCATAGTTGTATTTTTCTGACCCCTCATCGTTGCTTATAATTTCGGCATCAATAAAATGAGCAACAGCCTCTTCACCGAGATAACCCGCAAAGTTACCTACACCTCCCAATATGGAGTTTCTGATTTTCCCAAGAGACTTCGCTTTCTTATGGGATGATTCAACCATCTCTTTAGTAAATGGTATATTGATTATTAGATCTTTGCTTTTAGCCATTCCCATTCCTTTAGCTGTGCCAGTATTGCTCTGTTTGTTTCGTCTATATTCATATCTTGATTGTCTATCACACAGTCAAAGCCTTCGTAATCTTTTAGTGCTGTTTCACTTGCATGCTCGTCTTCATGGGGCGTGCGGGTAAGCTTTATAACTTTTCCACCAGCTTTCTTAATTGCCTTTGCTTCATTCGGAAAACGAACGTCAGGAATTATCGCAAGCTCTGTGTTGGACTGCCTAATTCTTTTAATACACGCAGAAACCCACACGTCAGATTTTAATGTTCTGCATATATCAGTACCAAAATACTGGAGAAACTCTCGTCCAGTAAGATGACCCTCTGCTGCTTGGTCTGGGCCAGAGATTAGCCTAGACATGTCATGAGTCTTAATGTTAGTCAAAGAATTCTTTTCTTTGTCAGTTCCATAACACTGTTCTTCCGATAATCCAAAAAGCTCTATAGCGATTATCTTTAGCGGGTCTGCAAAACTAAAATGCCTAACATAAGGCCAGATAGACATGGATGCATAGTCTATAAAGTCTTGATCTCGCCTTTCTACATCGAGAATCCCAATCTCTTCTATTTCTTTTCCGCTTTCGTCCATCATGGTTGCGTTAACAAGAAGTTGACCGCTCTCATTCATCAAGAACTTTGTTATTACTTCGTTGACACGCATTTGAAATCCATAAAGAAAATTCATGGAGGTCGTTTTGCCGCTCTGCTTTACACCTGAAAGTCCAAGTATTTTCTGGGACATGGGTTTTCTTCTCCTATATCTGGTGCTTAATTTCGTTTGAAATCTGATCTATTGTCATTTCGCCTACATCCTTGAAGGAAAAGACAGGTTCATTAATCATAAACAATGTTTGACATTTTTGCTTAATGGAACTCTTAGCCTTTTGGCCAGCCTCGTCGTTGTCGGTAAGGACGACCAGAGTGTGTGCGCCTGACATTTGTAATAATCCCGACTGAGTATCGCTTAAGCTGGAACCAAATATTCCAACCGCATTTTTTATTCCGGCCTCCCACAACTTCCAAACATCGCCCTGCCCTTCAACTAGAACGGCAGTCTTTGTTTCTCTTATACTGTCTTTCGACAGCCATAAGCCGTACAAATATGATCCTGTGTTAAAACCTTTTGAATTGACCCATTTGTAACCGTTGTGTTTTTCATGCGGTGTTCTCCCCACACAACCAACGTATTGGTAGTTCTCATCGTATACAGGAGCAACCACTCTTCCAAACATTGGTTTTCCTTTTGTTTTGCAGAGACCAACGTCAAAAGCATCTAAAGCCTCCTCAGAAAAGCCTCTTTTTAGGTAGTATTCAACCGGTCTGTGTAGATTTTTTCGCACCTCTTCTCTTGATATGTTTAGTGCTGGTTTTCTTTTTTTCTTTCTGGACATTCTATCAATTGATTTAGAGATAGAAGCGTGCCTTTCTTCAAGATCTTTTTCTGACACCTCCAAAAAATTCAAACAAAACTCAACCGTTTCTGAGAATGTAACCTCTCTATCTTTTGATAGTACGGCTCTTACAAAACCAAGTATAGAAGGCATGTGTTTCTTTTCGCAGCTTCTTGTCCAGCATTTCCACACCCCGCTAAACTCACCCTCTGTTGTAATGGTACAGCCATTAGGATTGTCAGCACCTTCATGTATGGGGCATACAAAAGATAAATAGTCCTCGTGATCTTGATACTCTATGTCAAGAACACCAAATAGCTCTCTTATTTTGCTACCTAGTATACCACACAAAGCTACTGTGTCAACCTTCTTATTCAAAATGGCCTCTCTTCATCAACAACTTCTGCTTCAACAACAAAGCCTTCTTTTTGTCTTTTGGTTTGTTGCATCAGTTCTGCTTTTGTTCCCTTTTCGGTAAGCGTAGCTATGCTACCTTCCATATTCATATTAACATAGTCATAGTCTTCCATACCCGAACCATGACGAGAAACTATAGGTATTAATTTTCTGTTACCGCTCTCTCCGTTGTCTTCTGCAATTTCTTCGTCGGATTTTTTCTTAAAGATAGAAAAGCTGCTACAAAGCCATATCAATCTGTCCGAACCGCTCACAACGTCTGTAGACTCTTTTGTAATACCATCCCTGTTTAATTGCACAAAGCTGAGACAAGGGCAATCGTACTGTACGCAAAAATTGTGGAGCTTTGTGATTTGAAATCCTAAAACTTGAAACTCTTTCATGCTGTCATTGATTTCGTCCGAAGCCATTAATTTCAAGTAATCATATATAATCATGCAGTCATTGAGTCGTCCGTTTTCGTCATAACCAACCTTTTTGATTAACCACCTTCTTATAATGGATAAAGTTTCTTCAAAAGGCTTTCCGGCAATAGCGATGTAATCCAAAGGCATTTCTTGTATTTTGTTACTAGCCTGAGAAATCCTTTCTTTGCCGTTTACCATTTTGGTGAATTTTCCAGTGGAGATATCGTTTATATCAACCTTGCTGTATCTTGCCAGAAGTCTATTAAAATGATCTTCTTTTGACATTTCCGTATCTAGGACTAACACTGGTATGTTTAATTCACCAGCAATATGCGCACCTATATTGTCAGCAAGCATACTCTTGCCAGTTTTTGGGCGTGCCGCAATTAAGTCTACGCATTTTCGACGAAAGCCACCTCCAATAGCCGCATCAAAAGAAGCAAACCCGCTACTTATGCCAAGCATATCGCAAGGATTTGTTTCTAGGTGTTCAACATAATCACCTATTTCATCACCAAGAGTAATCGGTTTGTCTTCCACAGACCCTTGAAGGGTTGCTGAAAGCTCAAAGAATGGAGACTCACCAACACTAATTATTTTGTCTATTGTTTCATCGCCGGTAACATCATTGATGTCTGAAATGACCCTTTTGGCTCTAAGCCTTACGTCTCTAGCGATTTCTAGTTTCTTTATTTTTACAGCGTGGGTTCTTACGTTTTCTAGTTGTACGTCACAGTTTACGACCCCAGCCATATGACTGTCAGGTATCTTTTCAGAAAACGTTTTTTCTAGACCCAAGTCTGAAGCGGCACTTAGCAAAGAGGGCAGGTCTATAGTGGAAGTGTTTTCTAACGCCTTCTTAAGGCAAGAGTAAATTATCTGATTTTCTGGCAGTACGAAACTGTTTGTATTTATTATATCATCAACATCTATAAACGCTTCTTCTCCATATTTCATGATACCGGCTATCACTACTCTTTCGGAGGCGGGATTAGATATTGACTCTTGCATTTTTAACCACCTACGCAACTATCACAACGAAAAAATTGTCCCTGTGCCAAGATCGGATTTACTTCACTCTCTTTTCCGCATACATGACATTGAACTTTTACGGTTGTTGAACCCTCTCTTTTTCGAGGGCTGGGGGTGTATTCTGGAGTTACAACATCTTTATGGTCTGCTCCATCGTCCACAAATGTATTTCCATCAGCCTGCACAGGGGATTTGCTGGCTAGTCTTTTGTTGTCTCGCTTTGCTGGTTTTGTTGAGAAATCCATTTCTCCTGATTTTTGCATCTGCACCGGTGCAGGTTTTGACACTTCTGGTACTCCATCTTCTGGTCGGACTTCTTCTCCCGTGAGGGCCATATACCCTTGAATAATTTCTTCCATATCATTGTTTAGTATTCCCTTTTTGATAGATTCTAATGGACTCATCTTCTGTTCCTTTTAACATAAGCAAGCTTTTTCAAAACATCAACTTGGTCTTGCATGTAAGATATCTTTTCTTTTAACATATCTACTCTAGATTTAGCCACCCCTTTTGCCTCTGATATGGTTCTGGCGGTTTCGTTGTTCGATATTAGAATAGGCAACTTAAGTTCCCATTTTGTGTACTGTGGATACTGATACTCAGACATCATCTTACTAAGAGCGTTATTGCACCAGTCTAATTTGATCTGCTCTTTTGTGTGTAATATATGAATGTAATCACAATACCCCGTTAAGCAGAAAGATTTTTCTAGACATTCTTGTTCTGTAAGGTCTCTGAGTCCAGCCTCTGTTAGATTAAGTATATCTCTAACTTCATAGTTTACCTCTGTAACTTCTATAGACTTATTGTTTATATAGTCTTCTAGGTTATCTACGAGGCGTGCGTAATCGTTAGAGGACTCCGGCAAGTTCTTTTTTCCATTCATCGTCTGTGTCTGAATACTTTAGAATTACTAAGTTAAGAGAATTGAGTTGACACCATTCTTGTTTGTCTCTGTCTCGCTTTTGAGATCTAAAGAAATCAAGTTTGTTCCCGTGGAAGTGTTTTACAAATTCATAGTGCTGGCGACCATGAACTTCCACCACAAGCGAGCGAGAAGATAAAAAGAAGTCTGCACGAAGGACATTTCTTACCGATCCGTGGCTAGATCCCGGCAGGGGAACTTCCTCGTATAATGTATCACGGGGGAATACGTATTGCAAGACTTTTTTTGCTCTTTGGTGCAAATTTGATCTGGATTTATTATCAACACCTCGAACAAAATATTTTGAAAAATTGAAATTCCTTTCCCTGCCGTCAAATCCGATTACTTTCATTAGCCGTACAACTCTTTATAATATTTGTTTTGCAGGACATCCCAAAGGTCGTTGTCAGTAAGATACTGACACAACTTTAGGGAACCTTGTACTTTTACTGGGTTTTCATTTGATTCCTCTAAAAAGCTTAACGTATACCAAGAACTACTTGCAGGCTTATCAAGGATGGTAGGAATCTCTGAGCATTTTTCTATAATTTCTTGTTTCCAGTCTAGTCCAATTCCATACCTAAGATAGCTAACCACTTCGGTGTTGGGAAATCCTCCAGACGCAGATGTTACTATTTTCCAATGTATCTTTTGCCCTACTTGCTTTTCTTGTTCGTCCCAAGGCTGAGTGTAAGCTATCTCCATAATATAATCGCATTGATAGCGAATCTTACGTCCACCATCTACCATCTTGCTCTTTCTGCTAGGACTAGTGTCTGCTATCATATGGTTGATAAAAATAACTATAGCTCTTTGTGCAGGAACAACTTGGCAGATCTTGCTGGTAAACAAGCCCATGATTCTTGGAACGCCAGCCCTAAATCCACTCTTGTCAAATTTGTAGTCCAACTCATCTCTGGTGGCCAAAGCTGATACCGAGTCGATGATTATTACAGCGTTCGGAACGGCATCAAGCACGTCTTCTACAGAGTTAACTACATCCTCTGCTGGCCAACCTTTGGCTTTTTTATAGACGGTTAACTTTTCTCTGTCTAATCCTTCAATTCCATCGAGCGCGTTAGTTCCAAATCTACCCTCAACGTCATAATAGTATATAGGTCTAGAGCCATATTCTTCTTTTTGACAGTTAGCTGCAAATTGAACAGCCGTGGTGGTTTTTCCAGATTTAGGGTCACCAGCCATTTGTACAAATGACCCCTCTCTAATTCCGCCACCAAGACCCAAATCCAACGAAGGGCTTACAGGAATAACCTGTCTATTAGTAACGTCTTCAAACAGAGCTTCCCCAGTCCAAGCTTGAATACCGTAGCGTTTTTCTTGAGACTGATTGACTTGCCCCTGAGAAACAGCCGTGATTACATTTCCTTCTTTTGCTTTTTTCTTAGCCATCTAATTTCCTAATAAAGCTTTTCTGTCCATAGGGTTTGGATGGACGAGACTGAGTATGGTCTTCATAGTGAGAACCTTTTATGTCAATCTTATCCAACTTGTTCTGTTCTTTTTGAATGAGTTTTTCAAGCGTCTTAACTCTGAGAGAATAAATAGACTTACCCTGATAAGAGTTCAGGGCGTTTATGATCGCTTTGTCTTGGTATTTTTTTAACAACTGATATGCTTTTGTAACTTGGCTTTGAAATTTCTTTTGCCATTTCTTTGTGTTCCACAGAGCATAAGCAGGTCTACCGACATTTTCTTTTTCTGCTTCTCTAAGGCATACCAATTCAGCTATGTACTGAGCGGCATTACACTCCTGTCCCGTTGTCTTGTGTTTGTAACCCTTGTTCATTCAATACTCCATTCTTTGTTATCAAATATTCTAGAGATTCACTAATGTTTCTCTCTTCAATAGCTTCCGGTATAACTTCAGGCATTCTCCATTTGCGGGCATAAAGTTTTCCTTCGCTGAGTCTACCAACAACAAAAGAATGTACTGTTTCATCCCCAAAAAGAAAAGCACCCGCAGCTTTACAGAAAAAATATCCGTCATCCCCTTCACCAACAGTTTCTAGGTGAGAACGGTTTTTGAAGCTCATTTTTGTGATGTGCAAGTCGTTGGCATCACAGTATATTTTCAATCTTTCCCACGCGCTTGGAGGGGTGATTCCCGGTCTGCCGTCATCTTGATAGACCGTTTCTCCATTAGATAGCTCTACTATCCACATAGGGTTAGTATCGCCGTACACGTTTACGTAAGAATCCAGTTGTCTAGAAACAAATGCGTTCATTTTTCTTTGTTGATTATATATATAGAATTTTTGTGGGTTGCGCTTAAGTTTATTCTATCTGATCGAGTTTCATCGGCGGCCTGAGAAGCGTTGGGGGTCATTATAGTCACCCCTCTATCTTCCCTCCTTGCCATAAGATCGCCAACGGGTGAACCTTTTTCTTCAGGTTCGTCGTCTCTACCAAGCTCTTCAGATATGTACTTTTTAACACAGTTTACCGTCCTGTTAAGATCTGTCGCTATATCAGCGGCTGCTCTGTCAGGATTGTTTTCTATATAAAACTTTTCAACCTTATTAAGCTTTCCTGTTTTTTTAGCCATCCAAACATTTCCTTTCTGCTCTTAAAAACATTTCCCGTTTACTTGTCTTTAAGTATTCAGTGTACAAATCAAAAGTGTCTTTTGATACTTTTCTGTAATCGGTTTGTACTGAGTTTATTTTATTTGCGTCTGCGCCTTTAGGATCAAACAGTCTAGACCTAAAAAATTTAATATAATATTGTTCAGAATTATCTAGGCTGATTTCGTAAGCGCAAGAGTTGAGACCCTCTTCTTCAGCGGTAGTCCCGTCTGTTTGCAAATAGGTACGTTCTCTCTTTGGTTCTTTAACAAAGTCTTCGGCTGTCGGTGAAATCATTCTTTGTCCATTTCTATAATCATTGTTCCATCTTCTTCATACATGGCTGACACTACGTCTCTTGATTTTATTGTAGAGTGAAAGTACTGACCAGTCAATGTATGAGTCCAGCTTTCACCCCGTTCGCCATCATTACATCTTTTATTTATGCACCTAACCTTGACCTTATGGGAGTCCCCAGTATCACGAACTTTTAGCATATTAAGTAGAGGTCTACCGCAATCTGCACAAGAAATCAGGGTCACTCCCATATCAACGGCTGGGGCTAACTCTTCTTCTTCATTTTCAAGATCTTGTATTTCTTCATTCATTATATTACCACATTTTGCAAGACCAATATCTTGCCTTCCATTTAGGGCCGGGGTTATCGCAATTATGTCTAGCTCTAAAACTCTTGCGTCTTGCCGGATCGTTTTTCTTAATTTTCATATTAGGATCTCCGAAGTTAACTTTAACTACGTTACCCTTTTCATTTTTAACATATACAGAACGCTTCTTTGGCCCGTCAGGAGTCAAGAAAGGTTTGTTAAGTGTTACCTTTCTTCCTTGATACTCGGCGGCTTCAGCGTATTCTGTCCATTCTTCATTCCAGTTGTCTTCTAAAGAGCCTTTGCTAGAGCCGATTTTGCGACAGCTTCCGGGTTCGCCCTTTCTGGTGTTAGGAACTCTTTCGTAACCCTTCCAGCAAGCGCCCGTTTTTGGATCGCTAGTCGTAGCGTCTTGAGAATATTGGTTCATTGCGTCTATATATTTTTTCATTTTTTACCCTCCCTTATGTATCTTTGCTTTTGTTGTGGACTCATTTTTTGAATTTCCTTTGGAGTAGCGTCTCCCGCTTTCTCTTTCCACGTTTTCTTCTTTAAATTTCCCTTGGCTTGCTGTTCTCTTCTTTTGCTTAGTTCATAGCTTCCCATTTTTTTGGTGTTGTTTTCTGCTAATTGACCTAAAGTTTTTGCCTCCCCCTTCACGAAAACTAGGGGCGGGTTGTCGTAGACTTGTTGGAGATCTCGCTTTCCACACTTTGTGCATGGTTCTGGCTGTTCGTGAAATCTGTGGAACGTTTCAAAAACGTGTCCGCAGGCATTACAGGAGTAATCGTAGGTTGGAATTTTAATAGCTCCGTTTCTCTTTGTTTTTTATATTTTTCGGCTTTTTGCAGAGAAGATGTTCCCGCTGCGTTTAGATACCACAAAAGCCAAAACTGAAAGGCAGCAACGCCTAGTATGGCATACCAAGCCAGCTTTCTTTTGTAATTATATAATATCGTTAAAACACCCAAAACGACAACAAGACCCATAACTTTACAAAGCATAAAAAGTGCTACCTGACCGTCCGAAGCCCTTATCAAGTATCTACCAATAGGGTTAACTTCTGTGTCAATCAGAACATCCTGTAAAACTATAGACCAGTAAACGTCTATGGCGGAAATAAAACCTATGCTAATCCACAAAAAACCATATATTATTCTCTTAATCATCTGACAATCTAGATAGTATTCTGGCGATGACATCGTTTCTAATAATATCATCTGTCGTAAGTTCACAAATTCCTACGCCTTCCACGTCTTCTAATCTGTCCAAACAATTTTCAAGTCCTCCCCTAAGATTATAGGGCAAATCGCTTTGATCAATATCGCCGTTTATTACGGCTTTTGAGTTCCTTCCAATTCTAGTGAGAAACATTTTTATTTGTTCGTAGGTACAGTTTTGTGCTTCGTCTAATATCATGAAGGCATTATGAAAATTTCTTCCCCTCATGTATTCCAAAGGACACACCTCAATCAAGTTCATAGTGCGAAGAGAATTAACCTTGTCTGGCAAAAGGTATTGATTTAGCTCTTCTAGTACTGGCACTAAATACGGATGTATTTTTTCTGTAAAAGTTCCGGGCAGGTAGCCTAAACCCCTGCCAGATTCAACGACAGGTCTTGTGACTATAATCTTGTCTATTTTTTTATCTAAAATATGCTCAGAAGCTAACCCTACGGCAACTGCTGTTTTTCCAGTTCCCGCTGGACCGATACATAATGTAACATCTTCTTCAGCCATTGTTCTGATATAATCTGCTTGATTATCTGTTTTTGGCTTTAGTGGTTTTCGTTTTCTTGTGTTTTGGTTTTGTTTTCTTTGTTTGCGTCTTGTCATGTATTATTTGCCCGACGAACCAAAACCTCCAGAACCTCTGGCTGTGGAGGATAGTTCTTGTATTTCTTCTAGTCTAAATAAAGGAACTTCTTGAAGGAGGATTTGCGCTATGCGATCCCCCTGAGAAACGATAAATCCTGAGCCTGATTTTTTTGTGTTGTGAAGGCAAACTTTAACCTCACCTCTATAGCCAGAATCTATAACTCCAGCATGTCTATGAACGCCTTTGACGCCAAGAGAAGATCTATCCCAAATTAATCCAACGTAGCCATCTGGTATTTCTAGTGAAATTCCGGTACTAATTAAGGTTATGTCTCCGGGCAATAGTTCTACATGCTGATCTGCATATATGTCCCAACCCGCATCGGTTAAGTTTGCTTTAGTTGGAATGATAGCTGTTTCTGTTAATCTTTTTACCCCAAACTTCAAGTACTCTCCGTACTTATTGTATTTCCGTGGTGGTGTTATTGCCATGGTATTATTTTCCTTAGACTAATTCACATGCTCCTCCAGAACAAGCCCATTCCTGTTCGGGCTTGACATTATCCTGTTCTTCTATAACGTCTGTATAATTTACCTCTTTATACTCTCGTTTTAAATCCACCCATTCTTTCCAGTTGTACACATCTTTCATGCAATATGTCAACTTTTTCATATCTCCTTCCATATATTTATCTGCAAACTTTGCGCATCTCTTCATCCAGTTTCTCTTGGCTCCACCTCTGACTGACTTGCCAATACCAAGAAGTGAGTCGCAAGCAGCCCAAAGGTTATCTTCCCATAGGTCTAGGGCAACTTCTATGAGTCCGCTAACCCATAGTGAAGCGTCACCGTAATGAGCAACCTGTTCGCTTGGTAGATATATGGTAGTAAATGGGGCTTGTGGATAATCCTTATCTCCAGTTACTGGCAGTAAAGAAATTCCACAAAAGTATTCTCTGTTCTTGTATATAAACTCTTCGACTTCATCCCATTCGTCTGGCTTTACGTTTATAGTGTTTGAAACATTGTGATTTAACCACGGCTTGGTACACAAGGAGTCGGTCTTACCTATCATAACCCAATTCTGCTGTGTGCTTCTCACGTATTCCAACAGATCTATAGCACCTATTTGATTTTTAGTCTTTGACCCCGCTGGAACTTCTATGCAAAAAGATACTACTTCATCACTATCATTTGCAGACCAAACAGACTCTTCACAAGCTGTAGGGTTTATTGTTTTAAAGTGCTGGTAAATGTCTTCCATCTTATTGGCTTGTACACGCCGTATATATCGTTTGGCGTGGTGGGGATGTATCCCACTACTAGTGCCAAGAACGCAACTGGAAGTACCTTCCGGTTTAATACAGGTAGCCCTAGCCGCTGGATTAATTCCAATTTCTTTCGCTAGTTCTTTATTAACCTTTTTTACCAGTCTAGCACCTTTCTTTTGGATGGCTGGATTTAAGCAAATTTCGTGACTTTCCATCATGCCTGTCATCGACACGCCAAGAAGAGATTCTCTCTTCAAGATGCGTTCGCTCACCTCGCCCAAATAAGGAAGCTCTATAAAACCAGCCTGTAAGGTTCCGATGATAGCTGCTGCTCGGCAAGACTCATAAAAGTCTTCTTCTGTTTTTATTTTAGCGCAATTAATGGTGCTGAGATTACACGCCTGCCAGCCTGATTCTCCGGTTTTTACATCAACCGGATACATGCCAATTTCAACACAGGGATTTACTATAAGATCTCTATGATCTGACCAGACAAATCCCGGCTCTCCAAATTCACGAACGGATTGCATTAACTCGTGGAATTTTTTAGCGGAGGTTTTATTCCGAATGAGAAGTGCTGAGTTGTTAGACCTTCCTCTTTGCGGGTTTTCGTGAAACCAGTTGCCGGTTTTAGCCTTGGCCATATCCTCGTCGTCAGGAGAAAACAAGCATATCGTTGCTGAACGTCTAACACCACCAGATATAACGGCGTCGGCGGCATGCATAATTATATCGTATGCTTCGATTGGGTTTAGTTTTCTTAGTTCTTGAGAGCAAAAATCTGCGTTTTTAATAGCCTTTTCTAATATCTTTCTTATATTTGTTAAGGCTTTTTTTAGGGGTTCTGGGCCGGGAGCTTTACCAGCACTAGAACTTAAATAAGATCCTGCGGGTCTAATTTTAGAAAAATCAAACTGAACACTTTTACCTGTGTATTCTGGAAAAAGTTCTTCTTGCTCAAAGTAGCTAGAAATCAAGACGCCAACAGCGTCCGACCAACCTTCTATACTGTCTTCAACAACAAACTTTTTGTTAGTTCTTTTTGTTCCTTTTATAAAGTATGGAAGTTTAGCGATATGGTGTTTCTGAACAGAAAAGCCAGTGCCACAACCACACAGTAGAAGATACATGCACTCTTGAAAAAATCTAAGTCGATCACAATAAGAAGAAATGCAGTTATAGATTCTTGCATTATGTTTTAAGATTGGCTTGCCGCCAAACTGAAGCGCTCTTTGAGAACCCAGAATACGCTTCTTGTACATCATGTCATAAGCCCATGCTATATCACCGTTCTGATCGGGATATTTTTCGTGCATCATATTCATAACACGATCTACAGATTCACGCCATGTTTCTCTCCTTTTTTTCTCTGGAATCCATCTTGCGTATTTAGAAACAAAAGCGTAGTTCTGTAGTTCACTGGCTGACATTCATGTTGATCCGTCTGTTAGATATAATAGAAAATCCGCAAGCCAAGGCGTGCGGATTGGTTTGTTTTATTAAGAGCGACACGGGGTTAATTCAAGCATTTTGTTACAGTGGGGTTTGATGTTTTATTTACTTAGGATACATGGTTGAACTAAAATACTTGAAGCGTTTGCGTGTCGAGGGAGTGTCGCCCCAGCCCTAGTCGTGTACTGCTCTTTAATCCCCGACAAACTATTATACACCTAAAATAGTATGCCTTGCTCTTCTTTATTTTTTTTGTCTTTTATGTTTTTTAGGTAAGACAGGTCGGGTAGCATTGTTATAATCTCTAACCCGTTTTCTACGAGATGATTGTAGACAATTTGATCGTCAATATTGCGACCGTGAACCACACTGTCTATTGGTACATACCATGTTCTGATGTTGTTTTGCCAAAGAAGTTTGGCGCACCTGTGACAAGGCATGTGTGTTATATAGGCTACCGCTGAAGGGGGGTGGATTACCATATTGCTTATGGCGTTTTCTTCAGCGTGTACCATATAAGGGTATTTATGAGGTCTCTTACTGGGTAAAGAGTCATCGTCTACCCCAGAGCAAAAACCGTTGTAGCCTATTGATATGACTTTTTTATCAGAAACTAATACGCAGCCCACTTTGGTTTGGGCGTCGTGGCTTCGAGAGGAGGCTAGATAAGCAAACCCCATAAAATAATCATGCCAAGTCGGTTTTTCCATCGCGTCTTTTCGTCCTTGATCGACGTTGTTTCTTTAGTCGTTTCTTGTCTCTTTTACTTTTTCTTCTTATCGTTCTTCCCATTTTTAAATTCAGGATGCACCCAAGCCCAAGTGCCGCCTCTGGACAGAGCTACTAGTTTACGAAAGTTTTGAATCTGCGGCAAGACCCAAGCTGAAGTTTTTTCGTCAATCTCGAAAAGTTCACAGCCTTTTTCTTCGAGAGTTTTAATGTCCGGTTGCATCTAGCACCTCCAATCCATGAATAGAATGACGTATGTCATTTTCCAGTTGTATCTCTTTTACAAAATCCGAAAGAAACAGATCGTAAACCAATATTCTTGCGGGCGAAGAGCCAACAAAAAGAAGGTTTTTGTGTTTAGCTAAACCTCTGTTCCAGTTGTTTACTGCTATGTCGTCAACACAGAATTTCGTATCCTTTGCTCTAGGAATCTGAGCAACGTCAAACCTTAATCCACCAAGCTGTTTTGTAGCTATACCCAAAGAACTAAACGTAGTGAAGTTCGTTACGATGCAGTCCTCGTACTCATAAAAGTTATGTATAAAACTAGAAGCCTTGGAAACTACCGCTCCCGGTTTTGCTATACCGAACTCTTTAAGAACTTCGCCAGATACGTATGGCATTGGAATGTAGCTTTCACTCATGTCGTGAAAATCATACAAGCCGGTTAGCAGTCCAGAAAAAAGAAGCCTGCCGTTATGCTCGCATATAGAATTTATGTGGTAATTGTCATTTTCAGATTTGTCTTTTGGGTCTATTTCTCGCAAACCCGTCAACACCTTGTGATCCGATTTACTTTCTCCAAGGACTTCCCAAAAACCTTTCACATTAAAGTCTAAGTCAACTTTTACTATTGCATCATAGGCTGTAGAAGTAGCCCACAGATGATCATCAAAATAGCATATCTCGTGAATAGACTTGAAGACTTCTGGATCTTTGTGTGTTCTTTTTATTTCATATGTATGTTTATCTAATTCAATAAACCCAGCAGAATCAGATACGATAATGCGATCAGGAAGAACGCAAATGCCACGAAGACCTCTTTCTCCTCCACGCTCATTATCGTTAACAAAATCTCTTTCATAAGGCGCATAGTGCAAGACCTCCTCTGTATCAAGGTCTATTACATAAAGGCCGCCGTGAACATCGCCTTGCTTGGCGGCTCTAACCACCGTTGTGCAAATTATCTTCATTATAAAAGCTTGCTGTAAAGTCCTGATAGGGTTTAGAAACGTGAGTAAAATCAAAAGCATGATAGTCTATGATGTTACCTTTTAGGTATCTAGCATTAACGGTATCTATAGATATATCAAGGTTGCTTGGTACTGTTTCCGTTAATTTTACCATAGAGTTATGTAATACCACACTGTATTCTGGAGACGCCATCAGTGGCGAAGTCCCAGAAAAGTTACCGCTGTATAAATTGTCTTGCATTATTTTTTCAAAGTACTCTGGGTCTTTAACTTCTGATTTTTTTAGTGCATTAATAAGTATGTTCTTGTGATAAATATGGCCATTGGTTGAAAAAGGCATGCTAAAGTTTGTGTAATTTTCTACTTTTGTGGCATCCCACAACAAAAATTTATCGAATACAAATTCACCCTCTGTTGGAATTGGTGAAAAATATTCTTCTCTTTCGTAAGGGTTTTGTATTACAGTATTGTTTCCCAGTCTTAGCGACAGGGAGGACAAAACGTAGGTTTTAAAGAGTTTCTTTATTAACCGATAAGACCCAACTCTTTCAAAAAGAATGTTCTCGTCATTAAATAAGCAGCATAAGTCTCTACCTTTGGATACACACTTGTAGATATCTTCATTTATATTTGTTGAGTTTCTCAACTTCCATTTGATTGGAAAGTTAACGTTAAACATATGTTTGTTGTAGAAGTGGTTTTGCGTCTTTATATAACCACGAGCAAACAGATCGTCAGTATAATCATACAGGACGGTTATGTCGAATAGATTGCCACCATTTATTTGTAAGCTATCTAATAAAAGTCTAAGCTGTGCGGGTCTATCTTTTGAAAGAATTACAGTGGTAATCATCTAAGTGCGCTCATACTTGGCGGTAGATCGTTTGAACTATACATTTGCGGAGCGGGTTGGGTCTCATAAAACCATCTAGCAGTAACATCCAGCCCGTCTTCAAGAGATACGGACGGTGTAAAACCAAGAACCGTCTTTGCTCTGGACGTATCTAAAGATCTTCTTTTCTGACCGTAAGCTGCCTCTAGCTTCCATTCTATACTACCTTTATAATCAAGCATAAGGCACACTTTGTCCAACAAGTCTTTTGTGGATATTTCTGTATCAGAGCCAACATTAATGATAGAAGGGGCTGTTGGTTTTTCTAAAGCTAGTGTGATTGCGTCAGCCGCATCGTCTACAAATAATAGATCTCTAGTAGAGCTTGAATCACCCCACACTTCAAGAGGTGATAATCCCCGTCCAACACAGTATCTAACTTTAGTGAGAAAAGATGGTATCATTTTGTTGGTGTGTGGATCGAAGTTATCTTCAGGACCGTAAAGATCCGCTAAAATAAGAGTTGTAGAATCTATACCAAACTGTTTTTTATAACCATCTAAAAGCGTTACGATAGCTTTTTTTGCAATCGCATAATGTGATTTGACTGGATGTGGTTGACCGTTCCAAAAATCTTCTTCTTTAAAGGGAACGGGACAATTAGAAGGGTAGGCACAGACATCGCAAACGTTGACAATTTTTTTACAGTTATATTGTCGCGCTTCTTCTACCACCATTAGACCCATGTTGAGATTTTCGTACATGAGTCCACCGGGATATTTTGCGTTTGCTCTTATTCCACCGTGTTTTGCTGCTAGATGTATCACGGCGTCTGGCTTTGTAGAATCGAACAGCCAGCCAATGTTAGCCTTTTCCCCTAAGTCTAACCCCTGCCTGAGACCGCCAGCAGTAAAGACATGTTCGTAACCCTTTTCCCTTAAGGCTCTTTCTACGGCTTTTCCGAGAAAACCTTGACCGCCTGTAATTAATACGCGGCTACGGTTTGTAATCATTATTCTAGCTCTTCTAAAAATTCCACAAGAGTTTCTACGTCCATATTATTGGCGCTTTTTTTGACGTTATGATCTTCGTCCATGATTACAACCATTGGGTATTTTTCTATACCGAATTCTTGCACAAGATGCCTATTCTGAGGCTTATTGCAAGTTACGAAAGCTGGTTTTCCACCATGATAAGGTTTAACAGCTTTTAAGACTTGATCATTAGTCCATGCATGCTCTTTCATTTGCACGCAAAATGGACACCAGTCCGTCATAAACACCACTACTTGATGTGTTTCCTTCTTTACCATTTTTAAACTCCAAGGTAAAATCCAGAACCTCCAGTCCTTTAGAGGCTCTGGATAGTGCATACCGCTAACTATTTACCCATAAAGGGCAAAAGGTTTTTAATAGACTCAGGAGTCCACCAACCTTGGCTCACTCCTAAGAAGAACACTCCAGTACCGACCGTAAGTAAAAACATTATAGGCTTTTCTCTTGCCATTTTTAATGGGTGAGTAATGCCATAGATAAGGTTTTTAATTGGTCTACCCTTTACAAAGCTCATATTATACCCCTTCTAAAAAAGAATTAAGAAGTCTCTCGGAGACTATCTCCCACAATCCATGCACCCGCCAATAAGGTGACTTGCATGACTGTATCTGGGTTAACTGTACCTTCACCAAAAATAGTGTCAGCACACACAACTACCATGCCAGCTACAGCGACCCAAAATCGTCGTGAACTGACCATCGACTTTAACTTTGTCATTTAAAATCTCCATTTAAAAACAAGTTAGAAAAAACCTTTTACTTTATCCAGTATACCACCAAAGCTACTGAAACCGCCACCGGAAACGATAAAATAAATAATAATACCTAATCCTAAGAGCGCTACCAACCATTTTCTTTTTGCAGCGACAGCATAAGCCTTTTGAGTTATTAGACTTATCCTTTCCAGCCTAAAGTTACGTCTTTCTCCACGCTTGGCTTGTCTCTTTTGTTTTTTTGAGACTACCTTTTGGTTGTATTCCGCAATCTGATTTATTCTGTTCATGTAAAAATCACTTAAACCTCTTGTAATTGAGCAGCCCAATTGCTTGAGCAGCATCCCAATAATTATTATACCAAAAACAAACCCTCCAGCCAACACGCCTAGTATAAGTTGAAGGGTTTTTTTTATGAATATCATTAAAGTTACTCGACGGGGCTACGTTTTCCCCACCCCTGTCTTAGAGTCCTTAAAGCGTTAGCCCCTAAAAACCCCTCAACCTGAACGTCTGTGTACCCAAGAGATGTCAAGTATTTGGTTATTCTTGGAAGTTCGGACAAATCTGAAATTTCATCTGGAGGATCAGTAAAGCCATCATAGTCTGTACCAATACCAACACATCCAGAACCACCTACATTAATCATGTGGTTCATTGTTTGTTCTATGTGTTTTAATCCTAATCCACTATCTACTGGGGACAACCAATAGTTCATAAATATAATACCTATAACACCACCGTTGTCTCCAATCCACTTTATTTCTTTGTCTGTAAGATTGTATGGGTCTCTATGTATTTCAAATGCTCCAGCATGACTAGCAATAATACAATTACCTTTTTTATGGTGACTGGCTATCTCTAGTATTCTAGATTTTGCTTTTGGCGTACAGTGACAGATGTCTATCAGCATGCCTAGCTCTAGCATTTTTTCTACAACTTTTTCTCCAGTTAAAGTTAGACCTTTGTTCATGTCCCATTTGCCTAAAGCTTTTTTCCATTTCATATGGCTCATTGCATATTCTGGATAAGGAAAAACTGGGTATGCTATTCTATTGGGATAGAAGTGGGCCAATGTTAAATAAGCTACACCCCTGTTAAAGAAGTGTTCTAGATTGGCTAGTATCTCTTCTTCAACATCTTTAGGTGAAGACATGATTTCATCTTCCAAACTTTTTCCTGCTTCGTGACCATGAAGAGAGTGACCTCCTTCTAAGGAGTGAACTACGCACATATCTCCATTAGCGAGACCTGTGTTTAAAGAATCAACAGAATTAGCAAAACACGCTCGTCTAGCATTAACCCCACGAGTCATGTTATAAGCGTGAATTTGTCTTTCCATTTCGTCGAGCATGCTATTAGTTGCATCAAAATACGTCGGATCAACCAAAGCCTTTCGCACGCTTGGGAAGAGCCAAAACAAAAACTTAATTAGTTTTATGTCGTCTATCCATCCTTGTTCTAGGATGTAGGAGGTGGACAACATAACGTCAACACCTCCAGCATCCATTTTGGGAAAAGTAACCCTATCGCTAAAAGGCCAAAACTTTCTTTCAAAAAACTTCATAAGAGGTCGTCTCTTTTTAGAGCTTAAGTCTCTATCAAAAGTTACAGCCTTAAGAGCAGGGTGAGTATGCAGGTCTACCAATGTAGACTTATGGTGAAGTTCTTCCCAATTTTCCATTTTATTTGACCTTTCCATATAGTCTTTGTATTCTAGGAATATCATCCTGCATTTGAGGTACTTCAATGTTACTATTGTAATAGGGATACATTAAAGCGGTATCAAAGGCCGAATGACCTAAACCTAATAAATGTCCAATTTCATGGGCGCAGACAGCACGAAACAGTGTTCCTGCTTCTTCCGGTGCTAATGTCCAGTTTTCTGCGGAATCGAACATAGACCACAACTGACCGTCATAGTCACGACTAGAGGGTAGCTGCGCCCAAGCTAAAACCCCTCCGCTTTTTCCAAAGCTACTTCTTCTTCTTCCGCTAGATCCAATAATAATATCAGATTCTTCTATTTTATCGGTCATTTCAAACGATAAATTTGTAACTTTAGTCCAGCAATCAAAAGATTTTTTGATTTCTCTGTCCCAAACAGAAGGTACAAAATCGTTATCTCTGTTGAAAATGTGATAAGTCAGATGAGTATGACCATCCACAGTGTTTGGTCCACCCCACCTGTCAGGGCGAAATTTCTTAACGTCTTGACTAGCAAGTGTAGAACACTCTATTCCACACTTTGTAACTAAGTCTCTTCTAAATAAACCCTTTCCTTCAACCTTCTCCGTGTATCCAAAAGTAATACCAAGCATAGAAGCTATGCTGGCCTTCAATATGTCACGGCGATGCATGAGTACCCCTTTCTGTAAATTAATTGTTCAGCTTCTTATCAATCCTTTCCAAAATATCTGCTATTCTTCTTTGGTCTGTTACTATTTTTGTCATGACATGTTGCATGTCTTTTTGTATTTCAGCCCAACTGCGAGGAACATAAACTAATGGGGTTCCATCTGTATCACATTTTTCGTGAAGATCATGTAAACCTTTTAGCCAAGTCCTTTCTTCTTGTGTTAGCACTGAACCCTTCGAGTTCGTCTTTGATATTAACATTTCAATAACCTTTATGAGTCCCATGGTAATAGCAATTACGGCTACTAAAGCTGGCATTTCTGAAGTCATAATATTACCCTTCTGGGAAAAAGAAACGGGGGATCTGGCTATTTCCAGAATCCCCCGTCCCATATAGAAAATCAACAATTAGCCCGTGATGGCGCTATAATCCATCATAGTTTCGCTTACACTACCGTCGCCACTAGTGGACGTACCGGTATAGCTTACGAAGTTAGTTAGAATTACAAACTCACCCGGAATCGCACGAGTTACACGAGCAGCGTTATCAGTAGCATTGCTGTTGTTGTCAATAGCATTATGCTTCTGCTTAGATCCTCTGCTGGTAATACCAGCCTTGGCCGTACCATCGCTTTGCAACAAACCATGATTGTTTGTTGATGCAGCGGTTGGATCTCGGAACAAGTTGAAGATTCTCGTAGCCCACGTACCTTTTTGGTAACGAGATTCGGTAAAGTGAATCGAGCGTCGAGTTCCAAGGTCGGAACCAGCGATAGCAAGAATATCACCCGTAGATGCTTGTCCACCAATAAGCGTTGGAGAACCGCCACGAATCAAAAAGCCCGTATCGGTTGCAGAACGAGTAACAGCACGAGAGTTGGGATTGTATGCAAATGTACCACTGGAATTAGCGCTTGTAATTCCGGGCTGACCACTCAAATCGTCGGTGTTCTCAAAGATTTTTGAGCCAGCTAGTTTAATACCTTGAACAATCTCAATTAAAGATTTGGCTTGAAATGCGCTACCGGCGATATTACCGCCATGTAGAACTGTTCCACCATTCTTTCCGTCGTCGATACCGCCACTACCTTTGGCGGTTGTTTTGTGCGTACTTACAGTCATTAGATTTACCTCATATAGAATTTACGCACCGTTTTCCTTTGGCTCCTAAAATAATATTCCATTCCTAATATATTATACACCATTTTTGAGTATAATTTCTGCCATTTTTGGAGAAGTAAATCTAATACCGTGTATTCCCATGCTGGAAAATAACTTAAAGTATTTTTTATTTATTAGTTTACTGCATGCGGTTACTAATAAACCTGTTTTTGTTTGTATGTCGTGACACATAATGATGTTATCATCCATGTCATCTGGAAAAGAGCCGGTGCAGTTTATCAAATGGTTGATATTCATATCGTGTAAAATTTCACAAAGCAGCAAAACCGTTTTCGGAGAAAATAGTCTATATTCCACAATCGGCCTAAGCTCCACATTGTTTTCCCTGCAAACCGTCAAACAAGCTTTTAGGTCTTCTTTAATTTTTCTCCAGTTGTTTTCTTTGATAAGACTGCTATTTAACACCAAGTCTATAAAAACAGCACCCTGCCTTATAGCTAAAATAATTTCATGAAGCCTGACCTGAGATATGCTTAAACCATAAGGAAAGTCAATAGCCGCAGCAAACTGTTGGTTGTTTAAGAACTCATTAACTTTCGACATAAGGCCAGAAGGCAAGGACACACAGTGCATGTCTTGTTCGGCAGAAATAAAGATTGTCTCTAGTATATCGTTGTGAGTACAATCTTGATTTGTACAAGCTAATTCGGTAAGCATTCTCTTAGTTTTTTAAGTGCGTTGATTATATGTCTTCTAGCGGTTTCCCTGCTGTAGTTATTGGATCTTGCAATTTCTTCCATTGTTAGCTTTTCAAAAAATCTCTGATGGATAACCTTTTGAAATTCATCTGGTAGCAACTTTATCGTGTCTTTGATGTCAATTTCATTAAAAACTTTGCCATCAATTTTTCCTATGATGGGAAATATCTCATCATTTACCTGTGTGTGTCTGGTCTTGTGTTTTATTATGTCAGCGACTTGTTTTTTACACTCCCAGTCAACCCTCGTATAAAGAAAAGATGTAAACTTTTTGCCACCATTTGGATCAAAAGCTTTCATTGCTTCCCACAGGGATATTAATTTGCATCTTTGAAGATCTTCTGTTGGTATAATATTTCTATATTTTTTACATGCTGAATTGATTATGCGTATATTGTCAATATTTTCCAACGCATCCTCAAACTCAGATTCCGTTATCGTATTTTGCGTGCGCGCTTTTTTCATCTCGATTTTCGTCCTTGATAATCTCTCTTTTTTCCTTTTGGCACTCAGGACAATTTGGATAAAAACTGTCGGAATGAGGTTCTATGAAGTGGTGTAAACGCAACTGACCTATAGAAATTATTGCTTGGTTTGAGGTTAGCTGCGCTTGCCCCGCCATCAACGAGCCAAGAGCTTTGAAAACGTTTTCTCTATAATCCTTGTCTGATTTACTGATAATATTTGGTTCAAAAGACAACGCACTTTTTACTGATGATAATTGCACATCAATTTTGTTGTTTATTTTGTAGCCGATGTATCCTGTAAAAGCCATATTCAAAATTAGTAAGAAATAAAAAAATTTGTTGGACATCAATATACCCCTAGAATAAGTTTTGTATTATCCAACTATTCCATCGGCAAAGCCGTAAAGAACGGCTTCTTCGGCGGATAGATACCAATCCCCCCTACTTTTCATTTTCCTAGTTATGTAACGCTTCACCTTTTCTCTGGTGACAGACTTGTAATGTTCCTTAAAAAACTTTCCTTGCATGCAAACATCTGTATAAATTTCCAGCATACGATTGTTTAGTCGTTTTTCGTATTCGCTGCCAGAAATAACAGATAGCGAATAACCTTCAGAAGAACTTTCTCCGAAGTGTGTCATAAAATCTGTATCTGGCATTAGCAGTCGTTTGTCGGCTGCTTGAAGTATGATGCTACTCATTGAGCATACACTTGCGTATCCTATAATAGTTATGTAGCAAGGAGATAGAGCAATGGAATTGTATATAGCCATTCCGTCATTCCAGTCGCCACCAACCGTATGCATATGTATTGTTATTTTTTCGTCATTTCTACTTTGAAGGAGGTGCAAGTTTTTAATAAACGTTGTCGCCATCCTAAATTCTACTCCGGGTTCTTCTTCTTCTCCCTGTCCATAGTGTCCGTGTAGATATAACTCTCTTTTTGTAGAATTTATTCCGTATGTATGTATTTCATGTAGAGAGTCGTTAGGCATATACGGTCTCCCTAATCTAGGTTATTAAAAAGCACACCGCCGTTTTTTTGCTTTATTTTTTCGTATCTCATTAGTTTTTTGATATACGTTTCGTCTTCGTCATCATTTGTGCTGGCGTATTCAATTTTTCCTGCCGGAGAAACGAATATAGCCCAGTATTTATCCTCAGAAATCATTTCCTTTATTAAGGTTACGCTTTCTCTGGTATCGTCATCTAGCTGCTCACCAATTAAGGCACTTTCAATATTTGTTCTGACATTTCTAAAATCAAAAAGTTGACCAACACCAATAAAAAATCGGTATCTACTAATAATAATCAGCATTTCCACGCCATCTGATTTTTCTATCAGATCTTTTACAGATTGGGTGATGTCAAAATTCGTATGACCCATCCAGCAGTCAAACTGGTTAAGCACATTCATTTTGTCATGCATCTGGAATACGCCAGCCGGAGTAGTTACCAATTTGGGTATTCTGCTCATAAGATCCAGAGCTTCTTCTATTAGCTCTATGTCTTCGCCATCTTCGCTCGATGTTTCAATCACATCGTCAATCATGTCTTGTTCTAATAGGTCTGTGTCCCATTTTTCCCAAGCTATTTTTCTTTGTTTAGGGGGATCATTGAACATGAGGATGATTCCTTAATATATCACTAGGTTTTACAACTAAAGAGTCCTCTACGTTCCCCTGCCCTCCATCGCCAGTCATCATCATATTGGCAAAAGTTGCAGTAAGTCTTTCTTTGTGGGCGTCTAACATGAATTTCATGATGTCCTCCAACTCTTCTAGACGACCCTCAGATTCTAAGCCATCTCGTACATAGTTAAGAGCATCGTCTAATGTTTCTCCAGAGCATACTTTGTCTAAAAGCTCTGCAAAATATAGGTGCGCAGAACTTTTTACTTCGGAATTCCACGTACACTCGACCCAAGTATCTCCTTCTTTATCAACGGTATAAATTAATTCTGCAACAGCTTCTGGTTTTTCTTCTTCGGGAGTTTCTATTTGTTGTTCTTCAGGTTGAGTGTCTTGTTGTTTTTTCTTAAAGAAATTAAACATCTGACCCTTCTGGAAAGTATTCTCGAAGCACTTCTAGTCTGTCTGTAGCATCTACTAAGACATCTAGAGCTTCGTCTAAATTTTTGTAATAATCTTCTGTTGAATGATCCCCTATTCCAACACCATTATCTAATAGCAGCGATAGAGAACCAAGAGCTTTTTGTTTGTCTGACTCGGCTTTGTTACGAAGGTATGAAATCATGTGGTCTTTTTGCGGCATGCCCTTTTGTCCTATTAAAGATTCTGTAATATTCATTTATTCCCTCTTGAAAGGTAATGGCGTTTCATTGTGACACCAGACAACATTCTGAAACGCAAATTCCATTGCGCTAAAATCAATCACTTCTCCGTTTATGTATCTGTTGTTTAAGTTTTCCTCTGTGTAGGGGAAGACCTGCCCCGCAATTAATGGCGGGTCTTGAACGCAGTTTGATGGTATGCTAAACAAAACACTTTGTCTGCATGCTATCATTTTATCCCTGTGTGTATCCTCTCTTGATTTTCCTGCAAGCACGCCTTCCCACTGTCTTAAGTATGAGAATTTGTGTTTATTGCTAAGATCTCTGAGTTCTTCTGTCCTGAAAATGTGACCATCTAAGGAAATTGGATACCCGTAATTTTGAGTGGAATCCCACTCCTTCCAGTTCCATTTGACGAGATATGGATTAGTAACAAAATCCTCTAAAACATATCTCCTTTCGGGGTCTAAGTAATACTGCATGGTCGTATTTAGTCCCAGTCTTAGGGACATGCAGAATACCTCGTCTTCAAATGCTGCTTCGGCTTGTTGCCAAGTTATAGGTATTTGTTTATAAAATATACAATCGTCTACAATTCCGCATATGTACTGACTCTTGCAAGAATTCAACGCTTCTAAAAAGTCAGAAACAAAATCTTTTTCTTCCTGCCACACAACGTTGTGTAAAATTTCTTCTGACTGAAGTTTTCTGTACCCCTCTCTGTACAATTCGTTGGAGCCTACGTGTATTACACGTATCTCGTTAAAAAAACCGTTTGCGTATTTTTTTATGCTTTCCAGTAAAAGTCTTAACTGGCAAGCTCTGTCCTTAGATAAAACCAGTGCGTTTATCATTTTTGTCTTCTAATTAAAAGTCCTGTTCATTCTGGTGATTTTGAAAGTGTTTCATGACCCCAAGGACACCTCATGACATAAAAGGTTTTAGCAAGTTTTATTTCAACTTCGCCTGTCCATATAGTATCTAAATCATCATACGGGCATTTGTATTTAGATGCCTCTGTCTTATCTGAATGTTTTCTATACCAGTCATTAAACTCTTTCATGTTCCTTCCCGGCATCCAAAGCGTTTTTCCGTCTCCGGTCTTATGTGGATGAACGCCTTTAAGACCTATCTTCTTAGCCATTTTTATGGCTTCTTCTTTTGACTCAAAGACATACTCGTTCATTGGGCCAGCATCGTGACCAGCGTAAGAGTCCTCTACTTTGTTTAATATATGTTCAGCGTGACCGGTTGTTTTACCGTTACAAAACGCATACCGCTGATCTATATCTGGAAAACTTTTTTTGGACTTTTCGCTAGACATGCATCTCTTGATGAAATCTTTTCTCTTTTCATTCTTGCGTGGAGAAGGCATGTTAAGACTCCTTAGTCTGAAACAGCCTTTACTATCGCTTTTGCAGAGTTCTGCCAACTGAACTTTTTAGATGTGTCTATTCCAGCTTGGTTGACATTTAGGCTGTCTGATTTCTTTAATTCATGAATTGCTCTCATGTGTTCTACTAACTGGTCAATTTGCGGTTCCCCAATATGCGCCCATTGGCCCTGACCGTGAAACCACTTACCGTCCTTAGCGTCTTCTAAGTCGGTTATTTCTACAAGTTTACAATTTTCTTCATTACAAAATTCTGTATGACCAGCGTAATCTGTGGCGATTACGTGTTTGCCACAACTCATCATTTCTAGCAGTTCAAGGTTCCACCCTTCTGCTCTAGCTGGAAAAACTCCACAATCTGCTTGTGACATAATATTATACACTTCTTTTTGCGATTCTTGACGTGGAATAGAGCGTATTTTATCACCTAAACCAGACCCCTTATACAGCCTTTCCCACTGAAAATTCTCTTCATCTGTATAGAATGGATTATCGCACATCATCCACAATTCTACGTTATCATCAGGCGTAAAAGCCTTATTAAAAGCTTCTACTAATACATCGTGGCCCTTGCGAACCTCCCATTTTCCACAGTTAAAAAACACCGTATTTGGCCTATCTGAGAATTTTTCTCTAAAAATAGACCTGTCAACACCTAAAGGTATTACGTGAATTTTGTCGTCTAGGTCTTTTAATCCATATCTTTCTTCCAAAGCGCCCTTCAGAACGTCTTTAGCCCACTGAGAGCATACGAATAATTCGTCTGGATTAGAAAGTTGGTGCAGTTCCTGTTCTGTGAATTTATTTAGTTCAAAAATAGGAAAGCCGATTTTCTTGCCTTTACCTACAAATTCTGCCATGTCATGCTGATGCCAGATGCGGATACAGGGAGCGTTAAAGTCAGGCATCCTAGAATTTTCAAATAAACCCTTTATTAATTCATTCTGCTCCGGCTGTGTTTGTATTGGCCCCATACCATATAACGCCACAGTATGACCTAGCTTGGATAGAGCGTTAATTATATTGTAGCCTGCAACACCATAGCCTAGAGAGTTAAGCGGTGTGATGACGTTGAAGTTTTGGGTGGAATCTAAAAAGGACATTTATTTCTCCGTTACAAAAGTTTCCTAGCTTCTTCTATTTGATTGGCCCAGTAAGATAATCTCGCCTTATCTAAGCTATAAGTTTTGTCTGTAATAATTTCTGCGTATTTCTCTTTCAGAAATGACTGACTGAGTTCGTTCCAGTCGTCAATAACCAATATTGGCAACCCTTCCATATAATTGGTTACTGGAGAGCGTTTTACAATCGGTATACATCCTAAGTATAACGCTTCTAGTATCCTATAGCAATCTGTTCCGTTACCTTCTGGACAAACGACCATTATATGCTTAGAAAGTTCGTCTAGATAATCTCTATAACTTTTTGGTTCCAAGACAATGGTGGCCCAAGGCGGATCAAAATCAAGAAAAGCCTGTTTAATCAATCCTCTTTCCAGAGTATGGTCTTGCCAATTCACATAGGCAATATTGATTTTGTCATCAACATCATATGCTTTTGTTTCAAAAATATCACGGGGCGCATCCTTGCCTACGCCTAGTGGTATTCCTTGTATTCTATCATCTTCGATAAGAGGATTTACTGTGAACCATTTAACAACATTGTCTGGTATCTTGTTAAAAGTGGAGTAAGTGTGTGCATAGCATCTTACCGAATATTTATCTTCTATGTTGCATTTTTCTCTGTCGCACCTGCTCGGTATTAGGAGATCCTCATATCCTATCATTGGTATTTGGTCTTTGAGCATTGCAAGCCATGTTATCATGTCCATTGCAACAGGATGTTCTTCTTGGTATGCAACCCCGTAATCGCTAAATCCGCTAATTACAATGTACCTGTTGTCAGTTCTTTCGCATTTTTTGAAGAACTTGTGTATGTGTTCTATGTTGCAGTATACTACCCCAGAGTCGGGTATTGAATCGTCGTCGTGGTCAATCTCGTAGTTGCAGTCCCCCAAGTCCATCCAAGACTTGACGTGTATCATGTATTCTGGTTTTATCTTTATCAAGACCAATGCCTTTCCTCGAACAGGCTGTGTTTTAGAACTCTACTCAAAACGCCCTCAAACTCGTTTAATCTAAGCGTGTTTGGCCCATCACTTAGGGCGTTGTCTGGGTCGGGGTGTACCTCAAAGAACAGACCATCTGCTCCTATCGCCGTAGCCGCCTTTGCCAAAGGTTCTACAAACTCCCGGTTTCCTCCTGTGGAAGTTCCAAGACCTCCCGGTTTTTGAACGCTATGTGTTGCGTCAAATATGACTGGACAACCAAAGGATTGCATAATTGGTATCGAGGTCATGTCGTTCACCAATCTACCATAACCAAAAAAAGTACCCCTTTCAGTTAAATAGATTTTACTGGAATCACATCCACCAGCTTTTAATTTGTTGACAACGTTTTTCATTTCCTCTGGGGATAGAAACTGTCCCTTTTTTACATTAACGATCTTGCCGGTTTTAGCAGCAGCTACAAGAAGGTCTGTTTGTCTACACAGAAAGGCTGGGATTTGGATTATGTCTACAAATTGAGCTACGCTGCTGGCTTGCCAAGGTTCGTGTATATCAGTCGTTGTCTTTAAGCCTATTTGTTTGACAGAATTAAAGATCTTTTTAACTAAATATATACCATCGTTCAGACCGAGACTTCTGTAAGAATCAATACTGGAACGGTTAGCTTTATCAAAAGAGGCTTTAAATATAATCTCTAAGCCTAAATTGTCACTTATTTCACGGAGTTTTTCCGCTATCAATAGAGTGGTTTCTTCTGATTCTATTGAGCATGGGCCAGCAATTACTATCATAAAAATCTCCTATCTGATGATATATTATACGCTTATGTTTGCAAAATTACAAAACGTATAATTCACTCGGTCAAGGGGGATTTACGATAATCTGGACTGTTCAGCAAAAACAAGAAATCAATACAGGATATTTATATTGATATTTTGAAGAGCTTGCGCCATATCTCAAATGATATAGGCGCAATGAAAGACTGTAATTCTCTATAAGAAGAAGCAGATAGAAATTGTTTATGTTTATCCTTGGGTAGTATTTCTCCTGCCCAAGCCTTGAACTCAGGATTGAAAAGAAAGCTCTTGGGAATTGACCATCCTGTTTTGTGCTTATCCAAAACAAAGTCTGGCATTATGCCCCTATAACTTTCCCTTAGTATGACTTTTGTTTGGTTGCTTCTTATTTTGTACATTGAAGGTATGCTATAAGCAAAGTCTCTGATCTTATTTGTTGTTAGAGGAAATCTAGCCTCCATTGAAAAGTTCATCCCAAGATTGTCGTTTCTTATCAGGAAGTTTTCTGCAACGCGACATATAAACTCTTTGTACATAACGTTATTAAGGTAGTCTTTAGATAAACAGTCCACTGGAAACCAATTAGTTTCTAACCACTTCTCTATGAACTCTTTTTGTAGGTTTGCTTTTTCTTGTAACGATTTATTATGTATTGCTAGATGTTTTTTGTATCCAGTAAATAGCTCATCGCCGCCGTCACCAGACAAAGTTACTACAACACCATTCTCTGATACAGTTTTATTTAGAGCATAGTACGCAGGTGTGCTTTTGTTTGAGAAGGGTTCCTCTAAAGCCCATACAGCATCCTCAAAGCATTTAATGTAATCCTGCTCAGTAACTAACAGTTCTGTATGGTCAGTTCCGTAATGTTTGCTAAGTTTGTAGGCGACATCGGCATCGCTGTTACAATCGGTTTCTTTCTCTACCTTCCATCTGGTTGTGAAAGTTTTAGGTTTATTTCTATACTGTACGAGTTCGTGTAATATGGTTGAAGAGTCTAATCCCCCACTAAGATAAAGCCCTATTGGTCTTCTTCCCATTAGGCATGATCTTACAGATTCGGAAATAACTTTCCTGCAAGTGCTGTGAAGTCTCGGATAAAGGTCTACTTTTATTATCGGAGATGTATCAAACAGTTCGGCTTTTTTGTGTACATGCTCATCTGATTCTTTACTTAGATTGTGAAGCCTGTATTTAATTATCTGGCCGGGATATAGTTTAGATATATTGTGGTAAACGGTTGTTGTGCCACTTATAGAACCTCTTTCAATTCGTTCTTGTATATCTTCTTTTGTTATTTGAAGGGAAATACCATAAGCCATTAAAGACTTAATGCTAGAAGAAAAAACTAGAGTTTCATTTTCTCTATAAACAAATAGGGGTTTTGCGCCAGCCGCATCTCTAGCGAAAACTAGAGTTTGGTCTAGCTTGTCATACCAAGCTATCGCATACATACCATCTAGCTTATGTATAAAATCTTTGCCATGCCTTCTTAACCCCTTAGCTAAAACCTCGGTGTCAGACTCAGTAGCAAAGCTCTCGCCCGCCTTTTCAAGATTAGATTTTAACTCAAGGTAGTTATAGATTTCCCCATTAAAAGACAAGACCCACCTATCATCTAGCACCCAAGGCTGTTTAGATGATGATGGGTCTTCGGTTATAGCTAATAGGTTGTGTCCTAGAGTAATAGACTTATCAGAATAAATGCCATTACCATCCGGCCCTCTATACTTAGAGGCTTCAAGCATGCGATCCATTCTAGCTTTGTCTAAATGATTAAAGCCGTATATTCCACACATATGCTATTTGTCGATTGTGTTAAACTTTGCATCCATCGCAGTCGCAATTAGCATCACAGGAACATACGTCCCCACAAGCACAAACTTCAGCACAGTCGCAGTTGGAATTGTTAGAATTGCATCCAATCAAAAATGCTGTGGTAAACATTAAAAAAACTGATAGTATTAAAGAGATTGTTTTCATCGTATTGCCTTTCTTTAGCGTTTATAAAATTGATTTAGTGCCAACATCCAAGAAATATCTTGGTCGCCCATTCATGTCAACCTTTTGGGTGTGTTGGTCAATACCAAAATGCTTAAACAGTGTTGCTGTAACATTTTGTGGTGTAATAGGATCAGTTTTTGGTTCTTCAGCTTTAGACGTAGATTGACCAATAACCCTACCCATTTCAAAATCACCACCGGCAAACATCAATGGGGATAGTCTAGGCCAGTGATCTCGCCCAGCATTTCCATTAATCTTGTAGGTACGACCAAACTCACCAGTAACAACAAGCAGAACATTTTTGTCTATGCCCTTATTGTGGATGTCATTTATAAAAGCCTTCAAAGCTCTATCAATCGGAGGCACTCTACTCTTCAATGCTTTGGATATGTTACTGTGCATATCCCATCCACCATACTGTACTGTAACAAACTTGGTTCCATTTTGTACGAGCCTACGGGCTAGTAGCATTTGCTCTCCAATTCCGCTACCGTATTCTTCTAGTAGTCTTGGGTCTTCTTTTTTAACGTCAAAGGCGTTGGCTATATTTCCAAGTATCATGCTATAGGACTGTTTTCGTAAATCTGCCCAAGCATCTGCCCCTTTATCAACACCGGCTTTAAGGGTGTCAAGATCGTTGAGTAAACCTTGGCGATTGAGAAGGCCATCTTTTTCTATTTTAAGTTTAAGGTTTTTAACGCCTTCGCCTGTAGCGTCGTATGGGTCGAACGAAGTTCCCAACCATGCTCCACCATCATAAGTTATGTTGTTTACTCTAACATAAGATGGCATACCCGTAAGGGGGTGGTTAGAACCGTAAGAGCTAGAAACCATAGCGCCATAAGACGGATTGTAGGCTGGTGATTGTGGTGTATTATCTGTGCTGTTATAACCAGTCATTACCCAGTGTGTTCCAGTCCTGTGACTAGAGTTACCGTGAGCAAAAGAGCGAACGACTGTCATTTTATCGCCCACGCCAGCAAGACCCGTCCAGTCACCACCAATTAGATAGTCACCTTTAGTCATTACCGAACCATTGACTGCTCTTACTTCAGCAGGTGCGTCCTGCTTTGGGTCAAATGTTTCTACTTGTGTTGCTCCACCCCCAAGCCACACCCAAACCACAGATTTATCATTGGGTAGTAAGCAACTGTTCTCGGCGGCGTGAATGTCTGACAATCCCATAGAAGCGAATCCAGCACCAACGCTTCCAATTTGCATAAAGTCTCGTCTATTGAATTTGATATTTATCATTTTCCGTACACCTTATTAAAGTCAAAGAATCTCCAGCGGTTTAAGTGTTTGACATCTTCATCTTCGTTGATGTGATGTAAGTATTCAAGCACTTCGCTCCACGTTGAAAAAACCATCTGATGTGGGACAACACCAAACATCCAGTTGGGAAGATTCTTTTTCCCTTGCTTGCATCTTACAATCACAGGTTTCTTCTGGGTTACAGCAAGAAAAGCCTCATGGTAAGAACCGCATAAATGATTGTCCACATCTAGGTTCATAATAATAAAATGCGCTATGTCTACCATGCGTAAATCAACAGCACAAATTGGTTTCATAACACTAGAAACTTCGTCGTACTTTTCTTGTTTCTTGTACTTCTCAACTAAGTTTCTAGTCTCTTCGTTTTCTGGCGCAAAATTACTAGGCTTAGAACATGGGTCAAAAACACCAATTCCAATGTCTTGTAACTTGGGAGTTAAGATACTTCTCCATAATTTACCCCCACCTTTAACCCTGTCCATCGGCCCACATAGATAGCAAGTTGTTCCTTTAAGCCTATTCATATTACACCTTTATTATTATACACTAAATTGCGACTATTTTGCGAAAGCATCGGCAACCAAAGCTACTACATCAGTATAGGTCTTTGCTTTAACACGTTCTCTCACTATTTTTACAGCATCAGCTTTAGTATGACCAGATTTGCGCAGTATGTCTACAGCGTCCTTAATTACTTGTTGTGAAGTACCACTAGAATTGGGGGTAGGCTTCTCGCTATTAGAGGGGTTCTCTATTACGTTTTTAGTAACCCAATTTCTAGCATTTGAATCACCGGCTTTTGCTTTTTCTATAGCGGTTCTGCATATGACATTCCAATCTTCTTCGGTCATGGGGTCACTACCAATGGGTTCTTCATCAATGTAATCACCATCGTCATCGTCATCTATGGCTATATATTGATCTATTGGTTTTACATTTATATAAGAAATAACAAAAATTATAATCGCAAGTAAGCAAAACCAAAAGTATGCTGCACCTTCGTATGGTTCAAACCCGTTCATTTGTGCTAGTGTCAACATTCAATTCTCCTTTTGTTCCCATTCTTCAACTTCTTGCATCATCATCATCCATACAACATATTCTTCTTCGTTCATTGTACCATACTCTGAGCATTTGTCAAGTACATAAAAAAGGGGGAGCAAGGCGAAAGCACAAAAACCTCACTCCCCCCACACCAACAATAACGCACTTAGGCTGTTACCATTTCTCTGTTCATCATCTTAGAGAAAACGGCAATGCGTTCACGAATGTTATCTTTCCATGCCTCGTCGTACTGTACGCTTTTGGCAGGGGCATCACCCATGAACACAGCCTTATCAAACGGATCAGTAAATAACGCTACTACTTCGTACTTACAACAGCGTAGTTTTTGATAGCGTGAGCAAGTTGGCACACTAACTACGTCTTGAGGATTGACCTTGACAATGATGAACTGATCTCCACCATCCTCACTTCCATATTCTTTAACATAGTCGTGTGAGCCAACATGAAGTCCATGACTACAACCGTTATTACGATTGTTGTCTACACCTTCACGATCAATTTCAACCGTGTTACCGATGGAGTTGTCAAATTGTCCAGACCACTTATCCTTAAAGTCCTTGTCAACCGCTTTGTACGCAAGGAAGTGACCATCGTCTGTAATAGGAAGATGCTCATGTTGCATAAAATCAAACAGTTCAACAATAGCCTTATCGGAAGGATTGGTGCTAAGGTTGTCTAGAAAGTTTAGCATTGGCTCGAAGTTGAAGCCCTCTCTTTTCATCTGAACAATACGATCAGTGAAAAGCTCTGGCATTTCCTGTCCATCCCAATGGAGTGTGCCATTCTTAACATCTACAAACCCTTCGCAATAATGTTCGATTGCAGATTGGATGTCATAGGATGCTTCAAAATGTTCAACATTGCCATTCTCTAAATAAGCTACCAGCTTATCGTAGTTAGGGTGGTTTTTGTCAAAGGTATAGGTTTTTGAATCGACTACACAATTCACCACACCTTTATTGCTGATGATAAATTTCATTTTGTTTTTCCTTATTTAATTACTTCAAGAACTTTTAGATCACTAATTTTTGATAGCGAAAACGATTTAACTACATCCTCGCTTTTTACCGTAACAAATGCTCCCTGCTGACCGAACCCAAAATCCACAATAGTTCCAACCCTTGGTTTCTCATGGTAAGTAAATGACAGTTTTGCGTCATCTTGTAAAGCACGGCTAAGTAACGGTTTCAACTTACTAAAATTTTCTCCACTAATTCTCATTCTTTTCTCCTATCATATCAACATACTTTGCTAGTTCAATAGTTTCTTCATCTTCCCAGTAGCCGTAAGACCTGTGTTCAACGTACAGCCCTACTAGTGGAATGGTCTCTAGCATTTGCTCATATTTTTTCTCCCAATCAAAAAGGTTCTCGTTTACTTCAATATCACGGTATTGTAACCTATTCATGCTGAGTTTACTACATGCCATTTGGTATTTGTCTGCTTCCTCTTGTTTATCAGAATATTTGCTGTACATATCAGCATACTCTTTGAACAATGTAGGAGGGCTAGAGCAAAGCACCATGATTTTATTTAGGTGCTTCCAAGTTCTATCCGTAGCATGATGATACCAATTCAAAAACTCAGGATACCAAGATTCAATATCGTCTAAGTATTTAGAGGCAACAACAGTCCTAGCAAAATCTAATGCGTTAATCCACTGTCCATTAGCGTTGAACTTCTTTTGATTAATCGTAGCACTTTTAATGCCATAGATTTTAATCTCTCCGTTTTCAAGCGCTTCCCTTAACTCATCGTTTCCATGAGACTTGAGAATATTTACCATAGACTGGCATCCTACATAAGCCTTCACTTTGTTACCATCTTTTCTCTCAAAGATTTCGTAGCGATGTATTTCGACATAGTATCCACCCTCTTGCATGTCAACTTCGGTGTCACGCCAATAACCTCTATTGCCATCTGTTTCCCAAACGGCAACCTTGCTTCTAGCTACACCACTACCACCACTACTACGCCTGTAAGAAGTTGTACTAGGTAGATCAGATGTCTTTTTAATTACTTCTGGATTACACCCTAAAACTTCACAGATGGCTTCAACAGTAGTATTCCTGAAGAGGTACATTTCATGCTCGTTCTCTCCATACTTTTCAGCAGGGATTAAACCTCTTACATACTCTCTACTTCGGCCTATTCCTCCACGCCCCAAGTCGTCGATATATACATGAATTTTCTTTTTGCTAGTAAAGACCATTTTGCTTCTATCATCGGACGAGATACTAGTTTTGTAATCATCCTTATAAATATGTTTGACATTAGAACCTTCTGGAAAATTAACAGCCATGCTCCAACCCCCGCCTTCCCAGAGGTCTTTATCTTTCCACTTCAACTCGGTATCATCAAAAATACCAGTTAGTTTATTGAGCCAATTACCTCTGTCAGTAAGCTGGCAGTATTTTATGCGGGCATCCCAGAGGGTTTCAGATGATTCAAAACTTTCGCTAACTACATCTACCATTTCTAATAGCATAGCCTTAACTTTGGACTCAATGGCATCTTTCGTATACTTATTATAACTAAGTGCCTCACGACTTGGCGTTATATCTAATTCACCAATTTCAAAATAAATATTAATTGGTGCTTGGCAAATGGTAAAGATGTCACCTTCAAACACATCTGCCTCAATCGGATAAGCAACCTGCCCCATAATGGCTACGGAATGACCATACCTTTCTGATCTAACCTTCCAGAAATCACCCTCAACGGTATAGTCGAATTTTTCAACTTCCATTGGATGGCCTAAAAACTCTGGCTGAGTATTGAAGTATTTGTATACCTCTTCAGCTTCGTCACAAAATTCACCGCAGTCATATTCATCTACGGCAAATGTTACTTCAACACCATTAGGTTCGGACGTATTACTTTCGTCAAGCAAAGCAAACACGGGTTGGTCATGCTCATTCTTATAAGCATTATAGGTACGTTTAACACCATTAAAATATGACGTAACAGAAAAGCTATCTGTATATGCAAAAGGGGATTTGCTACCTAAACCCAAACAGCCAACAGCGTCGTTGGTATTGGTTTTATTTGAACCAAAGTAAGTAGTGTAAAGATTCATACAATCTTCGTGAGACAGACCAGTGCCAAAGTCACGAATAGAAAAATATTGTTCCATGCGGTGCGGCATGTGGACGACAAAGGGTTTCTCAGGGCATCCAGCATCAACGTGAGAGTCATACGCATTGGTAGACAGTTCACGGACAACCGCCTTGATCTTATTGGCGTACAGGCCATCTGAGAGAATTGAGAACGCCTTAGCAGACGCTTCAATACTATAGTTAGATTCCTCGAAGGAACCGGAACGGACAATCGTGTTAGTGTTTTCTTGCAACTTCATGCTTTCGCTCTCCAAAAATAAATATGCTTTCAACAACCTTACCCCTAGTTTATCGGCAGGTTCGCAGAAGTCAATTACTTTTTTTTGAAATTTGGCGAAAACTTTTTGATTGGGTGTATTATTTGTACTCTGGTAAAATGCCAAGCTCTATCATTTGACTACCAACCACCATCATTATAATGTTAGGATTGCTGTTCCATTCACCATCTAAATTAACCTCGTTAAAAGGTAGACTGGTTACTGTACTAAATGCTATATCTGTCATTTCGTCTAAATATTTTTCATCCTCTGTCTTATCAAATCTTTTTACTAAACCAACAAACTGTACTATCGCTTCTTGCAAATTTGGATTATCATAGCATTTTTTTAATTCATCTACTGATATATCACTAATTTTCATAAAAGTTTATTTAATGTGTCATTAAACTCCTCATAGGGTATGTGGCTATAGGTTAAACGTCTGTCCAGACCAAATGCTCTGTCCAGAAGTCCTCTTGCCATTATATCAGCTACACTAGCGATTGAAAAGGCAGTTGCCTTCTGCATGGCGGTAAAGTTCTTCACATCTTCAAACGAGCCTTTATCGGCGTTGACTAGAATCTCTTTATTCCAACTTAGATCGCCTTTCGTAACAACAGTCTTTAGTATGACTAAATCCCTTCGGTCAACACTGTGCCAGTAATTGTCTGCGCAACCTTTTTCAAATATATGCCTGAGACAATCTTCAGGAAGTTCGCACCTGTCTATCAGAAATTTTACTAGCTTACAGTGACCGGTATATCTGAGGGTTTTATAAGAACAATGCTTAACACCTCTATCTTTCATTGTATGAATAGTATGTGAGGAACCACCGCTTGTATAAAATGCTTCTAGTTCTCCCAGATTCTCTGTCATTACAGATTGTAGACCATCCATTCCATAAACCTGTTCCAATTCTCCATTAATCAACACTTCACAGTCATCTCTGTATTCATTTATTAAACCGTCTATAGACCAAGTAACAGTATAATTTAATGGATTGTTATTTTGTACAAGAGGAAGTCCACCAACCATCATAGAAATTTCATCAGCACCACCTAGTTGCTGAAAACCCTGTTCGGCAAGTATATTAATCCAACCGGGAGCTAAACCTAAGTCTGTCATCACCGGCTTGGCAGCAATATCTTTTGCTCTATAATTAATTTCTTGACTTACAGGGACACTACCACCTAAGTCACAGTATCTAATACCATTATCCATGCAGTAATTTGCTACAATTTGGGTTTGATGGTACGGAAGTGCAGAGATAACTACGTTTGGTTTGTGTGCCAATACCCGATGGATTTCTGTTTCTAAATCATCAACGGCTTGTAGCTGATAATTGCTTATACCTAAGCCGCCTATATTATCCTTAAGAATTTTAATATCTTTATCTATAACAAACAAGCTATAGCCCATTTTATTCATGGCATAGGCTATAGCTGTACCCATTCTTCCTGAACCAAATATTGCGGCTTTCATTGTTACACCCTATATCTTGCGTTTGGATTTCTGTGATAACTTTCAATCCATCTAACATCACCTTCGTCAGATTTCATAAAAACACTATTGGTATGGAGGTTCTTACCAAAACTACGAACGCCTCTTAGTATGCTCCCGTGTGTTATTCCTGTTGCGGCAAAAGCACAAGTGCCTGATATTAAATGTTCTGTTGGAATGATGTCACCAACAGCATACCACCGTTCGGATTCGTGAGAAAAAACGGGGTCTAAATTTCCTGTCAAATCTTGGTCGTATATCTGTGCTTCAATTCCACCACCCAGTATTTTAATTGCGGCAGTAGAAATAACTGTTTCTGGTGAGCCACCAATACCATATAAAAAATCTACATTGCTGTCTGGTAAACATGCGGCAACAGCACCAACAATATCACAATCCTGAAGGAGTTTTATTCTAACGCCTAAAATTCTTAATTTTTGTATGATCTTACTGTGTCTTTCCCTGTTTAGAACACAAACCATCAATTCAGATATTGGTTTCTTAGTTGCTTCAGAAGCCAGCCTTAAATTTTCCTCTAGAGGATTTCTAAGTGATAATTCTGTTTTGTTTTTAATCTTACTTCCATATACTATTTTATTCATATAGAAGTGATCTGTATGAAACATACTACCCTTAGTGCCTACTGCTATAGCGGATATAGCTTCTGGCCCAGATGTTACAGTTGGTGTAGTTCCTTCTATTGGATCAACTGCAATATCATGCCAGATAATAGGCTTGTCTCCATATAGTTGTTTATATCTACTTGTATTTTTTGTCCATATGTCAGCTTCTTTTCCTACAACTTCACCATCAAATATACCAAAAGATTTATCCTTCTTTCCTTCTCCCATTACAACCTTCCCAGCAAAGTCTTGCTTGAGTAAGGCTTCTTTCATTGCTTCCGTAGCGGCTCTATCAGCTTCTTCTTTTTGTCCAGAGCCTATAAAATCAAAAGCCGCTATAGCGGCGGCTTCTGTAGATTTAATTAAGTCTATAGAAATGTTCACTGTTTATTTCATCCCTTGTGGAAAACTTAGCTTGTCGTCGTGATTAACAGTCCAAGATACTTCATGCGTTACTGCTCTAACGGTTCTAGCCGCAGAAGGATACCCATTACCAGATTTCTTTACGCCACCGAACGCCATATGTGATTCAGCAGCGATAGAACCACCATTCCAATAGCACATACCATAGTCACAGCTATCACGACAAATTCTTGCCTTCTTAAAGTCTTCGGTGATAACTCCCACAGCCAAACCATAGTCAGTATCGTTATAAATTCTAATAGCATCGTCAATAGTATCAAAAGGAATAATGGCGACATGTGGCCCAAATACCTCCTCTTTTAGATATGGAGCATCTCTCCATTCAGTAGCATATACTGTTGGGCTTACATACCAACCAGCATCTGATTTTTCTCCTTTAACAACAACCCTAGCCTGTGGGTCATTAAATACTAATTCGTTATACTTTAGAACTCTATTTAACTGTTGTTCATTAATAAGTGGCCCCATGTATTCTGGTTGTTCAACAAAAGGGTCACCACCTTTTATATTAGAAGCAAAATGCTTAAACGACTCTACAAATCTATCGTATATTCCCCTCTGCACTATGATTCTACCAGCCGACACACATCTTTGGCCTGATAGCTTAAACGAACTGGCTAGACTAGCTGAAACAGCTAGATCGAAATTGGCATCATTAAATACTATAACAGCAGACTTGCTACCCATTTCGCAAGAGCATGTTTTGTGCCAGCTATTAGCACAAACTCTTCTAATGTGTTGTCCAACTTCAGCGCTTCCGGTAAAGCATATATGGTCTACTAAATCATTGTTAGCTAACCAATCGCCCACTTTGCCATCACCGTGTATTAAGTTAAATACACCTGCTGGTATACCGGCCTCTTCATAAATCTCTGTGGCTAGTTGTGATGAGTAAGGTGCATCTTCGCTGGGCTTGAGTATGACCGTATTGCCTTCCACCAAAGCAGGAGCAGCACACCAATAAGCACCAATAGCAAGGGGAAAGTTCCAAGGACTAATAATCGCAACAAGTCCCTTCGGTTTTCGTAGCATGTACGAGTCTTTTTCAGAAATTTCGGACGCAATAGCTTCTCCATAGGGCATCCTCCCTAAAGAGAACGCATATTGAGCCATATGCAATGCTTCGTTTACTTCTGCAATAGACTCGTTGTAATTCTTGCCTGTTTCTAAAGATATGCACTCGGCAAGCTCCTCTTTTCTTCTTTCTATAATTTCAGCAACTTTAAGCATGTAGTCGGCACGCTTAAATCGACTGATGGATTTCCACTCCTTAAATGCTTCCTTAGCAATCTCACAAGTATGGTCTACTTCAGAGTGGCTTGTGTTTATATATAATCCTATTGTTTCACAATTACACGGGTTAATATTATTAAACGAACTTCTTGATTCTGCTAAACGCCAGCTACCATCAACATAATTTTTTCCGGTTTGTTTTTTATTCATCTCGTTCCTCGCTAGATAGCATTAAGTCTTTTACATTATCTTGACAGAACCCTTGAGCATCTCTATCTCTCTCTATAAACTCATAAACTACCCCCGTTAATTCAACAGGTTCAGTAAAGCACTGAATTAAACCGGGGCATGATAGTGGTTTTTCTGTTGTAAATTTAGCCCAACCTTTTTCTTTCCACTCTTTCATGGTATCTTTAACAGACTCGACTTGATAGGCTATATGGTGTATGCCTCCAATGTTATTTCTTTCCGCTACCCATTTTCCTACAATAGAATCAGGAGTACCATCAGAAACAAATATTTCGGGAGCCATGTGTAAATCCCAAACCCCCATGTGGATAAACCTGTGCGGCATAACTTTAATTTTTTCGGGGGGTGCTAAAGCAAAACACTTAGCTACTGAACCGTTATCAAAACTGATCTCAAAATCATCCTGCACCTTGTACTTCAAGGCTTCCGTAAAGAAAGAGACAGTTTTGTGCCTATCTTTGACCCTGTATGCTATGTGGTCTATTCGCATCGTGCTTCCCCCTTATGTAATGTACCCCCAGCACGACTCGAACGTGCGACCTACGGATTAGAAGTCCGTTGCTCTATCCAACTGAGCTATGGGGGCGTATGTCTACACAATATCGTCTAGGTATGACAATATATCCTCTGTATCATATATTTTTTCTTGAGGAATTTCAATAGAAAAAGGCTCCCTATCAGAAAGGAAGCCTCTTTCGCTTACAAAGAAGGTATCTTCAAACTCAACCGCAGATAAATCGTCTATATTAGTAAGAACTTCTCTTCTGAGAGATTTTATGCAAGCCTTCATGGGATGGGTAGAGTCTATTACTGTTTTTAGGTTTCCACTTTCTACATAATATTTCATTCTTTATTTTCTACCCCTTCTTCTTCATCTTTTTCTTTACGAAAAGGTTTTAGTTTAGTTCTATTTTGAAACTGTATCTTTTCAACCTCTCTTTTAAGTCTTGCTTCTTCTCTGATATTGGCACGCCTTCTTTTCATCTTATTGTCACGCGCTCTACGTTTCTTCACGGCTTTTTTATATGCTTTTTTATTCTTATAATCGCTCATAGGCTTCCTTGCCGAATTAAGTGGAGGCGGCGGGAGTCGAACCCGCGTCCTGTATTACTTCCATACCAGTATCTACATTGTTATTCTATTGTATTAACACAATAGACAAAGCTATCCGATTATCGGAGTCAGGTTGAATACAACCATTTGGCATATTAATTTAGGTTAGCCATCCCTATCCGAATTATCGGAGTCAATACAATTTGGTAATAAGGTTTGTATAACCCCAGACGACTAAGCCGCCATTGCGAAACTATGTTCAGCAATTAAAAATATAATCGGTTTTTATACTGGCCTACCGATCAACCAGTCAATGCAACTAATACTTCCGCAACCAGTCGATGCCATTTCGCCCCCAATAAAAACTTTAATAGTTGTAACTTCTTTTGCAACAAGGACTTACAGTTATGGCAAAATAGCCAAAACCATAAGTCCTTTAACCGCAAGGGTTTGCAATGATTATCGTAATAAATAGCCAGTTAGGAATCGAACCTAATAAATGACCGACTACATCTGGCTTTTAGAAAGAGTTATTCTTTCTTATTCTCTTTTGTCTCGAACAGATTTTCAATCTTAGCATTAAGAATATCTACCTGTTCTTTGTTGTTAGGAACAGAACCTTCAACAGTCTTATCAAAATCAGGAGTCTTAATAGCTTCTGTTTTGACTTCTCTTGGAGTTCTATTTACAAAATTAGGATGTTCGGGAAAGGTATCTTGCATCGCTGCATGATAGCCCTTCTGGTAATGGTTCTCTGCGATTGTGTCATATTCCCAATCAAGTTGAGAAAGACCTCTGGTGTAACCTTCATGCCAAAGATTGTCTAAGACATCTCGGTTGTCACCATCCAAATAAGCTACCACTCCCTCAAGTCTCCCCTGAGCAATTAGCTGCTCTTTTGTCAACTCATGTATATCATTGAGTCTTAGTGACAAAAGCTCATTAGTCCACTCAGTATTAATGTTGGCTCTCATCTCGGCTAATTTAACCTGAGCATTGAGCTTGTCAATCTTCCACTGTTGCAGAAGCATAACATTAACAAACGTAAACACAACGCCAAACAACAATAAAGCATACTTTTTCATTTTATGTTTCCTTAAAATGCAACATCTTCTTTAGGTGTTTCAGTTTCAAAAACTTCTTCAGTGTTGGCAACATCGTTTTTGCCACCAAGGAATTGAACGGTGTTAGCCATAATTTCTGTTACATATCGCATTTCACCTTCCTTGTTCTCATAGCTTCTGCTCTTAATTCGACCAGAAACTAAAACGCTTCGACCCTTTTTAAGATAGTCTCTGCAAGACTCTGCTTGTTTTCCGAAAACAACAGCGTCAATGTAAAGAGTCTCTTCGGATTCACCTCTGCGAGAATTAACAGCCAGTCGAAGGGTAGTTACACCACCTTTACCACTAGGCAAGTCCCTGTAAACAGGGTCTTTAGTTAAATTACCCACTAAGATAGCTTCGTTAAAACTACTCATTAAAAAATCTCCCATACAAAATAAAAAAGTTAGCTGTGGGGGTTATACCCCCACAGCCAGACAGAGGCTTTCAAATTTACAATCCAAGAACCTGTTTAATTTTACCTCTCAAAACCTGATAGTTACCTCTGTTTGAGGTAGCTTCTGTAGCATTAACCACACTGTTTGCGAGGGTTGGTGTAAGCTCATTGGCTTTGCCAGCGGCTTTTCGCCCACGTTGATTTACACCATAGTTGCCATGCCCGCTTGAACGAGCAACAGCAGTAATAGGGTCATATACTTTACCCTTGGTTTTTCCGTTGCGAGCCTTAGCTCTAATCTTATTTCCTTGTAAGTACCACTTGTAAGCCTTAGTGGTATCCGACAGTGCTAAAAGAAATTGAATCTCAGTCATTACTATCTTCTTCCTTATCTGTTTTAGTGTCTAGTTCATCCTTGCACTCTCTAATGTGCGCTTTCAATGCGTCAACTTGAGCTTCAAGTTCTTTCAATTTCTGTTCTACTTGTACAATGTAAGCCTCTGCCATTTCTTTTTGTGAAGGCATGATTAATACTCCTTTACTATCTCAGGGTCAGAATTTATAATTTCTCCGGTGTCGGAGGTGTGAATAAAATAACTATAATCAATTAGGTGTACTTCAACTTCAGATACATCTGCTTGTTGTATGTGGGTACACCATAAATTTACTCTCCACCTATTGTCCCACAGGTTTCTAGCTGTAATTTTATGTAAGTTTTTAGGTCTGCCAAGCAACTCCAATACTTGTTTCTTAACAGATTCTTCTAAGGAAATCTTGTTTTGCTTTTTAGGAGGTTGCTGTTTGACTTCTTTCTTCGGTAGTGATTCTGTCAACATTTTCGTTCCTTTCTAAGTGCTTATAAATATCAACTACGTTATGGTAACGCTTCAACTGAGCCGCTGTTTTTGCCGGTACTTTTTTAAGGAAGGATGCCAAGTCACATTCTGAACCTCTGGAAATACAAGCACTTAATAATAATATATCACTCGCCTTCAATTTATTCAAGGCCGTTATTAGTGGTTTTTTATCTTTTACTGTATAGCTCAATGTAGACATAAAGCAGTCTATATATAATTCTTTGTCGCTGGGGCGACCAACTTGATTCTTCATCTCAAACTCCATACTCTAAAAAGGCCATCTAATCTTGTCCTGTATTTCTTCTGGAAGGTCTGCCAACATTTTTTCTACGTCAGGTTCGTCTGTTGTTCCATCGGCAGTTAGTTTTAGCACAACCTCATCGCTGTTTTCCAGAATCTTTATGATTTCATCTGTGTTTATTTCTATTACGATCTTTTTCATCTAAGCTATGTTCATAAAGTATACAGGCAGCAAACAAAAACGCCATCCCTAATCTAGTTGGTTCAAATCCATGTGAGGCAACTGTCAGCAAGGCCAACCAAGAAAGTAATCTAGCTGTTAGACTGCACATTATAATCCGCTGGTTTAGGCATTATCTCATTAAAATCTGGTAAATCAAAAGGGCTTATATCCTCACCTATAATTTCTTCTACAATAATAGCTTTTCTACCGTCTGTTTCTCCTGCCGGTAGATGCCAAGTACGTTTAACTTCGGGTGTATATCTCTCGTATAGTTCTGTCAGCTTGACAACTCTATCCTGCATGAATTTACTGAGATTATCATTTTTTCCTCTTGGTGGGCTATGTTTATTTCTCTTAACATATTCATTCTTGTGAACCACCGTTAGGTGTTGTGTCATCTCTAAATCCATGTTCATGTTCCTTCAAGATAGCGAGAAAAAAATCGTACTCAATTTCAAACTCAACTTCTCCATGTTCATCTATTGTTACCTCGACAAGATCGGGGTCAGTAATAGAGAGCTTTTGGAGAGAGCTAAGTATGTCCATGATATTAAGCCCATTGGGATAATAGTCTAAATAATGCAGCGACCACCAAACCAACAGAAGCCCAACCGAGAGCTACCGCCATGTTTTTGAATTGTTCTTTCATTTTCTTTTCCCAAAAAAACTTAATATGTGATTCATTCTACGACAAGCGAAAGAAAAATCAAGCAAAAAACTGAATTTTAGTTGTTATAAGGCCATTTTTGAGCTAAAACCTTATTTACTCCATCTATCTCTACCAAGTAACGACCATACTTCCCTGTCTTTTCGGTTCGTATCAAAACGTGACCATTTTCATCTGCCTGTGCAAGCAGTAGATTTTCCAGCATTAAGGTTGCTCTCTTGTAATCCTCATGCCCACGTTCGGGTGTGTCCACACCAATTAGTCTGGTTCTTATGCTTACAAAAATCTTAAATCCTAAGTCAACCTCAAAGTCAACGGTGTCGCCGTCTACACATCTTACGACCTTGGCCTTGTAGGTATACATCTATTTCTTCCTCATTTTTTTAATAGACTCATAGTGTTTAATGTGTTCTGTGTTGCTCGTAATCCTAAGAATTTCACAGTTGGGGTATTCTTCTTTTATCACAGACTCGGCTTCTTTGCCTGTGATAGCCTCTATTATTTTGTTCTTTGTTTTTCCGTAAGCCATATAGTTTACTAAGTATTTCATCTTCTTCTCCTGATGACTTTTTGTTCTTCTCTTTTTACTACATATAAGAGAAGAATGGCTATAGATACTTCTATGCCCCAAGCCATAAGACCTGCTAAAACCGCTTCCATGTTTATTTATCCACAATCACTACGAGGTGGAAACTTCATTTCTTCTGTCATCCACTCTACCATTTCCGTATGGGAATCTGCCCACTGTTTCATTTCTGGGTGTACAAGAAGCCATTTTTGATCCTCTATGTCCACCGCTGTTTTTGTTCTGTTAGCTTTTCTAATAAGCTCTTCGTATCTATTCATCTCCTTGCTTTCATTCATTTATCCTTCTCCACCTATATCTATCCTAAAAGGAACTTCCTTGTCTCTATGAGCCTCTAGCTCCTGATCGAAATGAATGACATCGTTGATGGCCTGCTGAATAGAATCTTTCATACTAGAACGATACAACTTTCTCAGACTGAGTGCCAAGTAAGCCCTCTGGCTCCCATTAAGTTTTTCGTAGTTCTTAAATTCATTCCAGTCGTATCTAAATATTATTTGTTTACTCATACAAATCTCCGCTAAATTAAACTAAAACAAAGTCCAATGGTAGCACCTATAAAACCAAAAAGTAAGCTATAGGCATCACTAGCTCCACCATCTGCTTGAACAGTGTACTCTTTAATACAACATACTAACGCTAAACATGCACAGGTCGATGGAATAGATATAAACCACCCTAGAACTGATGACAAAATAAAATAGGACAATAAATAGGTGAAGTAGGTTCTGTTCATTATATAATATTTAGCTTGTAATCGTGTCGTTTCAAGATACTTAGCTTTGTTCCTATATCATAATTCAATTCTTTTGCTCTACTCTTAATAGTTCTTTCGTTTCCGGTATAAAGCAATAATAGATTATTAAAAGTAGAGTCTGCCCACACACTAAGGGCGTATAAGCTACCATCATCAGATAGCATTGTTAGTCTAAACGTCATGTTATTTCGTCCGTAAAATTGTAATCCAGCTAGTTTGTGTGATACATCTAGTGGCTAAATCCATCTTTCCATCTGTGCTTATCGGAGTCCCACCATTTTTTATATTTTTCTGCTATCTTCTTTGACTTCTCAGCAATTATTCTTCGATGTTCTTTAGCTTCTTCTATATCCCAATCGTCATCTTCTCTCGGAGTATATTTTTTCTTCTTAGGCATGGTTATCAAACTGTTCTAAGAGTGAGCTAGAAGATTGTGTTTTTTTACCGCCTACATTATAGACGGTTTTAATTCCTCTCCATTCACAATATTCTTCTTCTGGGGAATTTCCTTTGGTTCTATCTCCACCGTTACAAAACGTCATGCTATCGAAGAAATAGTCAATAGCATTTTCATTGTATATAGCCTTGAGTGTTTCAACTACCGACTCGCTTTTATCAATAGAGAGAGTAACTTTGTCTACACCTTTTATTGCGCTGACGATTCTCATTCTTTCTATCTCATCCATAAAGGGTGTAGACCCCTTCAGTTTAACTTGATCGTCGTTGTTGACTATTACAATTAACCTGTCACCCAATTCAGATGCAGCCTTAATGTAGTCTAAGTGTCCTGTATGAATTGGATTAAAGTATCCTGATATAGCTACTATTCTCATTTGTTTATCCTGCTATAATAATTTTGATTAAACTCCAAACAAATATAGCGAACAAAATAATGGTAGCTACAGCCATACCGTACAAAAATAATGCCGCCCAAAAATCTTCTTTGATTCTATTCTTTTTGCTCATCGTGTGTCGCTCAGTTTGGTTCTACCTTGGATGCTCACCATTTGTCTGTTGTCCATTTCAGGATCAAAGAGGGTGTGGGTGACTGTTTTCCAGCCGGAAGTTACCTCTCTTAACACTTTATCTTCTTTGTCAAAAAAAATACAAGACCAATTATTTTTATACCGCTTAGGAGTAATGCTATTTACATCTTCTGGGTCTGATGTTCTAGACCAGACTATCCGAAAATCCTTCACAACAAAGTCTGATATTGGATAGTTTAGACTTTCCCCTTTTCTGTTTACAAATAACCCACCTCTAAACTCCCACCAAATAATCTGAACAAAGTTCTTTTGGTAAACCTTATCCCCTTCATTGTATTGGTAGTAGTGGTTGATCTCTACGAAATCAGAACTGTCTCGTATGATACCGTCGTGTGTAAGCGGTATTAATATAATTATGAAAATAATAAGAGTTCTCATACTTTATTATACGTTTTGTATAATAAAACAACAACCCGTCCTATTTTCTTTTGTTCCAGTTATCTCTGGCTTCCGCCCAATCACCACCAGACCCAGATGAGGCTGTGCATTTGTCGCACTCATACCAATACATAGGTATTGAACCCAAACATTCTGCTGTAGGAGAACCACCGCAAAATGGACATGATAGCATTGTATCTTCTGTAAACTCAATTACATCAACATCGTGAATACCACACTTGATGCACCACTTTGGCTTGTTGTCTAGATCAACAATTCTATTGCAACACTTAATTAGATAGCTTGTCATCTTCTCTGCCGTATTTATCTTCTAATCTTACTATATCATCTTCCCTAGTGTCGCCCATTTGCATTTCATATATAACAAGAGGTTCTTCGGATATACACTCCATCTTATGCTTTTGCTCCTTGTTAATATAAACGGAGTCTCCAGCCGCCATCACAGCTTCATTATCGTCGAGGGTTAATTTACCCACACCTCCTGTTACATGCCAAACCTCTTCTCTACCTTGGTGATACTGGTAGGATATGCTTTCACCACTAAGTATCATTATCTTCTTAAAAACTACATTGCTACTTCTAAAATAGTCAACGTAACACCCCCAAGGTTTGTCTACTCTGTCCTTACTCATTTAAGCAACCTTTCTCTGCTGATACAGCAGCGTTTCTTAGCTCTTCTTCATTGAGATTGACAAATGTTCCATCACCAAACCCCACCTGTACAAACTGTTGTTCCATATCGCCCTCATCAAATACGTCAGGCAATCCGACTACTTTGGCTGATATAATCATTTGTTCTTCCTTTTTGTTCTCGCATAAAATATTTCTATCAAGGCATAAACCAAAAAGACTAGGGGTATAACATACATTGGATTAGACATTAGTGCTTGCCGCCAAAAGTTCAGGTTCTTCTGACTGTTTCTCATCTTCATCTGGTATCATGTTCAATAACTCCGACTGTAGATCGTGAGCATAATTCATCCAGTATTCAGCCTGATGATTAGCCAATTCTAGTTCTCTTTGTAGTCGAAGTTCTCTAATACTAACCCCATCCACAAGCTGTAGCTTTTCGGGTAACTCCCAAACCATTCGGTCATGCGCCCAAATACTTAGCTTAACTAACCATCTAATATTCATTCTGGTTGTAATATCATGGAACCAAAAAACTGTTTGATTCCATTTCCTATTAACATAATTCAAAACTTTATACATGATAATTTTCCTTAATTAAATGTTAGTAGACTCGGCAGGACTCGAACCTGCGACAAAGGGATTATGAGTCCCCTGCTCTAACCAACTGAGCTACGAGTCCTTAACTATCGAATGAGATAGGTGTATGTATATTGGTGTGTTTTTACCTACATATGCTCCTATAGTATTGTATTCAATCCATTCAACACTATCTTCATATGTCATTCCAGCCTCTTGCATACATGCTTCTATCATTGCGTCGTAATCATATACAACTCTTGGTAGATCATGACCACAAGCAACACCAATAATGGCTGAATCATAACCATCGGCAAATAGCAATTCGTCATATTGGTCTGTTAATTCTTCCCGTATGCTCATTAGACTTCTCGGCTTTCTCTCGCATTTGATTGCCCAACTCTATTATCCTGCGTTCGATTTCTTCTCTGGTGGGCATTTTGCTGTACTCACCGCAATCATAACAATATCTCATGCCGTTGTCAATGAATATACAGTTTGAACAGGTGCAATCGGTCATATTACAGTAGTCTCCCCAAATTCCCAATCCAAAGACTCATTCTCCATGAGTTCTTTCAAATAGTTATATACATCTTCGTTGGTTACTTCGCTATTCTCAAACTCTAATTCAATAATTACTCGCTTACTCATCTTCAATGCCCCTCTGGTAAAGTAGAATCATGTATTAGTTTACTAACTCTTTTAGCCCGTGTCTTACTAAAAGGTCTGACTGCCCAGTAAGCTAATTCGCTAATAGGGTGTGAAAACGTATTATGAACAAACCAACTTCTATATAACTTACTCATCTTCAATCTCCCTTAAATTTCTGGTCGGTTGCCTGATCTCTAGTGGTATCATAATCAACTTC